GGACGCCACGCGCAAGGGCGCGGAGGAGGGTACCAAAAAGGGCATCCTGGACGGGCTGATGAATATCCTCGGCTTCCAGCGTTCCGCGTTCAGTCCGAGCGGTGGGGGGCAGTTCGGCGACGCGCGTGTCATGCAGGCCTCCCTTGGCGGCGGTGGGGGCGCCGGTGGGGGCGTCGGCGGTAGCACCTCTAGGATGGGCGGGGGATCGCCCGGGGGCGCTGGTGGTGGCGCTGGTGGCGCTGGGGGAGGCAGGCGTCAGGGAGGCGGCGGAATCGGTGGGGCATCCGACGCCGGATTGGGTGGTGACCTGTCGAAGTCCGGCAGCGCTTTTCTCGCCTCCCAGCGCGCGCGGTTCAAGGAGGAGCTTGACAAGAACCCGCAGCTGAGAACCCGCCTCGCCGCGCTTGTCGACCTGGAAAACCCTGGCGCCGGCCCGGCGGTGGCGGAGTCTTTGATGAACCGCATGGCCTACACCGGCCGGTCACTTGAGTCGGGCATGGCTGGCGGGCCGCGTTCCTTTTACGGTCCAGCGCGTCGCGGCATGGTCGAGCCGCGCATGGCGGCGCTTGAACGGAATCCCAAGCGTCTTGAGAAGCTCAACAGCCTGATCGACCAGGCGCTCGGCGGCTCGAACGTGACTCTTGGCCACACCGACCAGGGTAGCGCGGGCGATCCGAACTATAATGCTGGTGGTGTCGGCGTTAATATAAACCGCGAGCGTTTCAACGATTGGGGTGGTGGTCCAGGCGGCATCCCCGGCGCGCGTCGCTGGCGTGAACGTCAGCAGGCGCAGGTGCAGGCGGCGGCCCAGGCATCTGCGAAGGGTCCCACCTTCTCTGAGATCGCGCGCGAGCAGTCCGCATCCAATCAGCTGCGACCGCGCACACCGATGGTCGACTCCATGGTGCGGACGGGCTTCTTCAATCAGAACTCGACCGTCAACACCAACTCGTCAAAATCGGAGACGCACATCGGATCGCTCAACGTGCACACTCAGGCGACCGACGCTTACGGTATCGCGCGCGAACTTCCGTCCGCGATCGACCGCGACTCCCAGATGAATCAAGCTAATTTTGGACCCAATTAGCATGCCGTTCCCAGTCGTCCCCATCGCACCGGGCGTCCCGCCCCTGATCCGCGAGCCGGGGGTCGCCGCCCCAGCGCCGCCTGACCTGATGGATCGGGACGAGACCGTCGGCTTCGGCGCCGGCCTGCGCCCGCAGTGGGGACTCTACCTCGGCGGTCGCGCTGTCATCACGGCCGACACAGTGACAGCCTTCGACTACAAGGGCGAGGAGGTGGTCGCCGACTTTCCGCTGGAGCGGGGATCATTTCAGTCCTACGACAAGGTCGACAGGCCGTACGAGGCGCGCGTCCAGTTCGTCGCGGGCGGCACCCAGGCGGCGCGCGAGGCGCTCCTGCTGTCGGTCGCCGCAGCCCTACCGACCCTCGACCTCTACAACGTCGTCACCCCCGAGGTCGTCTACGTCAACGCCAACATGGTACGTTACGACTATAGGCGCACCACGACCAACGGCGTCGGCATGATCGTCGTCGACGTGATGGTGCAAGAGGTGCGCGTGCAGGGCGCGACGACCGTGCGTGACTCGGCCTCCCCGTCAGGTGCCGACCCTCTGCAGGGCGGCAACGTGCAGCCGACAGCCCCGACGGGTAATCAGAACAGCGCGGCGACGGCTGCGGCATAAAAAGAGCGATTCATGCTGATCATCCCACTGCAGGCGGCTCCATCGCAGATACTCAACACCGTGCTTGCGGAGCAGGCTGTCACGCTGCGCGTGTACCAAAGGTTTTACGGGCTGTTCATCGACCTGCTGGTCGACGATGCCCTGATCGTTGGAGGGGTGATTTGTCAGAACCTCAACCGTATCGTGCGCTCTGTCTATCTAGCGTTTGATGGGGACTTCATCTTCATTGACAATCAGGGCGAAACGGATCCTGTCTACACGGGTCTGGGTATTCGTTATTCGTTGGCTTACCTGTCATCGCAGGATCTGGCCGATCTGGGATTTGACGCATGACCTTTGTACGTCGCCGCATCAAGCTGACGGTGTCCGGCACCAAGATCGCCGGGCTGACAGAGGAGGGCTTGCGTACGTCGGTCCGCGTCGCCATGGCCGGCGAGGTGCAGATGGGGACGGCGGACGTGCTTGTGTATGGGCTGACGCTCGACACCATGAACCAGCTCGCGACCTTCGGACAGCGCGTTACCGAATATCAGCGAAACACCTTGATCATCGAGGCGGGTGACGCTGTCAATGGAATGTCGGAGATCTTTCGGGGAACCATCACCCAGGCCTGGCCGGACTTTCAAGGGGCGCCGCTGGTCCCGTTCCACATCCTCGCGCAGGCCGGGCTCATTGACGCGATGAAACCGGTCGAGCCCATGTCGTTTGACGGAAGCACCGACGTCGCCACGATCCTGAAGAAGGTGCAGGGCCAGATGGACGAGGTGTCGGTGTTCGAGAACCACGGGGTGAACGTCAAGCTGGACTCGCCCTACCTGTGGGGCTCCCCGCGCAACATGGTCAAGCAGATCGCGGCGGCGGCCGGAATTTCATGGGTGATTGATCGCAACGTGCTTGCCGTCATGCCGCAGAACAAGGCGCGCGGAGGTGGAGGCTTGCTGGTCGCGCCGGAAACAGGCATGGTGTCATACCCGGGTTTCACAGCTGTCGGGGTGCTGGTCAAGCAGGAGTTTTCACGCGCGCTGTCCTACAGGCAGAAGTTCACGGTCAAGTCCGACATCGTTCCGGCCTGCGGCGATTGGATGATCAACAGGTTGGAGTACGATCTTGAATCCGAGGTTCCCAAGGGCCACTGGTTCGTGACGATCGAGGGCATCAGGGAAGGCCAGGGGCCCACCGTGTCCTCCTGAACTTTTTAGCAAAGGAATTTTTGCATGGCAGGGAAGGGCTACTTCGGGCAGAACAACGCCGCCTCGTCGACCTCGGGCTTCTCTGAGCGGGACTTCCACATCCAGCAGAGCCAAAAGCTGATGTCTACGGCGACGCTGGTTCAGGTCAAGAAGTACAAGCCGCGTGAGAAGGACAGCAAGGGGAAGGCCGGCGAGGTGCAGCCGATCGGCTACCTGGACGTGCTGCCGCTGGTGAACATGGTCGACGGTTCCGGAAAGCCGGTAAAGCACCAGGTCGTCCATAACATGCCATACTTCCGGTCGCAGTCCGGCAAGCAGGCGATCATCATGGATCCACAGGACGGCGACATCGGTCTGGTCGTGTTCGCCGACCGCGACATATCGGCTGTCAAAAAGAACCTCAAGCAGTCCAACCCGGGCAGCAAGCGTCGCAACGACTTCGCCGATGGTGTGTTCGTCGGAGTTGTGGCGTCAAAGGACAAGCCGACCTCCTACATCCAGTTCGACAACAACGGGACGATCACGATCTCCCCCGACGAGGGGAAGACCTTCTTCTCGATCAAGAAGAACGAGATCAGGATGCACGCGAACGGCATCGCTGTCTACGTGACGCCCAATCGGATCGACCTGGGCAAGAAGAACGCGCCGCACGCCGTCGTCACGGTGGACGGTCCGTCCGAGAAGGTGTTCGCTGTGATCAACGAGTCGGACAGCAACTGACATGGCATCGACACTCCTTCTCGATACCGAGACGTGGGACCTGGTCGTCGACGCGGCAGGGAACATTGCTGTCGCCTCCGAGCCATACGCGTTGGCACAGGACGCGGCTTCCTCGATCAAGCTGTTCGAGGCCGAGCTTTGGTACGACAAGTCGCAGGGCATCCCCTACTTCGGACAGGTGCTGGGCAAGTACCCGCCGAAGACGCTCATGAAGGCGCTGTTCACCCGCGCTGCCCTGACGGTACCGAACGTGTTGGCTGCGCGTTGCTTCATTCGGTCCATCGAGGGCCGCACCGTGACAGGACAGGTCCAGGTCAGGGACCAGGCCGGCTTCGTCACCGCCGCAGACTTCTGAGGATCAGCAGGCAATGGCGACCACGACCGTCACCACCAACGTCCCGGGCCCGACGTTCGGAACTCAGGGCTTCATCGAGCCCGCGGAGTCGGACATCCTGCGCGGCATTGTGCAGGACATACAGGCCGCCTTCGGTGGTGTGCTGAACTTCAGCACGACGGACGGAAGCTTGACTAACGCTACACCGCAGGGACAGCTCGCCGCGTCGATCGCCGCGATCGTCGGTAACGTCAACGACACGTTTCTGATGATGACGCAAATGCTGGACCCGGCCTTCTCGTTCGGCCGGTACCAGGACGGCCTCGCGCGCATCTACTTCATTGAGCGCAATCCATCGCTGCCGACAGTCGTCGAGGCACTCTGCACAGGTTTGGAGGGCGTCCTGATTCCAGTCGGCGCCACAGCTAAAGCTGTCGATGGCAACCTGTACACATGCACTGGATCAGGCACGATCCCCGCCTCGGGCAGCATTACCCTTCCCTTCGCATGCACAATTCCTGGTCCGATCCCCTGCCCGCCCGGCGCGCTCGACACCATTTTCTCGACGATCCTCGGCTGGGACCGCATTGAGAACCTGACTGAGGGCATCCTTGGCCAGGACCTTGAGACGCGCGCTCAGTTCGAGCGCAGGAGATCGTTGTCGGTGGCGCATAACGCGCTGGGCTTCCTGCCGGCGATCTTGGGAGCTGTGCTGTCGCTGGAGGGGGTGCTCGACGCCTACGTCGTGGAGAACGTGGAGAATGTCCCACGCACGATCGGCGGTGTGATACTTGCTCCAAACTCGCTCTATGTCGCTGTCGTCGGTGGTGATCCGGACGAGATCTGTCGGGCGATCTGGGAGATAAAGGCTCCCGGCTGCGCGTACAACGGCAACACGACCCGCACCGTGTACGACACCAGCGAGGGCTACAACCCGCCGTTCCCGGCCTATCAGGTGTCCTACCAGGTTCCCGATCCGCTGCCTGTGATATTTGCGGTCACCATCAAGCCGAACCCGCTGGTGCCGGCGAACGCGCTGTCCTTGACCCAGCAGGCGATCGTCAGGGCGATGGCCGGGGCCGACGGGGGGTCGCGCGCGACGATCGGCGCGACCTTGTTCGCGTCGCGCTACTACGAGCCTGTAGCCGAGGCTTTGGGCCCCACAGTCGCGATCGTCAACATCAAGATCGGCACCCAGAACACAGCCTCCGCTAAGTTCAACGGGATGATCTCGTCGGGTTCACTCGGCGGCACGCTGACCGTCACCTCGGTTACCTCAGGCACGCTGTCTGCAGGTCAGACGGTGCAGGGGTCAGGCGTCGCTGCAGGCACGATGATACTCGGCCTGCTGTCCGGGACGCTTGGCGGCACTGGTACCTACCGGGTGTCCCTGTCGCAGACGACGGTCGCGCAAGTGATGTACGGGGTACGCGCGCTGGTGGACGAGTCACCGGTTCTGATCGATCAGGCGCCCACCGTCGCGCTCGCTGACATAACATTGATACTGGAAACATAGGATGACTGGACCCGATCTTCCGCGCGGACCGATTCCCAACGCGATCGGCGAGTTCGTCATTGGCGAGTCGCCGATAGGCACCCAGCCTCCATTTGATATCTGGGACACGATTCTATCGCAGTACGCTAACTCGCCGATCATTGTTCAGCTGATCCAGAACTTCTTCTCGTACGTCGACCAGACCGCGAACCTGGACGACTTCTTTGACAAGGTCTGGAACCTGGACACAGCCGAGGGCTACGGCCTTGACGTGTGGGGTCGGATCGTCGGCGTCAACCGCGTCCTGCAGATCACTGTAGGCAAGTGGTTCGGCTTCGCGGAGATGGGCACCCTCGATGCTGATCCCTTCGGCCAGTCAGCGCTGTGGTCGGGCACCCCACTCACCGAGAACTTCTTCTTGTCGGATCAGTCATACCGCACATTGATCCTGACGAAGGCTGCGGCGAACATTACCTCGGGCAGCATCCCGGCGATCAACAGGATGCTGATGACCCTATTTCCCAACAGAGGGAACGCATACGTCACCGAGGGAAACCCGCCGGTTCTGTTCTTCGGTTTCGCCGAGCAGCTCAACACCGTGACCGGCTTTAACCAGGCCGCGTTCTACAACGGGGCGCAGCAGCCCCGCATGACCATGACCTACACATTCAACTTCGCCCTTACCCCGCCTGAGCAGGCGATCGTCACCAATTCCGGAGTGCTGCCGAAACCGACAGGGGTCAAGGCAAGCGTCGTACAACTGTACTGAGGAGCCCTTCCCCATGAAAGCAGCTGCTATTCCTGCCAAGTTCAATATCCCGTTTGCTTCGGCGGCAGGTGCTTCCTACATCCGTCCAATACCGCAGGCGAGCCAGATCGGCATCACCGACGGCGCAGCCTCGCTGACCGATGGCTTTCCGCCGCTGAACTTCCTGCCTGTGGGCTCAGGCGGTATCCCGCCATTTGGGCAGGACTTCAACGGCCTGTTGAAGCAGGTCACCCAGTGGAACCAGTGGGCAGCGGCCGAGGGGCCGGTTTTTTACGACGCGACGTTCGCGGCAGCGGTCGGCGGATATCCGAAAGGAGCCGTGGTGCTGTCACCGGTCGACTACGTGACCTTCTGGCTGTGCACGGTCGACGACAACAGCTCGAACCCCGACACCGGCGGCGCCAACTGGGTGAAGCTTGACTATCAGATCCCGTTCGGCACGGCTGCCGGCACCGCCAACGCGATTACCACGACGCTGTCCCCCGCACCTTACCCGGTGGATTGGCTGCACATCCGGTTGTTCCTTGTTCGTATCACGGCTCTTCAGACAGGTGCGTGCACGATCGCGCCTAATGGTCTTGCCGCAAGAACTATTGTGATGGCAGATGGGGTAACGACCCCTCCTGGTAAGACTCTCAGCCCGGGCGCCGTCGCCTTCTTCTACAACGACGGCACCAACGTCAGGCTGCTCGGCGCCTTCGGTGGCGCGACCGGTGTTCTGGGTGCTCGTGGCGCGTACTCGCAGAGCGTCGCGGGGAGCTACAACTTCACGGTTCCGGATGGCGTTTACGCGCTCTACATCGAGCTGGTGGGTGGCGGCGGTGGTGGCGGTGGCTGCGGGGCCGCGATCGGGGGCACCGGTGGTGGCGGTGCCGGCTTCACTGCGGGTGTGAATTTGGTCACGCCTGGCCAGGTGCTGGCCATCGTTGTCGGAGCCAAGGGCACCGGGGGTGCCCCTACAGTCGACGGGACTGACGGGACCGCGTCAACAATAGTTTCGCTGGGACTCACTGCCCAACCCGGAGGCAAAGGTTCGGCCGGTGGCGTCGCCGGTGGCGCATCTGGTGGGGGCACGGGTGGCCAAAAGAACCTTACCGGAGGTGGTGGTGGGTCCGGGTTCAACATCGGTGGCTACCTTCTGGGTGGCACCGGCGGCGGCATACTCAGCACTGCCGGCCTGCCTAATGGAGGCGTCGCCTCCAGCGCAGGCGGCGGTGGTGCTGGTGGCGGACAAGGTCCCACGCCCGGCGGTAACGGCCACGACGGCTACGTGCTGATTACGTACTGAAGACGTTTCCCATTCTTTGGAAGAAGGAGCCTGAGATGCTTCGCGCTGTAATTCTCGTAGCCGCTATGCTGGCGGGATTGATCTCGCATGCGTGTGCGCAGTCCTCGCCGAACCTGTCTAAAGGTCAGGTGCCCACCGCCGGCCAGTGGAACTCCTACTTCTCCGCGAAGCAGGACGTCCTCAACTTCCCGCCGTTGAACAAGAACGGCGACGCGATGTTGGGGCGGTTGGCGATCGCCCCGCCGACCACGGGCGCGTTCCTGTCCCGCTTCAACGTCGGACCGGGCATCGTACCTAGTGCGCCCGCAGACGGGGATATCTGGACGACCCCTGACGGCCTGTATGTGCAGATCGCGGGTGCGACTGTCGGTCCGCTGATGTCCACAGCAGCCCTTGCTGGCGCCGCACCGATCACAGTAACCGGAACGACTGTCGGTATCAGCACCAACTCCAACGCATTCTCCACGGTGAGCAGCCAGTTGGCGCTTGCCACGGGTGGTGTTGCCTACGGCAGTCCGACAGGTGGTCAGCTCGGCGCTGGTATCTTTAACGCGAAGGGATACTACGTCGACAATGTGAAGGTGCCGACGATCTCGTCGACCGACACCCTCACCAACAAGACCTGGAACGGCGTCGCTGTCGACGTCGCGCACGGGGGCACAGGGGCTGTAACGGCCCCGGCTGCCCTGGAAAATCTGGGGGCAGCGCCTGTCAGCTGGCCGGCGAACTACTTGGCGAACGGCGACTTCTCTGTCTGGACCCTGTGCCCTTTGATGAACTGCACCGTGCAGATCGTAGACGGCACGCTGGGCACCACCACCGGCTTCCCGACAACGCCCGTTGGCATCATCAACCTCTGGCCGAACTCGTGGAATCTTGGTGCTGGTTACGGTGGTACCGTGACCTTCTCACTGCAGAACTTCACCGACAACCAGACGACCGTTCCCGGGTATCCGCAGCGTTTCGCGCGAGGAACCTGGACCGTCGCTCCGACGTTGGGAAGCTACACCGAGAACCCCCCGTCCGGCACGTGCTCGTCCCCGGGTGGCGCTACGCTGACCGGCTGTCGAAACACCTACCTAGACAGCGGGGTCGTCCGTGAGTACACCTCGTTCGGTGCTGGCAACACCTACACGGTCAGCGGCTGGTTCCGCGCGTCCACGACCAGCGTCTTCGTCGCGCCGATCCTTTACTACTCGCTGGGCTACAACGATTGGGTGCTGGGCCAGGACGCCCAGCTTGTCGGCGGGTACGCCAACCACACCGCGACCAATGGGCAGTACTACGTCTATCAGGCGACCTCGTCGGGCCTCACCGGGCGCACCGTCACCGGTGTGGCGAACAACGGTTCGGGTCTGTGCCGCATCACCGTTGACTCCACCGCGAACTACACGACAGGTCGCACAGCTGTTGTCGCCTCGCTTGGGGGGACGACGACATGCAACGGCACCTACACGATCACCGTCATCGACGGAACGCACATCGACCTGCAGTCGTCCTCGTTCTCGGGCACGTTCACATCAGGTGGGGCAATCGGTATGCCTCCGACGACGGCGACGATCGGCGCGACTCAGAATGACGGCAACGTCACCTGGCAGAACAAGGGCTACGCCAAAGGGCGTTCCTACGATCTCTACGAGGGCTCATACACACCGGGTGCTGTGACGTCGTCGGGTTATAATCAGGGGCAGGTAGCGAACGGCTCGACCGGCTGCACCATCACGACGTCCTGGACCTTCTGTAAGGTCACGATCGTTCTTCCCCCGCCCGAGTACAACAACTTGGGGGACTACGCGTGGTCGGTTGAGGACCCAACTCGCCAGCTGCTGCCGTGGAACCTGACAAATCTCTACTTCGGCGGATCTAACAACGCGGTGCTCCAGTTTGGGGTCGACATCGTCGGACCCCTTGGTGCGCAGAGCATCGACTACGCACAGATCCAGGTTGAGCCCGGCACGCAGGCGACCGTGTTCCACAAGGTTCCGCACAGGTTGCAGCGGCTGTGGTCCATGAATCTGGAGGACCTGCTGGGCTACATGCCGCTCAGCCCGTCGCAGAAGACCGGCTTTCTCACCCAGACCAGATACAACGACGTCGGCAACTCCGCGACGTTCGCACGCCGCGTTATAGCGACGGCTATCAGTGGAACGTCCATCGCCAACCAGGACGGCGTGTCCGGCGACCCGACCCTTCAAGGAACCGTGGGAATCCCCGGTGGAGGGACGGGTTACACCGTTGCCCCCGCCACCGCGAAGGGTGGGCCGGCGAGCCCCACCGGCAGCGCCAGCGCCACCCTCGTGATGGCCGGTATCGGTAGCTCGGCGACGATCACCCCGACCACCACCGGTTTCCTGGACATCACGTTCCAAGGTTACTTCACATCCGACACGGTGGGTAGTGGATGTCAGTTCAACATTCGCACCGGTACCGGCACGGCCCCCGCGAACGGGGCCGCAGCGACGGGCACCACACAGAGTTCAGCAAATTCCCTCGGGACTGTGACGGTCGCCAATACACATCAGGTACCCTTCACCATCCGGGCCATAGGAAGCGCGACGGCTGGCGTCGCCAATTGGATGGATCTGGCGTTTAGGATCGTAAACGCCGGCACGTGCACTCTCGCTTCTGTGTCCTGGACAGCCGTGGAACTGCGATGAAACGCCTTATCTTTGTTCTCGCTGCATGGCTGGCGCAGGTATCATTCCTGTCAGCGCAGTCCTCCCCAAACTTCAGCCGCGGCTTTGTGCCGTCACCAGCGCAGTGGATCTCCTACTTCGCCGGCAAGCAGGACGTCCTCGGCTACAGCCCTGTCAACAAGGCAGGAGATACGATACTGGGTCGTTTGGTCGTCTCGTCCGGATCGATTTCTGGTCGCGCAGCCCTCAACGTTGCTCCCGGTACCGTTCCCAGCGCCCCCGTAGACGGGGATATCTGGGTGACGATCAATGGTCTGTTTGTGCAGATCGGCGGTCAGACGATCGGTCCGCTGCTGGCGGCTCCTATCACGATCGGCGATCTGTTCCTCAGCCCTATAACCATCGTCGACGCGACCGGCTGGTACGGATTGAACGTCGCGACACCCGACACGCCGCTGACCATCGCATATGACAGCGGCACCACCCCGATAGAGACCGAGCCCGGCGCGCTCGCGCACTTCATCGGCACGACCGGCTTCGCCGGAACGCTCTGGGTGGACTCGTTCGGAAACGTTCCAACCGCGCTTGACTGCCGCGGTGCTGGTGGAACCAGAGAGGTACCGGCAGCATCAGGAGCAGGTGCTGTCCTCTGTCAGATCAACGCGCAGGGCCACGACGGTACGGACTTCGCCAAGTCCGGCCGTCTGCGCTTCACCACGGCTGAGGCGTGGGCCCCCACCGCGCACGGGACGTACTTCGAGATCTTCACGACCCAGATCGGGACGACCAACAACACCGCGAAGGTGAAGGTCGCCGATGACGGTGGGGTCATGGGCCCGCCGACCGTGACCGGAGGAAGCAAGGGCTCAGGCACCTCCAACATGGAGGGAGGCTTCTACGAGGCTGGCACGAAGATCACGCAGTCAAAAAGCACGATCATCACCACGACCAACACGTTCAGCCCGCAGACATGGTCGAAGACCATCCAGGTCGAGGCCTGCGGATCAGGAGGCGGCGGGGGCGGCGGTGCGCGTGTTGCGGCAAGTGGATCAGGCGGGGGCGGCGGTGGTGCAGGATCGTGCGCGCGGGCATCCTTCTCGGTAGCGGACGTCTCCTTTCCGATCACGTGCACCGTTGGTGCGGCTGGTACCGCAGGCACGGCCGCGTCGTCCGACTCCAACCCTGGGGGCAACGGCGGTGCGGGCGGAAATACGACGTTCGGTGCGCTGCTGACAGGCTTTGGTGGCGGCCTGGGTGCCGGAGGACAGAGCGCTGCTGCATCTGGCGGCGGAGGCGGTGCTGCGCTCGGCGCCGTCGGTGGAAATGCTAGCGGGTCGACCGCTGGTTCTGCGGGTACCGGTGTCTCCAATGGCGGTGCTGGTGGCAGCGGTGCTGCAGGTGCCGCGTCAAACTTCGGCGGTAGTGGCGGCGGGGGCGGCGCAGCGACCGGAGGTGCTTTCGCTGGCGGATCGACCTCACCCTCGGGGGGCGCGACCGGCGGCGGTTCAGGCGGAGGCATCACCGCGGGTCCGACGTTCAACGCGGGTGGTGCGGGTGGTCCGACCATCCAGAACGTGTCAGGACTTGCTGGCGGCGCGACTGATGGGGCATCCGGCACGAGCGCTGCGCAGAGCATCTACTTCAACTCGTCTAATGGTCTTGGAGGAGGTGGAGGCGCGTCGTCTGCAGCTTCCACTGCGGGTGCCGGAGCTGCCGGGCAGATTCCTGGTGGCGGAGGAGGTGGCGGAGGAACCTCCATCAACACTCACACGGCTGGCAACGGCGGCCTGGGCGGAAAGGGATGGTGCCGGGTCGTAGAGTTCTGAAATACGTTTGCTAAGCACGATTTGGCCTGATAAAAGGCGGGATTGAGTTAAACAGAGTGCCTCGAAATGATCATCGCGAAAGAAGCTGTCGACTTCATCGTGGCTAAAGAGGTCTCATCCCGCCAACATTACGAGGCGGTGCTTCACCGCCCTGAGTGGCCTGAGGGCGAGTCCGGAGTGACGATTGGCATTGGCTACGACTTGGGCTACGCTACGCGTAGCGACGTTGATCACGATTGGGGGCCGTATCTTCCTGCTGAGATGATACCCCAGCTTAAACGTTGCTGCGGAGTAACAGGGATCGCCGCTCGCGATCTATGCCGGAAGGTTCGTGGTAGCATCTCTGTTCCGTGGACAGCTGCCATGATTGTGTTTATGGAGCGCGATATCCCCAAGTGGGACTCCGCGGTCCGAAAAGCCCTTCCAAATTACGACGAGCTTGGTTTGCTGTGTCGTGGTGTGCTCGTCAGTCTCGCATACAATCGCGGCGCATCGTTCAGCAAGAAAGGCGATCGCTACGAGGAAATGCGCGCGATCAAAGCGCGCATGACAGCTCGTGACTTTCTCGCCATACCGGCTGAGATAGAATCGATGAAACGTCTTTGGACGTCGCCGTCGAATCGAGGCGTTGCCCTGCGGCGTGGTGGGGAGGCTGAGCTGTTTCGGAAAGGTTTGCAGCAGATGGCTGCTGCATCGAATGAGGAGAGTAGCGGAAAGTCATGAACACCGATCAGACAAAGGGCATCGCCGAGCGCCTGGTCTACGCCGCCGTGATGGCGGTGTTGGTGAAGCTCGTCGGAAAGGGCTACATCGACCAGGACATGGCCGCGTACATCGCCGCAGGCGCGACCACCGCGGTCGGCGGCGCGTGGGCATGGTGGATCAACCGTCCGAAGGCGCTTGCACAAGCCGCAGCAGCTCAGAAGGGCTTCACCGTTGTGACCGACGCGCAGACCGCGCACGACACCCCTGAGACCAACATCGTATCTAGCGCAACCATGAAGGTGGTCCCGAAATGAAGCGTTTCCTCGTCGCAGTTCTCGTCGCCGTCAGCATCACCGGCTGCGCGCAGCTCCGCATCCTCACCGGCTCGGTCGACAACCCGGTCGATCGCACCACGTTGGCGCAGGTCGAGCAGACCTTGGATCTCGCCACCAAGAGCCTGCTCGTCTATCGGCGCTCATGTCTCAGTGGAGCGGCGGACGTGCATTGCCGCGCCAACATTCGCGCGATCCAGGTCTATACTCGACAGGTGCCGCCGCTGGTCGCGCAGCTGCGGGGATTCGTCAAGGACAATGACCAGGTCAACGCGCTGGTCGTTTACAATCAGCTCACGCAGCTGATGACCAACGCCAAGCGCATCGCCATTGCGAGCGGCATCACGCAATAGCGCGCCGCTCGACATCCAAACAAGGAAGGAGACGGAATATGGACTACGTGAAAATCATGGAGCTGCTGGGCAAGGGTCTCGGCGTCCTTGAGCAGGTCATCAACGCGACTCCCGAGGTCGTCAAAATCATCGACCGCATGAAGCGCCTGTCCGAAGGCGGCCAGAAGGGAACGATCACTGACGCTGAGCTGGCGGAGGTCGAGGCCGAGTTCGACCACGACCTCGCCGAGTTCAACAAGGACCTCCCCGACGACGCGTGAGGGGGTGGGACTAGGAAGCTTATTTTTCTTCTGAGCACGAAAAAGGGATGGGTGCCATGGAGATGAACGGCAAGCGCGAGGACAGGATCATCCTCGCGGCAAATGGAAGCCACGCAGCCGGACACGCCAGTCACCAGCAGGACATTTCGTCCATGGCACCATCATCTAAGCAATCACAAGGGAACAAAACGTCTTTCGCACTGGTCGGAGGCATTCTCCTGCTTTTGGGAGCTGCCGGAGGGATCGGAGCGTGGACGTTTTGGCATGAGCGTCCGGTCCCCATGGCCGCGACCGCGGAACCGCGCAAGATTCTCAGCTATGGGGAGCCTGGGAAGGTCCACTTCAGAACGTCCGAGGTTCAGGCGGGCGAGAAGACCGGGATTTGCTTCGATAGCGTCGTCTGGCATGAGATCTGTCGATCGGAAATGGTCTTCAACGTGACGTGCTACAAGAAGATCCCGGGGTCGGCAGCCAATCTCGCGGAGCTGGCGCGCACGGATTATCCGGTCTATCAGATTTCCGTTCCGCAGCAGACCGGGCCCGTCACTCCCAAGTGCCGCCCGTTCACCATCCCTGAGGACTGTCTACCCGGCCCACTGACACACTCGGGATTCGTCCGCCATGAGTGCGGACCGGACAACAAGCGCGAGACGTTGTACACGCCCGTGCCCACGTTCTCGACTGAGATCAAGCCATAAATGGCCGGTCTGGATAAGGCGATAGAGGGCCTGATTTCCGCGTTGCTTGGAGCAGGCCCGGTTGGTCTGCTCGCGATCGCCGGATGGATCCTGGCTATTTTGTCGGTTCGTCTGGCAATCAAGTCGTATGACGAGCGTTTCGAGGATAATAAGGTAGCGCAAACGGCTATCAACGCCGCGAATGAGATAAGCCGGAAACTGGCCGATCGTGTACAAACGCTGGAGCAGCTTACCGCTGCGATGGCGGAAGCGCAGCGGGTGTCCAACGAACTCCGGCAGCGCGAGAACGATATCCGTCAGAGGGAGCTGCTCGTCATGGAGATGTCGCGCAATCGCCGCAACAGGGACACAGCTGGTGGGTAAGCTGAGAAGGGTCCTGCAGTTTTTCAATCTGCTGCTTGGCATCGAAGATCATGATGCTAAGCGAGCTGCTGACCGGACGTCGTCCGCAATGCGCGACGAGGTCCAACGCATGCATGAAACCGCTAGCCAGATTCCGGACAAGGCCAACCCCGATTCTTCTTCGGACGAGGTGGACATGTTTGCGGTGCTGCCGCACGACATGCGCAATGAGGAGCAGCGGAGAATGGTGGAGCGTGGCGAATGAATGCGGAGCTTCTTGAGGCAATCAATGCGTTGGTCGCGGCGTCCTTCATTGCAGCCGGCTTCATCGTGCTGCGCTATGTCTACGGGGAGATCCGTGCGAATGGATACAAGCGCCTGCGCGTGCAGGCTGCCGTGTCGCTGGGAGCGATCTTTTGCGGAGAGGCGGTGAAGGCTGCGGTTATCTGGTGGGTCCGCTCGTCCACCAATGACGGCCTGCCTCCGGATTTCATTGTGCTCCACCAGGATCAGATCATTTTCGTCGGAGCCGTGATTCTGGCGGTGGGCGTGCTGTGCTATATCCGGATCTGGGCGCCGCGGAAATGGGGCGAGTGGCCGTGGCTTGGAACAGCGGTCGTATCCGGAACGTTCGCCCTGATGGGTCTCATCCCGGCGCTGGTCGTGTGGCTGTTCCTGGGGATCGTGTTCTGGTTCTCGCGCTGGAAACGCCCTACTCTGTGATGCTGCTCACAGGTGGTCCCCACCTGCAGTCTTTCACAGCGGCGTGAATATGACAGACGAGATGCGACTCGCGCCCTTGGTTCGCCGGCCGGCAGCAGCGCCGCCACTGCTTCTGCCAAGTTTGATATGAGCTTGGAGGCTGTGGCGGACACCATGCTTCGCAGCGCTCGCCATCTGGCGGTACACTCAGGTGCGGGCGATCACGATACGCCATCACTCCCCTCCGCAGGCAAAGACAATCGGAATGACAACAAGAAAAGGTCGGCGGGGGAGGACAGAGCCTCCCCCGCCGACCGTCGCCCGGCCTCAGCTTCCCCGACTAGCCCGGGTGCTCTGCTCACCGGCGCGATCCGCTATTTTATTGCCGACCCGCGGTCAGGCGATCGATGATCGCGATTAGCTCAGTCGTCGGAGCAATGTGATTTCGGAAATTGTCGACCGTTTTCTTTTCATCCTCGGTCAGCTGCGCAATTGCCCTTCCCGCCAGCGCAGCTTCAATCCCATCCAGTGCCTTGTCGACCTGCTCGGCGACGCCGTTGCGCAGCGCATCGATCGCTTCCGCCGCTTTGTGGATCCGCCGCTCACGTCGGACCAGCGCGACATCGCGCTTTGCTCTGTCGCGCACCGACGGGTGATCCTTGTGCAGCGTGACGCGATCAAAAGGCTCGCGATTGCACCTTCGCGCGGTATATGCACCGTTGCTTGTTCCGGTTGATCGCCATTGCAGGCTACTTCCGACCAGCGTGAAGTTCCCGTTCTTGTGAACCTTCGCGACCGTCCCTTTCGTCCAGGTCCGACGTCCCGTGGCTCGATCGCTCGATGAGCACGGTGACTCCCGGCTTGAACGGGTGGGTCGGTCATGGAACTTCCTCCAGGTGCGCCCGAGGAATGGTGAAGGAATAGCCCTGTCCTTCCGGATCAGTCGTAACGGATACGTGCTCGACTCCCAGGGAACGAGTGTCGTCGCTGGCAAGGCCATAGTCGTGACGAATAAGCTCGTACACGACAGATCCAGCCTTGCATTCAGGCACAAGTGCGGAGTCACGGACGATGCGATACTTTTGGGGTTTTCTCATTTACTCGTCCTCGTCGGGTTCCAGCTGGCGCGTCTGCGCCTCGGTCAGCTCCACTTGGGCGTGGACCAGATCCGTCTGCGCTTCGATCAATGCTGTTTTGGCCAGTACCAGCTCAGACAGACGCCACGTGATTGCCAGAATGCTCCACAGGGCGTATGCGCAAATCAGGATGATGACGGAAACTACTATCTGCTCCATCCAGCTTAGTTCGTGGATCGCGGCGCGGATAGCCTCGATGTCGACGCCGGTCATCACGGCGCTCCCGTCATGGAACGGGCGACCGTGGCCGCCGTCTCCAACCCAAGCCGCCTCGACGTGGAATTATGTGAGCTTGGGATGTCATCCCGCATTGTCAGCAGCCGCTCGCTGATCTGGTGGCCCGTCTCGCTGACGATCAATGCCAGCGCAGCCGCGACGGCCGGACTCGGCAATGCGTCGGAGCGGTTGAGCTTCATCTCAGTTGCCAACAGCTGCTCGAATGTGTCGAGGATCCGCCTGTATTCGCTTGTTACCTGCGTCATGTCCGCCGCTCCTGCGATGCCTCTCGTGGACTTCGCGCTGCCATGAAGATTGCAGCGATCTCCGGATCCTGGTCCCCGGCATAGCCGGAACGAACGCGGTTGTCGATCTCGCGCAGCATGCGCGACACGTAGACCAACACATCCAAATCCTTGTCGGTCACGGCTGCGCATCCTCCAGCGTCTTCAGCAGAGCGGCCTTGAGGCCGTCGCTGACTGCGAATGACTTGCTGTATGTTTCTCCGCGCCGCACCGCGCCGCTGCGTCCGATATAGTATCGGAAATGCCTTTGCCCAGGACGGTCAAGCGGATGTGTGATCACGAATGTGCGTGCCTTCTTCGTCGGAGACGGAAGCACTTCGGTGGCGCCGCGCTTAAGCAGAGCGGCGACAAATCGATCTTGGAGCGTCATGACTTGTCCTCCGATAGGGTGACGGCCTCCAGTGCCAGCACGAGCGACCGCTGCGCGCGGGCCCTTGCGGGAGGCAGCATGCACTCCTCGCGCATCAGCGCGATCGCGGCGGCAAAGGCGGGTGACGGATCCATCGGCCCACGCTCCTTCACGCGCTCCTGTTCCAGGAGTTCCGCAAATTTGCGGACCGCGGGATCGTTCAAGGTGCTGGTGTACATGACTTGCCCCTTCTTTAGCGTTAATGTGGCGGGTCTAGGTCCTCATTTATTCCCCGGCTGGGAGGACTCCACGAGTGCCGGGCCAGATGTCACCATGTCAACCCGCCTGGGTGACCAACGACTGAACTCATGATCAACGTATAGCAGAGCTTCTGGGGCGTTGCAAGAGCTAACCTGCAAAATCGGGTGGCCAGTCTTCGTACCATCCGGATTGCTGCGGACGCTCGCGCTTTGGCGGAGTCCCGCGATTCGACATGCGGACCCAGCCGCCAAGCACGCGCCGAAAGTCCAGCTCGCCGTCGAAGACCTCCTGCTCAACGATATCGTGCATCCGTTCGCCCGGGCAGTCGGTGGGGATCGATCCCTCCGCTCCCCCGCACACGACGCACATCGAGAGGCCGTTGCATGACCAGCACGCCGACCCTCCATCGTCGTGTTCCTTGTCGCAGACGTACCATCGGTGTCCCGGTACTGGGAATGGGATGATCTGCGCCATGTCCTTGCCCTCCTGGATGCCTCGTGGTCGCTCTAGGAGCGTCACCGGTGCGTTTTTGGGGTGGTCCCTATACGACCCTAGCGGGCCGCCTCTAAATACGCTGATTCACGTAGTACCTGAATACTGCAATCTTGGGAACTGTTCGTTCGGAACCAGCCGGGAGTCAGGTCCGGCCAGCCGATTCTGGGTCGAGCATGTCATCCACCGGGCCCGCCCACGGGATCGGAACGACCTTGACCGGCGCGGAATGACCGCTCCGCGCCTTCAGCCGTGCCGTCGCGAGCATTGCGATCTGCACGATGATCTTAAGCTCGCGGTCGTTCCAACGTCGCAGAAACAGCGGGAAAAACTTCGGATACCAACGGGCATCCGTGCTCAGTCCGTCGTGCATCCGCCATTCGTGGTCGACGCAGACCGCCACGGTGTAGAAGTCCATCATTTCCACCTCCTGCTGATGTCGCGGAACAGGTCGCGCAGGAATGCCTCGCACTCATCGGTCACGCCGATACGCGTGCTCTCGCGCGGGCCGGCGATGTTCAGCACGAGCGGCCGGCCGCAGCGCTCTGCTTGTTCGTATAGCCATTCGATCAGCAAGCGTACATCTGGCTGCATGCTGGACACGCGCATGAACAAATATTCGCAACGAAATCGTCGCACGTGCTTACGTTCGCGAATGCACATGTCATACGTCAGGGAGCTTCCGCGCCCCATTCGTGCCGGCGCAATGAGCAATGTAGCGTCGGAGTCCCTGACATTGCAGAGCGTGCGCGCCGGATATTCAGAACTGCCGCACTCGACTAGCCCAAAGCCGAGAAGTACTGAACGGCGCGGACCTTCCTCGGTCATGAATCCGAGCGGCGCGGTGCCGCCGGTGGGAATGCCGCAGCGTTTCGCAGCGACCAGCGCCGCTTGATCGACACCAGTCTGGCCCCCACTTATCACCTTGTCGATCAGCTTCATTGTCTCAAGACCTTCTGTGCATCAGCGATGCTATTCCGGTGACGACGACAGCCAGCGCCGCTATTTTGACGATTTGCTCTGGTGTCATCGTGCTGTTTTGTAGGATGACGGCGCCCCCGGTCAGCAGTATTGTCGACCATCCGACCTGCAGAGCGATCAGAGCGGGCGGGATCATGGACGTCTCTCCGGTGGGTCGTATTTGTGGTCGCAGATCTGGCACTCGTACTTGCCGGTGTTCAGATGGAAGATCTTGGTGCAGCGATCTCCGCAGCGAGGACACACTCGCCACGATCGCCAGCGCTTCGGCGGACGCGCGCTGACAAGCTCGCAGTAGTCACACGCACCAGAGATCTGGCCGCAAGCGTCGGTCGCGCCTACGCACCGGGTCTGAGGTCGCGGCCTATGCGCCCTGGTCACGTGATCCACTCCACTGGGATGTCGCCGTTCTTGTTGAGGACTTCCGCGATCTGATCAGGCGCGGAGTTCTGGTAGGCCACCGATCCATCCACAAGGCTGGCGAGTCCGTAGAGGCCGCCACCCATATACATAATCAACCAGCGCTCCTCGCGGCCCGACTTGCCGACGATCCGGCCGCCACGAATGTCTCCCGTTTCCCACTCGATCTTCATGGATGTGCCTCCAAGGGCCTCGTGCTCGTCGGACGCGATGGACACACCTGGAGCCACCAGTCGTCACGCTCGAAGTCGTCGAGCAACATAACCGGTGTGTACGGTGTCTCTCCACTAAGGCTCCAGTACGTGATGGCGCTATACGAGCCGTCAATCGCAACATCGATGTCCTGCGATGGGTACGGCGCCTTGTGGAAAAAGCCGCATAGGGCGGGATGCGAGAACTTGTAGCGCTTCCCGTCCCGGAGCTTTTCGAGCACTTCTGCGAACTTCATCTGCTTCCTCCGCTGCTGGAATAGCTTCCAAAGATATCCACGACGCGGCCGTCGTGGAATGCAATGATTTTCGTGCCTCGCGCGGGAGAACCACGTCCCGCAGCCGACCAGTACGACCACACGATGCGGTCCTGCTCGCCGACTTTGAGTGTCTGCTGCTGTGTGGGCTCGCCACAGCGCTCGCGCACTTCGTCGAAGCTGTGTCCGGCGCGGACATTGCAGAGCCGTGCCGGGGCGACATGCTGCGAATACCACACCGGCATCGTGACCACAGCTGTCAGCGGCACGAAGATGAAGGCGACGACCGCCAGACGGATAATACGTGCCTTGGTCTGCGTCATTTCTGCCCCTCTCCCCGTTTCAGGCGAACGCGCAGCTCGCCTCGATGCCTGACCAGTACATATAGCTTCCCCGCCCATTGGATCTCGTCTCCTACGGCGGTCGACTTCAAAGCTATGACCCAGTCCATCTCGTCAATCGTCCATATACGGATCCTCGCTCCGCGATTTGTCAGCTTCTGACGTTCGCTCATGGATGATCTCGAATTTTGGAACGATCTTGACGCCGACCGCTCCGGAAATCCCGGAGCATGCCGGACACCTTGTATCATATCGTCCGCGGAAATCAAAGCTTAGAATAATCGACCACGGCTGGGCGCAGCGCCAACAGCGCATGGCAACTTTCCGCACCAGATTACTCGATGTAGGTGCCGCGCTCATCCTTGACCAGCCGAATCGTCGACGAGAATCGGGCGGACTGGTCGACGCGGTGATCGATGAAGTAGATCCGCTGGTCGCGGTCCGCCGCGCGATCGGCCAGCAGGTCAATCACGTCCTGGATGCCTTCCCCCGCCATCCAGGTTGATGGCTCGTCGAAGATGCGCAGGTCGCACTCGACGCCATAGCGCGCCAGCAGCACGTCGGACAATGCCAGTGCGCCGGCAATGCGCAGTCGCTGCCCCTCCCCACCAGACCATGCTTCCCACTTCACCGGCGCGTCATTGCGCGGTGAGCGGATCCACACGTTAAATCCGTGGCTGACATTCCCAGCCTGGGTTTCACGCGCGATCGTGTATTCGACGCGCCAGCGCGCCAGTCCGATCTCAGCCAGCACGGCGTTCGTCGCCATCTGCAGCTCAGCCAGCACTTCTTCGATGATCTGCAGGCGGATGACGCGGAAGCCCTCGATCCAAAACTCGCGGCGGATAGCTTGCCGTTCCAGTTTGGACTTTTCCGCCGTCTTGGTGACCAGAACAGCCTTTGTGTCCTTCAGCCGCTTGCGCAGGATCTGTGTATGCTGGGTGAACGGATTGTGTTGTTGTGTGGTCTCGGCGAGGCCCCGTTCCATTTCCCGAATGCGCGCATCCACGACGGCCAGTTCGCGGTTGACTGCCATGAGGTTTTGCTCGGATGTGCTCTTGAGCATTTCAAACTCGGCCAGCTTCTCGCGCAGTTCTGATGCACGTTCCGCGAATGCGTCGATTTTCTCGGCGGACTCCGCGCCGCTAGGATCCTCAACCGCATTCAAATCAGCCTCTAGCTTCTTGCGGTGCCGTTCCAGGTGAGATCCCTTGGCGGACTGCCGACACAGAGGGCACGTCTTTCCGTCGCCCAGCGTTTTTAGCTCGGCTGACGCGCGCCTGCGCTTCTCCTGCGCGACGGCCTGCAGCGATTGAAGGAGCGTACGCAGCTCAGATGCATCGTGTTCGATCGCGGCGATGTCGCGCCGCAGTGGCGCGATCTCGGTCGCCGCGCGCTCCAAGCTCAGATCGTATTCGACGCGGCGATCGTCGAGCGTGACATGTTGCGCACGCAAGCGGCGAACTTCTGCTTTCGTTTCGCTTTCGCGCTCATCCCTCGCGTTCTCGAACTCGGCTGCTTTCTCCTCATGTGTCTTTATATCTCGTTCCACTTCGTTTATGGATCTTCCATAAACATTTAGTTCGTTTGCCATAATAGCGGCTGCATTTGACAAGCGCGTCGCCTCGGCGCGCGCGTGTTTTGACCGGCGCTCCCATCGCTCGACGTCAAGGGCCGGCGCGAGCATCGCCATCTTCTCGGCCGGTCGCAGATCGAAGAACAGCGGTTGACCTTGCATGTGTGCGACGGTGTGGCAGAACACATCGAACGGCATGCCGATCAGCTCGTCGACCTGCTCCTGCGCAGCCTCCTCGCCGTTGATCAGCAGGTGTGACGCGGTGCGACAGATCTCGTGTGGTTCGCCGTCGCGCCGCAAGGATACAATGACCTCGGTGCCATTGCCGCCGTTCCACGACTTGATGTCGCCACGCCGCAGACCGCTTGACGTCTTGCCGTAAAGCCCCCACTGCAGCGCCAGGAACACACTCGACTTGCCGGCGCCATTGCTCCCAAGTTCGCTTTCCAGCGCGTTCCATCCATCGACGAAGATCAGGCCGGGATTCTCCGGGATGTGGATCTCCAACGGCTCCACAATCGAGCGGAAGCAAACCACGGACAGCTTGTCGAATTGGATGAGCATTTTACGGCGCCGGGATGCAAAATGCCTGTGCATATCCCGATACGTGGCTGGCCTCGTCAGCTGCCTTTTTGCATGTCGCCCACCCTATATATGGCTTTTGTACTATAGCCATCGTTGTATAGGGTCCGCGCATGATGTAGATCACCAAAAGCCAACCCTCCATCACGAAACCTCCTGCACGATTGCGAGTCCTGCTCGCTTGGTCATATCGTCCGCCTCCACCTGCTCGCTGTAGTCCTTGACGATCCGCGTGTCTGAACGCTGACCGCGTGACTCCTGCAGCTTCTTGCTCTTGGCGACAGACAGCTCGGTGATCGGGACGGTCGAATGTATGGTGCAGCTGCGCTCTTGTCCCCATGCCTCGATCGCCGCGCGCGTCTCCTCGAACCGTGCCGCGTCCTCGACGTTCATGAGCACCCGGATCTTGACCACGTCGCCGGCCCGCAGCGCGTCGGCGCGCTTGGTCTGCTTACGGAGGTCCGCTACATTCGTGACCTCGAATAGGCGCTTCTGCGGTCCCTTCAGCGGGATCGACTTCCGCCCGGATTTTCCGAGCAGAATGACTCGCGGCTCGTAGTCGTCGCCGAAGTCCACGGTGTATGGGGCGCCGACGTATGTGATCTTGCCGTCTTGCGGCACGTGGATGTCTCCTGAGATCACATTGGTGCCGTCAGCGAAGATATCGGTCGGAATCCCGTGCATTTTGCGAGTGCGCGAGATGCGCGCGCCCTCGAAAGTCTGATGAGCGAATACGAAGTTCCCATCCAATCCGATAGTTCCGTCGTGGCTGGCGCGGTAGGTCTGCCAATCACGCTCCCAATTGGATGTGTATGGCAACAACAGATCTCCATTATCTCGTACGGTGGGCACGTCGACATACTGGATGCGGCTGAACCCCCCAAGAAAGCGAAAAAACGCCGGCAGACCCGGCTTGCCGTCGTGGTTGCCGTACAAAACGGTGATGTGCGCCATACATGACAGCTCAACCATCCGCTCGACGATGCGGTTCACCAGCCGGGAGCCGTGGTTGTCCTTGACTTCCGTGATATCGCCCAAAATCAGCAGATTCGTGACTTTGTGCTGATTCATCAGACGGGGAAGTGTGTCGTTCACGAAGCTCCAGCGGTATTCGTCCCGTGGATTGCTCGACAGGTGCCAATCTGCTGTCACAAGTGTGGTCACGTGGCTATTTCCTCGTAAGCTGTCTTCGGAACGGGAACCGAGCCTTCATCAGCTCGTCGAACAGATAAATGTTGACTGCATATCCATCGATCCAGACACGTGAGCAGCTCGGCGCGTTGAGCCACGCTGCTTCAAGTGGAATCAGCATCAGCGTCGGAAACATATTCTGACGCGCGATGACCACAGGCGTCCGATTTCCGTGCTTCTCGGCGTCGACTCGTGCCTTCCGCCAGAAGTCCGCCAAAGTCCCCTTGCCCAAAAGCAGACGTGCCAGCTCAAGGCGCTTGTAGTGCTTGGCCTCAATGAACCACGCGTCGGTCAGCACGTGTCCCTCAGCGGCGACGGCGCAAATATCACCGGCTACATGCGAGTATTCCTCTTTTCTTTGCATCAAAGTTGCGCGCCCCCCACTCATAGCACTTCTCCAGAAAATATCTTTGCGTTTTCCTCCGGTGACCCATAAGCTCAATGCAACACATATCGTTCGCTCGAATTGGCTTCCTTTTCTTTTCCCACCTCCGTTTTTCATATGTGCCTCCAACTACGTCGGCGCTGGATATCCGAGACGGTTTGTTGTGTGATCCCAAACTTAGCTGCTATGTCTCCTTGCCGTTTTTCTTTGAAGCGTAATATTTCCCTGACATCGGATTCGCTTAGCTTGGCATTACCATTTCGGCTACCGTGATTATTTGTTCCATGCAGCTTTTTATCCGCATGATTCTCTTTCGGTGTAGCCCATCTTAAATGTTGCGGGCTGATACAACCTAGATGTCCATTACCGCACGAATGTGCTGACCAATGTCGTTCAGTGGGCGGGGGTCCGTAGACACGTTTACAAATTAGCCGATGGACATCATGCTTTACACCATCCACATGAATCTGTGCGTATCCCCCAGTGCTTCTTCCAAATGGCCAAAATACGCAATTGGCTCCTTTATACTTTATAGCTTTATCCAGAAAGATGTGCGCGTGTCCGTAGCTTGTGTACTTCGGATCTCCATGGCGGCGCCACCGTGTGTAGTGCATGTCGCACCAACCGCGACAACGCGCTGTTGCATGACAATCTTTGACTTTGCACTTCATTATGGCTGCCATGCCCCATTGTGCATGGCGAGATCGATCGTCCTGCGCAGTGTGCTGCAGTTCTCCCCGAGATGATGTTGCCGCATGAAGCGATATCCTGCACGCTCCCCGTCCTGTGCAGGGACCCAATCGAAGGAAATACCGGTTCGGCTTTTTCTGGCGGCCTTTTCCAGCCAGTCGATCCGTTCAGCATCAGTGAACCGTGCCGGCAAATCGCTTGTCGGCGGCGTGATTAGCTTGCTCAGCGCATCGTGCAGACTTACGGCTTCCTCATGAGTCATTGGCATTGCAGTGCCCTGATCGCGTGTCGTACACATAAGCTGAACGCCGCCGTCGCTGGTAGACGCTACCACTACCGGGCCGTGATTGGTATGGATGATGAACGCGGGCTGGTGCATATGTTTTTCCTCCCGTCTAAGGAAAAATATGCGCCTCCCGGACGGAACCGCGGGAGGCGCTGCCAAACCGGAGATATCACTTCCGACCGAGGATCTCGGCGAGGCGTCCCTGCGCCTTGGCGTCGGAGACGGCGCTGGCCGTCGCGGCGTCGCTGCCGCCGATCTTGTCCATCGCGCGGGAGAGACGATCATCCGCCACCGCAGCACGTTCGGAGATGCGACCGGCGATATTGTCGACGTCGCCGCCGTCCGACATCAGGTCGCCCATCGCGTCGATCGCTGCCGCCGTCTTGGTCTTGGCCTTGGCGGTGGCGTCCTGGGCGCGTAGCGTGCCGAGCTGTCCGTTTCGCCGCTCCTCCTCGGCCTTCACGTTGTCGACGGCGGTCTTGAGCTTGTCAACAGTGTCCTGCGCCGCTGCGGCTGCCGTCGTGATGGTCTCCATCTTGCCCTCGATGGTCTGCAGCCGGCGAGTCAGTTCCAGCGCCGCTGCCTGCTGCTTGGGGTCGCCATTTCCGAGCAGCTTGATATTGCCAACCAGCTCGGCGATCTCCTTCTCCGCCACGGTGACGGCACCGGACTTGACCTGGAGGTCGTGACGCGCCGAGGCCAGTGTGTCCTGGAGCTGGTTGCGTCCTTCCGCCAGATCTCGCAGCCGCTGCTCGACGGACGGGATCGAGGTCTCGTCGATGATGTCATTGAGGAATGCGTGCAGATTGCCGAGAGTGATATTCCGAAGCTTCGAGAAAATGCTGGTCATGTGCATTTGTCCTTGTGTGTGTGTTTCTGGGCTCAGTCCGATGACGAAGAACTTCCGCCGCTGTCCGATGACGACGAGCCTGAGTCATAGCTGCCGCCGCTATCGGACGACGAGCTTGAGCTGAAGCTTCCGCCGGAGTCATCAGACGACGAGGAAGACGAGAACGACCCGCCGTCATCGTCATTTGAACGTGAGGGTCGTGATGACTCGCGCTCCTCGCGAGGAGGTGCGCGATACGAGTTGCTGCGGTCATCGTCGCGCCATGACCGTGACTCGCGCTCGACGATGACCGGTGTCTCGACGAACACAACACTTGGGGATGCCGCTGGAGTCTCTGCAGCTCTTTGATAGTCCGAGTGCTGCGATCGCGCCCGGCTTTGAGCAACATGGACGTGATTGCGGTGATGTGTCTTGCGTTCCTCCCGATGATGGGGCTTTGTCTGCTCGGGCTCCTTATCCTCGAGGAATTTTCCCGCATTGATCTCGGCCGCCAGACGCCGCGCGGGTGTGATATAGCGGATCAGGATGGAGGAATAGCGCTGCTCGTTGCGTTGATAGCTTCCGACAGACAGACCATCCGCATTCGGATCAGGACCGCTGATGTGGTCGAATCCCATGAATGCCGACATCGCGGCGTTGGCGTGACGGTGAAAATCCGCCAGCTTGCGATTGGCATCCTGCCGGCGTTCCGGATCAGCGTTGTTGACCTTCGCCTGAAGGACGGGGCCAAGCGTCTCATCGCTGATTTCCAGAAGGCCGCTCACGACCTCGGAGCGAACTCGTCGCGCATCGGCCTGCGCGGACCGTGTGTTGCGGCGATCCTCCCGCATTCTGCTCGTGACGGCGAGAAGACCGAACACCGACCCCGCGAGCGCACCTCCGATTGTCAGCCACATCAGCCACTTCCATAGCCCGGAGTGGTCTGCGGCCTGATTGATAATGGTGGTGCCCGTCGGACGCTGCAGGAATAGTGTGCTCATGTCCCCGAGTGTGGCGATGAGAGCGGGACCAATACGGTTGCTCTCACCCGCCTTGTGTGCAGTCACGGCCGGCACGAACTTGTCGCGGATGATGTCCTGCCACTTGCCGGACAGTTTGGGCTGGCTGGAGACGCCGTAGTAGAAGCCAATATCAGGCTTCTGGCCCGGCGCGTAGAACAGCATGATCATGCTGCTGCGCAGCCCGCCGCTACTGTTGTGCCAGTCGGCGCAAAACGCCACGAAGCTGTCCTTCAGAGCGTCCAGGTTCGGCGAGCCGTGCAGTCCGTTGAAGACTCGGACACGCACGTCAGCGCTCGCCGCATTTCCGAATGCCCGCGCCGCGTTCTCGACGCCACCCATGTTCGGCAAGCCCACCTCGTCGACCACCGGATTATCGCAGCCTGCCATGGCGCCTGTGGACAGGGCCGCGGCGATTGCCACTATCATCATCCTGCGCATGTCAGCTCCCATATTTCGACCGTGGCGGCATGAAACTCGCCTCGATCTGGTCCCATCTCTCCTCGACAACCTTATGCATATGCGCGATAGCTCCTTTCCAGTCTCCGGAGCCCTCGCGGATCATTTTGCGAAATGCGGTGTCGTTCAGGTTCCCCATCGCATCGCCGATCCCGCCAGTCGACTTGAGCCAATCCAGACAGCTACTAACGTCATCCATACCCCATGCGAACAGGATAGGGAATCCCACCTGCCGGAATGGCAAGCCGACCTTGTTCTTGTCGGTCATCGCCAGCACATTGATGCCAACAGGACGTTTGATCTTGTTGACCTCTCTGTAGATCTTCCCGGTCTGCGCCAGCCAGACGATTTGGCTGGCGTAGAAGTCGAGTGCGCGACCGCCGCTGCGTGTCGACTTGCGGCCGAACCGTGCATTGATCTTGTCCCGCTCCTGCGACACGATCATCAACGTGATGCCGGCGCGTTCCATTGGGTCGTTCAGGTCGGTGAACAGCTTGGACATCAGTTTTGCGCGTTCCATGGCGTAGGAGCCTTGGTCGAGCGATCGCTTCATAGCAGCACGGCTGGTCAGGGCGTCGAGTGAATCGACAATGAACAGCTCGCCGCCATTCTCGACGTACCTGATCCGGTAGTCCAGCTCCTCATACAGATCCTCGACGGTGCGCATGGGTGGCGCGTCCTGCCGGCCGAAGTCAATGCTGTCCACTGGCGCCCCGATTGCGCGTGCGTAGCTCATGAGGAATGCGCGCTCGGTCTCGCGGTAGCGGATCTTGCGGCGTGGATACTTGATTTTGTAGTTGGTTGCAGTTTCCGTGACCAACAACGTTTTTCCTGAGCTACGATCGCCGATGATGTTGATCGTCCTCCCATCCGCCCATCCGCCCCCTAGCGCGAGGTCGAGCATTTTCGATCCTGATGGGATGAATCCGATCTCGTCGGACGGCGGTCGGAAATAGGCACCTCCCGCATGCCGCGCTCGACCGACGGTGCGTGTCCGGAGTGGAACGCGCTCAGGCATCGTGTGGGTTCCTTCCTGCGGCGCGGAAACGAGGCACCGGTGAGTGTTGGGGACGTCCGCCGTATCCGCGCAGCGGATCGAGGGCCCGACGCACCAGCGGCGCCCGGAGGCGCCGCTGGGCATATGGTATCACAGTCCGGAAATACCGCTCACTTGTTGTACCGGCTGTCGCCCCCACCTCGGGGGGACTGCCGGCGAGGCGCGACTGCTGCACGCGTTTGTGTCGGGCGTGCTTGCGGGCGCGGTGCGGCGCGGGTGACCTCATCGGCGCGGACCGTCCGTGTGGCGGTCGAGCGCGGCTGCTGACGCCGCGGTGCGCGGACTTCGGGCTCCGGGGCGGGCTCCTCCTCCTCGACGACCTCTTCCTCCTCGACGTATTCCTCCTCGCCTTCCGGCTGCTCCTCGCCCTCGTCCGATTCGGTGGCGTCGTAGTACTCGCCGTCTTCCTCGCTGCCGGACTCGTCGTCGACCGCGACTACCTCGCCTTCTGGCTGCTCCTCGTCAACGGCTTCCGGCTCCTCCTCGCCGTTTGAAGCGTCGTCCAGCTCGGGGTCAGCCTCCTCGACTTCGCCGTAGAGGATCTTGCGCAGGTGCTCGGGTTCGTAAAGGTTGAGCACAGACGAGATCGGATTTTCCGTGATGAACGCAAGCACCTCGGCGACGTTCTTCGGATTAGGCAGGATCGGTGACGTCCGGCGATCAAAGCGGAAGGCACTGTACCGCGTATTGACGCGCTGGCCGGTGCGGGTGAACGTCAGATCGTATCCCTCGTCGGGGTGATCCACGAACAACAGCTCCCCAGTCACCGGGTCGACGGTGAGTGTGGCGATTTCGGTGTCCTGCTGACCCGACATCGGCCACAACTGCGGCGTCAGCTTTTCCTCGCCCTTGCGGTCCAGGATCCAGCAGACGAACCGCTCCTTGGGAGCATAGCGCTTCGCCGCATCGTCGTCGCCGGACTGTCGTGCCGCCTGGTGCTCCTCGCACGCCGCGCAGGCCTTGCCGAACATCTTGCGCATGCAGACGTAGGTGCCCTCGTCCGGGCCGATATAGCTGTGCATGAACACAGAGTACGAATAGTGCTCGGGATTGGCCCATGTAGGCGGCAGGATGCGAACGTGATTGTTTCCGACAGCCGGCTTGTAGACAGGGAATTGCGACTTGAACGGGCTGTCATAATTTCCACGACCTTGTCGCGGCTCGGCCGCCTTGCGCATCTGCTCCTCGCTGCGCGGCCGGTAGACGAAGCCGCCGGAGGGGCGTCGTGCCGGTGCTGGCGCACGTGTGGGCGCAGCGGCTGGTGCGGGACGCCGCCCAGACGGCGGTGCGGGTCCGCGCGTCCCCCCTCCTGTCGTGTTACGGGGCCTCATTGCCATGCGGTCTCTCCTTTGTTAGCTCTATGACGCTTTTGGTGAACTGGAGCTTGCGGTCGAAGTAAGCCTTGAACACGGCATCGGCTATGAAGTTCAGGATGAAATGCGAACTCACGATGCCGAAAAGCAAAGCCAGAATAAAGATCCCCAGGCCCGTGGGGCCTTGCATGAGATCCGTCATTCGCGACGCCTCCGCTCCTCAGCGTGCCGCGCCTTGATGTCGTCCGCGCGATGGCGCGTCATGTCGCGCCAAGAATCCTTGGCTTCGATATCGCTGTAGTAGTTGGCGAGCCACAGCTGGACGAGTTCGCGAAGCATGTAGCTGCGCTGCCCGAATGACTCCTTGAGCGCCGCTAAAGTCCCGTAGGCCTCATTGCGAATCTGTAGCTTGTCACGCAGAGCGATCACCGACGGATGCATGCGGACCCGGTTGGCGATGGCATTTTCGGTGGGCTTCTTCTCACCCTCATCGAGTGGCTCGTTGCGGATCTCGGCATCGACCCGAGCCTCGATGTCCTTGAGATCCTGGCTTGCCTGGTCGCGCAAAGACTGCGCGCGGGTGAGTTCCTTGCTGACCTTGTAGAACAGCACCGGCTGCTCGCGGCAGCAAGCTTCGAGTGTGTTCTCGTCGATCGACAGGAGGTCCTCCAGTTCCTCAATCCGGATACCGATCGGCTCCGATGCGGAAGACGAGCGCTGACCTGTTGGCGCGCGCGTGGTGGGGCGATTGGGCGTCGGCATTCTGTGCTCCTCTGATACTGTAAACATATCAGAGCTTGACACCGAAAGCGGCGGCTATCTCCAACACCGCCTCGAACTCCATGCGGCGCACATCGATCGCTGTGGGCTTGGTGCGCTGTGCATGCGCGTTCTCGATCCGAGCACACGATGAGCTGAACTTCTGACGTGCGCGGTTCAGGTAAGTGTCGCGCTGCATTTCCTCGACGATTTGCTTGTCGGTGAGCGCTTTGATACGGGCACGGATGTCGTCGAGTGTGATCTGTGTGGATGGTCCGTCGAATACCGCGGCCGGCTTGACGTCATCCGCAGCTCCTGATGGTTTGAATGGCGGCGGCGGGGTGACGCGGACCTCCGTCCAGTTCAGAATACCTGCACCAGCGCTGCGCCCCGCCTTTCGGCAGTTCGGACAAATCGATGGCGGAGAGTTGCGGTCATCAGTCTTCGCATAGCTGTGGCGACACACACCGCATGTTGCTTTCCATCTGGCCATCACGCGCGCTCCGGAACCGGCATCCAGCGCTTGGCGTTGTCGAGATCCTTCTGTTGGTAGCTGTCGTCGAGGGTCACCCAACAGAACCCAGTGGTTTCCGTCCCGTCCAGTGTGTCGTAGGATCTTCCATTCTCCCAGCGGGCCTGCACCCACCCCTCAGCCAGCTCGATCAGCACATCGTTGCCGTCGAATGGCGCACCCGGTGGAAGGACGATCGATCCCTTCTCATCGTGGCTATACATGACCGGCCGCGGATTACGATTAGGACCAAGACCCGCCTGAAGTGCCGATCGCAAATCGCAAATCAGCAACAGCCCGGTCCCATCATCGCGCTCAGCGAGCTTTTCTACGACCTTTTCCCAGTTCATTGTCCCCCTCCTGCGAACAGCACCTGGCCGATGGACCGGATCAGCGGCGCCTTGCCGTCCGACCGGTTGTACGGCTGCGAGAACGCCTCCAGGAGGCTCAGGAAGTAGCACGCCTGTTGATCGCCGTTGGCACCCATCGCCGCTTTCGCCATATAGCGCGTGACGATGATGCGTGTCGACTCGGGATCCTCGTCGATCTCCGCGACCAGCGACATTGCGCGCTTCCACCCGCCGCGGCCGTTGTCGGCGAGCATCTGGCACAGTTTCCGTACCGTGTCACTGCCCTGCGCGCTGGTGAGCAGCTCGGATGCCTCCTCGCGCGTGGTCGCCTTCGCGCAGGTGGCAAGGAACGACAGCGCCTGCCGCGGTGAGCCAGCGGACTCGTCCGCGATCATGCTGGCGACACCTTCGGGCAGATTGATGCCCTCAAAGCCGGCGATGTCCTCGACTAGCTGGCAGAGCATGTCGACATCAAGCTCGCGCAGCGTGAGCTGGACCGAGCGCGTCATGATGGTGCGCGGGATCTTGCCGATCTCGGTGGTGCAGAAGAACCAATAGACGTGTGCCGGCGGTTCCTCCACGATCTTGAGCAGCGCCTCCCATGCCGGAGTCGACAGCCGTTGTGCCTCGTCGAGAATGTAGACCAGGACTTCCGAGTCGAGCGGCTTGTACTGCGCCATGCTGATCAGCTCACGCATGGACTCGACGCCGCTGTAAACCGCAGCTGCCACCTCGACGATGGCGGACGGTTCCGCACCGAGCTGCTTCGCCGCAATGCGTGCCAGCGTGGTCTTGCCGGTGCCTGACGGGCCTGCCAGCACGTAGGAGTGCGAACTGTCGTCCTCGATCATCCCCTGCAGCGCGCGGACGATGTCCTCATGTCCGTAAACTTCAGTATATTCGCTCGGCCGGTATTTGTCATGCAACGCGCTCAAAATGGGATCTCCTCGTCGTCGATCTGAGTGGGCGGCGGTGCCAGCTCCGCACGCTTCTTCGGCGGAGGCTTCTTGACCTTGCCGTCCCACGTGTCGGATTCGTACTTGCCTACATCCTCCATATCGAACCAGTCATCGCCAACCGACATCTCGACTGAGATCGGCACGACATGCGCCCACTCGAATGGAACGTCGAGCATTTCGGCAATCACGATGGGCGCCAGCTTATCGATGTCCTGTGGCTGCCACCAGAATGTCAGGTCGTCGTGGATCATCAGGTTGGGGATCAGCCGCTCGTCCTCTCGCCGGGTCAGCCGCACCATGGCATCGCCGACGATCAGGACTTCATCGCTTTGGATCGGTGTGTTGATGATCTCGGTCCATGCGACCGGCGCCCACCGGCGGAACTCTGACCGGCCCGTGACGTATCCGGTCTCGTGATAGCTGTCACGTGTCTTGTCCTGCCAGTTCTTGACATGCGGAAACGCAGCCAAGAACATCTCGGACACTTTGTAGCCAATTTCCTCGGGGATGCCGAGATATCCGGCAACGGACTTCCCAGTTGCACCGAAAAACGTGGGGAACACGAACTTGTTCTTGGTCTCCTGTCGATACCATTTGAACAGCTTTGGATCGGTGGCCAGCTTTGCGGCGCCTTCCTTGATCCATCGCGGATATAGCCGCACGATCTGCTCGCACCATTCGGCGTGCGTGTCGGTGCGATCCCAGAACGACTGGATCAGCGCCTCGTCAAGCGACTCCATCGCGACATTGCGCGCCTGGATCTGTCCATAGTCAAACGACACGCATTTGTACCCAAGCTTCCGCATCATCTTGCGGACTTTTTTGAATTCGTTGTGCTTGGAATAATTCTGCGTGTTGGGCTCGGCGCTTGACGTCCGCCAAGTGCGGGTTCTGATCAGCTGCAACAGCTGGTGCAGCAATCCGTCAGGCCAAACACACGACGTCTCGCTCCCGACCATTGCCGGCAGCACGTAGGTCGACAGCGCCTTGTTGATATGACGCCAATCCACGGTCAGCTTCGCAAGCGGGTGGTCGACCTGTTCCAGACCTTCCTCGTCACTCACCTTGCCGGGGAAGTTGAGCATGCTCCCAAACAGGATGCTGGCATCCTGCGGAGCGACAGGCCGGTATGGGTGCCCAGTTCGCGTTTTGAAGTCGGATACAATCTCGAAGCTGGCAATCTCATCGCCAATCGCTTCCCTTTTTCCATGTAGCTCGCCGTGTATCTCGCTGACAACGTCCTGGTCGACCGGCACGCCCTTGAGCTGACAGAGCACCGCGGCCCGCTGCCGCTCCATGTGGTGATTGTAGACGTCACCAAGGCTCTGCTTGATGATAATCGCCTCTTGCTTCAGGAACAACAGCCGGTGGAACTTGGAGTCCATACCGTTGTAGCGCAACACCAGATCCAACGGCGTCTCGTCGAGCCGGGTGACGTCGACGTTGTTTATAGCTTTGATGTTGATCCCAAAGTGCTGCAGACACAGAAAGTCCAAGCTGAGGGTGCCGGGACGTCCGTCGAGTAGGAACGCCTGCGCCTGCGCGTCGTCCCACACCGTGTTGATGCACTCCCATCCGTAGAAATAAGCCAGGAACTCCATTTCCAGCGGAGAGAAGCAGATCTTTGCGCAGTCCGGACTCAGCAGGTATTCGACCAGCGCGCGTTCGACGCGTGCCGTGTCTTTCTGCGACCAAGCGCAGTCCCTGTGATAGAGCGGGAATGCGAATGTGCCGTCCTCGCTCGAAATGGACGCAGACAGGATGCATGCGTTCTCGTCGTATGGACGTGTCCGCGTGGTTTCGAGGTCGACGCCGTGAACCCCGCCGACGTCGCGCAAGGTTTGCAGGACGTTGATGGCCTCGTCCGGACTGGTTATCAGCTCAATGTCAGCAAGCGCATCCTCACGCGTCCATACGACGGGTTCGGGGAGTCCGGCATCCATCGCGTCGATCGCGTTCCGGATGTCGAGCTGAAACAAGAACAGCTGTTGCTCGTATAGATGCGGATTGTCCCGCACGTGCAGGACTCCTGCCGGATGCAACATAGGGAAGAACCAGCAGACGTGCTCACCGACGCGGATCGGCAGGCGACGGCCGCGCCACTTGGCGATTCCGTTCTGTCGTGTCGCCCAGTGCAACGGAACGTTCCCCATGCCCCAAATGATTGGAGGCTTGGTTCTCTCGATATCGGCAGCTACGCTGGGTCGACAGCATTCAACCTCGGTCTCAGTCGGCGTCCGGTTCTTTGGTGGGCGCGTGCGAACCGCGTTGTTCCACCTCATATTGTCAATGAGGTCTTGCGTCAGCTCGCCGCGGAAAAGACGACCGGACTCGCCGATGAACTGTCGTCCTTCCCGGTCTTCATCTGCTCCAGGAGCTTCGCCTAGCGAATAGATCCACGGCTCCTCCGAGCCTGTGGCTTCCATGTGTGGATTGCGGTTTCCCGGCACGTGATTGAGCGGACACACGCCGCACTGGTGGCGGTGCAGGAACTCCGGCGAATAGCCGCGTGACAAAGGCGACTCAGGCTTGTCCCCAAATACGAAGAACCCCATTCACAGCGCCTCCCTTCGTATGATGCTTCGCACGAACTCCTTGTCCAGACAGCTGATGGATGGGACGCCGCAGATCCGCTGGTGCCCCTCTCGGATGTCCCGGCGCGTGACATAGGCCTTGTCTGGAATGGGCGGAAGACGCCTCGGACCGCTTTTGGAGATCGGGACAGGAGTCCTTCCCGGAGACACCCAGCCGAGCCCGCGCCCACACGCCCGTTTGATGAACGTGTCCGAATGCACGGCGAGCGCCGCACGCGTCGTCTTGCCATCCTGCTGGAATCCACCGTGCTCGACGAGGATGTCGTCGTCGGTGATCGGCCGCACGATCAGCGCCGGCACCTTACCATTACTGTCCGGCAGGGTGCCATTGAGCACCATGACGTCGATCTCGACACCGGGCGCCACCAGGCCCCGGTGTTGATGATCCAGCAGACATAGGATGCCATCAAGCAGGCATACTAAGGACTTGCTGCGCCCGACAACGGGCGTGATTCGGAGCATCTTCATGTCCCGCAGTTGGCGACCATGTACACGGACGACGGGCCATCCGTCGCGCGTTTCAGCACCGCGCAGCTGGGACCGAACATGATGCGGTTGAAGCGTTGGCAGCCTGCGAGGAGCACGCTGGCGTAAATATCGGTCTCGATGTCGGGGTGCCCCTTCAGCTGAAGCTCGTCGCTTGCCGAGCCGCGCTTGGACTCGACGGCGAGTGTGCATTTGCCGGCACGGATCCGCACCTTGGTCCGTTCCTCGGCACCCTTGATCGAGCTGATGCGCGAGAGCACACCCAGCGCGACGTTGAGCCGCTCGGGGATGTCGATCATGCCGCGGTCGACGTTCTTTGGCATGTGCGTGCGTACCGCCGCTGCGAAGTCGAGCGGAGCCTTGGACTCCACTAGCTTTCCGAACAGGCGGACGTCACCGGATTGGAACAGCGCGTAGTTTGCGCCAAACGCGATCTTCTTGTTATCTCCGCCACGCAAGCGGAGCATCTGCTCACAGAATGTCGGATTGAGGATCATCCGGCGATCAGCAGCGGTGGCCAATGGCAGCCGTGCGTGCGCGATGGTCTTCTTGTCAGTTGTGTAGAGATCGACGTCGCCGTCGCTGATGACCATGGTGATTCCGAGCTGGTCTGGCACCACAGCATATTTGCTGACCGCTTGCAGGCAGTCCTCGATCGCAGTGAAGAAGTCGTCGTTCTGGAGGGCGGTCGCTGCATTCATCGCCGGCATCTTGAACACCGACGTTATCCGCTCCAACGGCAGCATTGCTAGCTTGACATCGGTCTTGCCGGCGCGGATGCGTACCGACGTCCCAGCCGGCGTGAGGTCGACGCCGCGCGTAGCATGCGTCGAGATCGACAGCAGGTCCATCAGGATCTTGCCCGGAACCAGCCCCTTGAATTCGGTCTGCAGCGGAACGGTCATGCCAACCTTCTCGGAGAAGGTCACGACATGCGTTCCGGTGAACGCAAAGTGCGTGAGTGCCGGAAGCAAGTCGTTCTCGGCGAGCGCCGGTGCGACGGAATTAAGCTTTTCGATCAGCAGCTCGCGTTCAATCATTTCGTCTCCTTGGACCTTTCGTATTCCGCGATCTCCTCATCGAGTTCTGCGATGATCCCGTCGAGGGCTTGGTACTCGGCTTCCCACAAGATTGGATGCACGTCGCTCGGTCGCACAGACCGCGCATGCTTTGAGCGGGCGTGTGCAAACTTGCGACGCTGCTCACGCGTGATATTGAGCTGATGGTCGTTCGCTATCATGGCGAATCGCTGAAAAAGAAGGGGCCAGTTGCAGGAGTTGAACCTGCATCTTCTGCTTACAAGGCAGTTGCTCTATCCAATTGAGCTAAACCGGCACCTTCGGCCCGCCGCTCCGGGTCAGAGGCTGATGCCCTTGAGGTGTCCGCGCTCCTTGAGCATGCGCAAGGTGCTCAGGGTGGCCGACCGAATGGACGAGACGGTCAGCGGGGAGCACTTGACGCCGCGCTGGCGCAGATCGGTGTTGATGTCGGCGGAGGTCACCTGCGGGTTCTCGATCACGGCACGCCGGATGATGGTGGGCGCGCCTTCGCTCTCACCGCCGGACTTGGTGCGCGGCGCGGCAGCCGGCTTCGCCGCCTTGGGCGGAGCTGCAGCCTTCTTGTTGCCGGCCGGCGCGGCGCCGTTGGCCTTGGCAGCCGCCTTCGCGACGGCCTTGGCGGCGCCGGACTTCGGCGGCGCGGTTCCCTTCTTCGCAGGCTTTGCGGGCTTCGCAGTGGTGGTCACGGTATCCTCGCTGATTTCTTCGGGTTGCTCCTCCGGCTCAGTAGCAGTTTCGCTGACGTCGGGGAAGTCCGGGATTGCCTTCCCGTCATTGTAGAGCGGAGACGCGGCATTGAACCAGTTCTGTGCCGGTTCCGACAGCTGCTTCCACTTGTCGTCCGGAACGCCGTCAAGCGCGTGCAGCACGGCCTCCAGGAACTTGACGCGATCCTTTCGCAGCTTGACTCCGGTGACTGCGATGACTTCCTGCTCGATCGTCTGTGGAGTGGTCATTTCGCTTGCTCTCCTGCTTCCTGAACATATCGGTGTATTCCGTGCCCTGCTGGTACAGCACTTCAGCTGACCAGCCTAGTCGATGACTCCCGGCGGTCCCCTTGATCGTTGAGAAGGGAACGAATGGAAGCCAATCGGCGTCCGGGCCTTCACACACATGGACAAATCCCTTGCGGCTGCGACACCACGCAGCCAATGCGGCGTAATCGACCTCGTTGTGCTTGTAGTAACGCCCTGGCCGCCCTTGGTATGGCGGGTCGATATGCCAGTGCGCATCCGTATTGTCCATATCAGCATAGCTTCCATGGACGATTTTCCAGTGGCGGATCTTGTCCACCTGTGACGCGATCCGGCCGCGAGCACGCGGGCCCCAGAACCGCTCGCGAAAGGTCTTTCCCCATACCGACCGCGCATTGGCCGGCGCCGCGTTTCCATGGTTCAGGTTGAACCCGACCAGCCACTTCGCCTCCTGCGGCGTTCCTGCTGGCAGCTCGTTGACATGGTCGACAATGGGTAGCTTCATGATCTCGTCTGCTGACGTCCGATGCATGTACGCCCAAACGCCGTAGATTACCGGGTCGATCTCGACGATCGTGACCTGTCTCGGTTCCCAATAGCAGCTATAGCACGCTGATCCGGCGAAAGGCTCGATGACGTGGTCACGCTGCGGCGGGCCGAGGCGCCGCGCCATCTTGTACTTAGCTCCGTAGTAGTTCCACATCGGTTTCATCGTGTTTTCCTGAAGTTCCCGTTGACGATGTTCCATACATGGACGGAGCTAACACCATATTTCTTCCCCAGCGCAATCACGCCTCGCCCGACGACTCCCTTCTTATACTCACGACGAAGAGCTTTTACAATACTGATTGGCACACTTGGTCTGCGCCCCGACGTCGTACGTTGCTGCATGTTGGCTTTGTGCGTGATGATGATCACGTTTTCACGCGAGTACGGACCGACGTCCCCTCTCCGGGCCATCACGTAGCATCCAGAACGACACCCGCGCTTTTCCAGTTTCCCCGACTCCTGCCAGATCGATAGCCATTCCTCAAACGTGAGCAAGAACGGAATGTTTCGACGCCTTGCTGACTGCCGCTGCGCTTTGAACGCGTCGAGCAGTGGGTTGGCGGAGTCAGCGAGACGCGTAGTCAAAGCGCAAGCTCCTCGCCTGGTCGCAGATGCGCGAGCAAGCGCGATCGCAGATCGAACTGGGTGGGATCGAGTCCGGCGATGCGACACAGCCACTCGTTCGTTGTCTCGCGCCGAGTCATCCGTGTCGGGCCAGCAGACCCGGATATCATCCTTGGGCGTCGGGGAGACCCCGACATTCGGCGCCGGCATGGACTGCCGGTCAGTTCGGGGTGCTGCACGATCTCTACGATCAGCTTGCGAACGTCGACCGGCGCCTCGCTGATCAGGATGGCCTCGTCGGCGGCGGGATCAACGTGCCCACCACCCGCGATGCTGACGTCCTCGACGCACTCCTCGGTGACGGCGATCTCCTCGCCGCATGCGTGCGAGAACCAGTGACCGGCGCTGCGCTTGTTGGCCATCTGGTGGACATGGTTGATGTATGTGCGCTGGAACAAGCTCATGATGTGCCGCATCTCGGCGATGTCGGCGTAGCGGCGTCGAACGTGCCACCAGCACATCAGCCCATCCTGGATCAGGTCATCCAGTTCGTACCATGCGGCGACCCGCCAGAAGTTTTTGCGTGCGTATTTGATCATCCACCTGCGCGCGCTCTCATCGATGTCGAGCGCGGACGTCCGCTCCTGCGGACACACGGTGCCTGGGTTTTTCATGGAAGTGGGGAGCCCTCTACCCGGAAAGGATTTGTCCATATTGCCTGTTACGTGCGATTCGTCAAGCTGTAGCGTTGCGTAAATTGCAGGAAATTTTTTCGGCTGAAATCTCCGGGGTCCTTGATGTTACCTTGTAACGTCGCCACCTCGGCAAGGTGCGACAAAGCCGCATAAATCCGCATTGCTGTGGCGGTTGTGCCGCGATCAGTCAGGATCATCCGGCGTTGGAATCGCGGAAGGATGTCGCAGAATAAGCCGATCTGCTCATCGCTCGGTTGGGCGGTGAAGAAGCACGTCGACACGATTCCGCACTCCTCCCCGAGAACGTTGACCTTCAGTGCGTCGAACGGGCCCTCGACCAGGATGATGGTATCGGCGTCTGTCTTACGCAGCCGGTCGAGCCACATCACGAAGTCGGTGACACGTGGCATGTCGTCGCCGTCTGACGCCTTATAGCGCAGCTCCTCGCCCTGAGCGATGGTGCGCCCGGTCCACCCGACAAGACGTCCTTCGTGCCGGACCGTGAACACGATCCGATAGCGCTGGTCGCCGAACAGCGCGTAGTAGATCCCGTAATCGTCGGTCATGCGCATGACCTGCGCGCGCGTGAATCCGCGCCCTCTCTGCTCGATCGGGCGGGTCAGGTAGTCGACGAATTTTGCCGCCATCGGGCTGCCGTCAAGCCTCCGGAAGTCGGACGGCAGCGCGATCTCGCGCCAAGGTTCCGGCGGAGGTGGTCGGAGGATCGCCGCGACCTTCGATGCCAGCGATTCGGACGCCACGCCTGCGTACGGACGCCCCACAATGCGCGAAGCGTCTTCGATGCTGCATCCTGCCAGCGCCGCCACCAGGCGCACCGGTGAGCGTCCTCGGTGCTCTGCGCTATTCCGCCAGCAATGCCACCCCCGTCCTTCCAGGTCGATCGCGAGCAGGAAGGACTCACTACCTGCGCACCATGGGCAGGAAACGCGGACCGTCCGCCTGCCCTCGGGCCGGTGGTCGATGCCGCGTTGCCGCAAAAAGTCGAGCCAGCTGAACTCAGGCATTTTTCTTGCGCTTGCGGAGTGCGGCTTTGATTTCCTTCAGCACTCCTGCATATCGTTTCTCATCGTAGTGGCACGGAAGTGAAAACCTTGCGCGCTGTATATTTGTGATGTCAGATTCGGTCAGCGATCTATCCCACTCTTCTGCGCTATGCGCCTTCTTGGTTTTCTCGACCACTCGTTGGCTCAGGGCGTTGACATCTGCAAAAGGATCGCCCTTATCATCAAGCCCCGCTGCGCGGAACAGGGCGATCTTGGCGACCTCCAGCTGTTTATTCTGCCGCTCGTATCGGTCCCACGCGCGTTTGGGCACATTGCGGATGAGTCCGTATTCATCGGTCGCTCTGGTTGGGAAAACTTGATAAGCTTCGCCATAATCGAAGCGCACAGCTACGGTTCCGATTTTCTTTGTCATTGGTTCCCCCTCAGTCCATCCGGCAGATCTCGAACGAGCGATCCGGCTGCATGACCATGACCCACGAACTCGGATAGAACAGGATCCGCTCGTCGCGCAGCTTTGTCTCCGCGAGCGGTGCCATACGCGGGTCGCCCGGGTATTTGATCGTGTCGTCGTCGCGCAGCTGGAAGCCCTGAAACGCCCTCCATCCATAATGTGCGTCGAACTGCTCGCGCGCCGAGCGCGGGTCGTCCTCGGACAGAAACCCCGGGAGATATCCGAGATGTTCCATGGTCATCCGCGGGTCGTGGAATATCCAGATCATGACTTCCTCCGGGTTGGATATGTCCGCTCAAGCCAAAGGCCGAACGCAACTCCAAAGGCGAAGCCACATATCCAGATGGAAACGATAAATTCGGTCATGCCGCAACCTCCTCGGCGTCTTCGCCGCCCTCGAACGTGCACAATGCCTCGCTACGCATGCGCAGCTTGCTCTTGCGCCGGGAGTTGATGTGGTCGTGGAGCATGACGTAAAGCACGTCGCGCGACTTCCCTGATGAGGCGCACAAATGGCTGACGGCTGGGTCGGTGACGGGGAAACTGGCGATCTTGCGCCTCAGGTCAGCGTTGACGAACAGCTTCTTCTCGTCGCGGTCCTGCCAGAAGTCGTGAGCATCTGACAGTATCTTGGCGAGCACCGCGAGGAACGTGGTCCGCATGTAGACCGCGCCCTCCTTGTACTGGACGGCACGTACTCCCCAGCACTCGTCGATCAGGCCAAAGAACGTATGCAGGTTCTGCCGCATGTGAGTCAAGCCGACATTGCTGGTGATCTTGACCATGCAGCGTGCGAGGTCTTCCATGGCGCCGGAGGATCCGGGCCCCTTATGGCTGTGCAGCCGGCCGGCGATGCGCAGCAGGTTGAGCGCGGTCAGCAGGTCCTGCCGGCGCATGCGCTGATCCCACGAAATGCGGTCGCACATGATGAAGCTTTTGTCGTGCGACAGTCCGTACAGCATCAGCACGGCTTCGTTGTTGTCGCGCATATTCCGCAGCAGCACGTTCGGAGACAGCTTGTGTCGCCAGTTGTTTAGCTTGTGAAACCGGTCGCGTTCCCATTCCTTGGTGGTGTTGAGATGGACCGTCGCGCCGATGGTGATCGGCACGTCGGGACGAATGCCCGCGAAATAGATGATGGTCGATTGGCGCTGCAGACCATCGATGATGAACACGGGGTCGGTCAGCTCGAATGTGTCGCTTCCTGCCGCCGACGTGAAGTTCTGGCCGCGCATGCCGAGATCGAGGTCGGGCAGCCGGTCGCCCTTCTTCAGAGCGTCGAGGATGTTGTCCTGTGACGACAGCGGCTGGACGCTGCGCTGGTAGTCATCGGTGCGCAGATTGTGCAGGGTGCTGAGATCGATGGATCCGCGCACGACAATGCCGGCGGGGGAGTTCGCGACCTCGTCGAGCGCGGCATGGAATAGCCGCACGGGTTGGATAGCCATGGCCCTTTTCTCCTGGGATGTGGGCAGTGTTTATTTGCTACGGCCAACGGGGAAACCGTTTTCGCCGCCTACGAAATTTCCGAGATCACTTCAGCGAGTGCTTCGGATGCCACTTCGTTCCGATCTGCTGAAGCATTCCCTTGTCGCGCAGCACGTAAATGGCGCTGCTGACGGCCCGCACCGCTCCGTCGACCTGGAGCATGAGCGCCTTGCGCGTGATGCCGCCGCTCGTGTCGGCGAGCACCACGGCATGGTAGACCTTCTCGGTGACGCTGCCGACCTCGGGCTGGTATCCGTCCTTGCCCTTGATCTCGGCAAGCTTCCTGCGGAGAAGGGTCGTGTTGATGAATTCCTCCTCCTTCTTTTTGCTCAGCTTCCGCTCCCAGATCGGAATGCCGCCACCATTGTCGACCGGCTCGAACTCGGACGGCGCGGTGTCCGGAACGCGGGTAAGCTTGACCTCGACGTTGTCCGGGCTGGCGGCGATGATGGGAGGAATGAAGTCGACCGGGATCGGGCCGATGCTGACGATGACCAGGTTTTCCTTGAACGACATGGAATGTCCTTTCGATTTTGGGTGTGGCTCTCGTGGGAGTCATATGTTAGCTACGATGACGTCCGGAGACTCGACGATACGCACAATGTCCGGATCGCCGCCGTAGCATATACGGGCCATTCTCTCGGCTTCTCCGCGGTCCGCGAAGCGGTACGGCTCGCTTTCAACAGAGCGGAATCGTGGATCATTGCTCGGACGTATGTCGCGCCACTCAAACTTGCCGGCGATATTCACCTTGACCTGCAATCCGTATTTCATCGCTCAATCGAACCTGCCGAAGATGCCGGCGCGCGTGATCCGGCCGATATGGACGCCACGCACATTCGTTTCGGCTTCGCGCACTTCACGGCTGACGTCCTCCAGCTTGACCAGATTTCCGACATTGACTTTGCGCAGCTGCTTGCCGAATGCCACATGCGCGAGCCATCCGTCATCGATCTTTTTGACCGTGCCCACCGTCTCGGCGTGCTTATCAAAGCCGCCGATCGACCGCAAGAACAAAGCGGACAGTTTGACCTTGTCGTTCTTCTTGATAGCAGTCACTTCTTGTCCTCCCATCGCGACGCTCGCCTTCCCACGCTGGGATGGCGGATCATGCGAACGGACACAAGTCCGGCGAATACCCATGCCGCGCCGACCAAAACTCCGGCAAGCTGCAAGTCGGTGGCGGTTTTCAGCCATTCGATCACTGGCGCGTTCCTCGCTGCGGCAGCAGTCCGATCATGCGGCCCTCAGACTCTGCCTTTGTAGGCATCTGCACCAACGGTCCAAGACTTGGCCGCTTTCCGGCATCGCGGATGATTTTGCGATACCAACACAGCTGTCCGCATGTCTCGTCCTCCCCGGACATGAAAACTACCTCGAACCGCTTGGGGTGAGTCTTGACGCCGTCGCGCATGGCGGCATTCATTTCGTCCTCGGAGGCGGTCTCGTTCGACATCACCCAGGCCTCGTCGAGGTAGACGTAGCGCACCACGTCGAGTTCCTCGAACAGAACGCGGATGGCCATTATGGACAGCTCCTTGTTCTCGGCGTATGGAGGTCGTATGATGGAGTGCTGCCCGGACCGCAGCACCACGTGGTACATGGCGCTGACGCCGCCATGCTCGCCGAAGTATCTGTCGCAGAACGTGGACATGAACTCGGAAATCTGTCGCAGATCCTTCTCGCTCATTTTGCAATCTCCTTGCGAACGTACCTCTCCGAGCGGTTGACGAACCGCATGAATGGCTGCTTCCGTCTTCCACACTTGCCTGGCTTACGTTCCTGCATGGCGCGGTGATCGAACCACCAATCCAGATACATGTCGTGAAGCTCCTTGTCCTTCACGCTGTCCTTGAAATTGGGGTAGTCGAGCTTCAGCACACGGTCTGCCAGCAGCTTGGCGACGGTGACGCGCGGCACGATAGAGCGCCACCGGTAGTCATTGCTTTTGGTCTCGACAATGCCCTTCCGACTGGAAAGGAACGCCTCCAGATGCGCGCGGCGACGAGCGCGGACCATCAAGCACGTGGGGTCGTCCTTCAGCTCGACGATCGATATGAACCCGTCGTTTGATGCAATCCACATTTACCAATCTCCTTTTTCTTTCTGGGATCAGTCGAACCACACCGTCTGTGGATCGTAATGGCCTGGATAGCAGGGACATGACCGCACCTCGAAGTCCGGCGCGTTGCCCCAGATCTGATGCAGCGTGCTCTCGTCAGTATTTTCCATCACGGCATTGATCCATGCCTGCGCCTCCGCAAACTCGCTGTACGTGTAGCGTCCCTGTGCCGGGCGCATCAGCGTGCGCTCGCCATTCTTGTTCACGTAGGTTGGGACGTAGCGGATGACGTGCGGTCTGTCGGTCATTTTCAATCCCCTCTCAAGTCCGGAGCGCGACGCGGGTGAGGACGGTTTCCTTGATGCCGTCCCGCTCCTTGTGCGCCTTGACCGTTCCATCGAACACCACGGAAGTTCCGGGGGTGATAACCCGATCGCCAGTGGCGAACCAAGTGAACACGTTGCCGTCGACCGTGACGAGCTTCACCAGCGTTGACGGGCCGTACATGGACTCCATCGGACGCGCCGTCGTGATGGTGGCAGCGATGTTGCGCAGGCGCTGCTTGATCTCGCCGACATGCGTGCTCGACGCCAGCTGCTTCCGCTTGATGTTCAGTTCGGCTTCCCGCTCCATGTGGCGCAGGTAGGCCTGAACACCGGAGCACACCAGCCCGAGATGCTTGGCCTCGGTGAGGTCGTTCACCACCAGCGTGACCAGGTTTTTCTCGTAGTCGCTGCGCGCGTGCTGCGCGAGCCATCCCTTGATCCACGCGACCACTTCGCCGGCACGCTGCGCATGGACTGGGTTGGTTTCGATCTCATTGAGCGCCTTCGCCATGACAGTTCGCGCGTGCTCGTCCGCCTTGAACCAGTAGTGCTTGTTCACCAGGCCTGCGGTCGCTTGTCCGATGCCGCTTCCTTCGGCGGCACGCGACACCCAGCCGTAAAGCGTGATGTACGCGGAGGTCAGCGTCAGCGCTTCCAGCGTGTCGCAGCGGTTCTCGAAATACCCGCGCCAGCAATGCTCGGAGCCCTCATGGATCTGCTCATAGGTGTGCAGACGCGAGGCAGCGGCGCCGATGAGGCGGGGATCGTTGATGCCGGTGAAATCGGCGAGGCACTGCCGGCCGACCTGCTTCTGTTCACCGTTCTCGACGCTGCGGATGATGAAGGTGTCGTTGCGGCGACGCCGCTTGTTGCAGTGCTCGCATGTGTCTGGGCTAAGCGCACGAAAACGGTCGTCGACCGTGGCGCCCGTGCTCGACGGAACAGTGTGGAACAGCACCGATGCGCCATCGCTCAGGTACTCGACCCGTGCAAGGAATTCCCACCCATTGAGTCGCGGCGCTTCGCCGGTCAGCTCGATCACCAGCGCATCGCACTGGTATTCGCGCGTGCGCTCGGTAGTGCTGTCGAAGATGATGGTGTGCGCGCGCGTCACCTTCTCGTGACGCAGAATGGAGACGGTAATCTCCGGAGCGCCGAGCTTCACGGCGCGTCGATTGAGCTTCGCGATATCGGCCTGGAAATCAGCCCAGGCCGGCGCGGGGATGGTGAATTCGGTGGTCGTCATTTGGGAAGTGCCCCTTCGCCGTTCGATGGGGAGCATCATATCGGAGCTTAGCGCGCGATGCAAGAGCTATTCGGCACCTCGAGACGATTTTTCTCGGCAGTGTCCAGCTCCTCCCGGTGTTCCGCCCAATGGCATCCGCACTTAGTCATCGTACGATCTCGATCTCTGTCTCGAACGGAACATCACAGCCGTTATGCATGCTATCGCCGAACTCCTGCATGAGACGCCACAGCTGCCATGTCGACCAGCCGCCCGCGTCTTCCTCTGACGGCACGAACGGAAGATGCGGAACGAGCCTGTAGTGATTGAACTTCAGGACATCGCGCCCTTTGTCAGTGAGCCTGACGCGGACCTCGTCGTTTATGTTGATCCGGATTGACATGATCAAATCCATCTTGCTGGCGCGAGTGGCTCGCTTCCTTTGATGACCGGCGTGCCCCAACCCCTCCACACGAAGACGCCGTCGACCGGCTCGTAGATCGGTAGACGCATTCTGCGCCATTCCTTGCCGATGTACATGAATGCGCGATGGATCTCGTTGTTGCTGTCACGCACTTCGACCTCCTTGCGGTCGTAACTGCCCTCGATCCGGTCCAGTTCCGCGAACAGCAGGTCGGGGACCGAGTAAAGCTCGCCCGCCACAGGATGCTTATGGCTGCTTTCGGGATCGTAGCGCACGACCGGGAAGCCGAGATCGTGCATGACGAACTGCTCGATCGTCTGGCATTCGCCGAGGAACTGCTTGTCAGGACCGGACAGCATGCGGTTCAGGCTGTATCCGCGCTTGAGCGATCCGTAGACAAAAAGCAATGGCATGGTGGCATCCTTTTGTTTGATCATGGTTGCAGGTCGAGACGCCTGTCATTCAGGGTATCAGCCCTATATCCTGTCCACGGGGTTAGCGCCGCGAGTTGACAGGCGGAAGTTTGCCTTCCGTGACAGGCGTCCGGATCTGCATCCCGGAGAAAGACGCGCGCCCAGCTTTTGGACCGAGCGCGCGTCAGACTCAGTAGTCCTCGTCGTCCGGGTCTCCGAGCGGATCGTCCTCCTCGTCCTCCTCGTCCACACCCAGGACCTGCATTGGCAGCGGCGCTGGGAGGATCTGCGCAGCCGATCGAGGCGTCGACGGTGCGGGCGAGGCGTCGATCGTGCGCCCCAGAAGGTTGAGCGTTTCGACGTAGGAGTCGTTGATCGGGTAGACCTTGATGCCGCGCCCGTCGGCGAAGCTGATGACCAGAACATCGGGGTTGGCGTTGCTCTGGTTCACCCCGGAGAGATGCGCTGGATAGACCGAGATCCGCCGACCATCAGGACGCGTGAACTCGACCAGGGTGCCGCCAGCCTCGCGCAGGCGAGCGCAGACGTCAGTGTAGCTGACCGAGGTTTTGTAGCCACGACCGTTCTGCATGCGGATGATTACGCAGTTGCGGTCGTCGGCGCCGGGGCTGGGGTCGGGAGCGTTCGGCTCCAAAACACCCGCCACGTAGCTCGGGTGGACGTTCAGACGCGTCCCATCGGGACGATTGAATTCGACGAGCATGGTTGTTCCTCCTATCTGCGTCGAATGATGGTGCCGATCGCACCGCGAGCAGCTCCGCTTAGGAAGCTGCTGACGCTGCGGTCATGGCTAGTGCTTTGATCGCCTCTTTCAAATCGGCAGCCTCCTGCCGCCATGCTCTCGCCTCATGCTCCTTGTGGATAACCCAAAAACGAAGCTTGAGCGCAAGTGGATTGACAAGCTGCCCATTCACCCAGCAAGCCTCGAGACGCGGGCGAAAGTGCGTAGCAACCGCTTCGCTGCCCTCGGCGAGAAGCTCCAAACTGTCGACCTGCTCCTGCAGCTTGTCGGCCAATGATTTTTCCGTGCTCATTTGTGGACCCATCCAATGTTGATCGAACCGTCGAGGCCTCGCGTGAACCGCACGCCGTTGCGAACGTAGCAGCAGGTGCCCTGCCGCCAATGGATCATCTTCCGGAACGTCTGAAACGCGCGTTGGTATTCGCCACGCCTGATCATGACTGGTCTCCTTTTACAGTCCATATGACTGCGCGAGCAACTCTGCTTGTCGGGGATCGCGGACCGCGGCGACGCTGCCGGCGATGGCGAGCACGCGAAAGCGGGTGGTGGATAAGCTGTCGAGCGTGCCGCCGCTTTCGCAGCGCATGTACGCCTCGACGTGGCGGGGGTCGATCTTGGGCAGTGGTGGGATGATGCCCAAGATCTGCTGCTGGTATGCCGATTTGTGTGCCATCACTGCACCGTCTCGTCGACGAAGGGGATGGAAAACCGCTTGGCGTATTTTGCGGCGTGCTTCCGCAAACCGGGGAGTGACTTGCCGGTTCGGTACGGAAAGCTCTCGATCACGGTGGATCCGCTCTTGGTCTCCGGAGCGAACACGCGCAATTGGATGTGCGTCGCTGTCCGCTGCAGCACGATTTTGGTGGGGGTCATTGCCGATCTCCATTTCGATGGAAACGAGCATAAGCTAGAGAAAAATGGATTGCAAGAACTATTTTTGTGCATATTCCCATACCATGTCATTGATTTTGCTATGCTTTCGTGTCGCACAATTCCCTTGACATCCATTTCGTGAGCCGATATTCATTGCCACATCGGCTCAGACGGAGCCTTTTCCGAAGGGGCACTTCCCAATGACAGACAATCGTCCCGGCATCGTCTTGTGGCGTGACCGCGAGGCGGGGTGTTGGATGCGGACCGATCGCGGCGCGTCCATCCGCGATGACGTCACATCCAATATGGCGTACTCCAGCGCTGAAAAGGCGGGAGACGTGGCGCGGATAGTGATGAGGGCCAATCCCGGAACGCGCGTGGGTATCAAGTCTTGTGAGTTCGGCCCGATGACTGTTGCTTATTGCATCCGCAATGGCTATGGCGACGTTCTGTGGATGCAAGCACGCCAGCTGTTTGAGGCTATTCCCAATGTCCGATAAAACCACATGCCAGATCTGCGCGCGGCGGATCAAGGCCGCCAAGGGCGTGATTGCTCACCATGGGTACAAGCGGCCCGGTGGTGGATGGCAGACCGGCTCATGCTTCGGCGCACGGCACCTTCCCTACGAGGTTTCGTGCGACGTCATTCCGCTTGCGATCGCAAATACTGAGCGGCAGCGGGAAAGGACGGTCGCCGCGTTGGAAAAGCTGCGCACGTCGCCGCCGGATAGGATGTCATACATCAAAAGGGGGTATGACGCGAGCTACCGACAGACTCAAACTCTGGTCGAGGTCCCTCGACCGGATGGCTTCGATCCCAAGACCTGTCGGAATAACTTCATTTCCGGGTCTTATGTGGGCCTCTATCTTAGCGCCATCAAGGACGATGAATTCGCTATCCAGGACATGACCGCATTTTTGAAGTATCTCAATGAGCGCCTCGCCAACTGGAAACCGGTGAGGACTGGGGGCTGACAATGGCGAACACCACCCTTGGACGTACCTTCGGTGTCGAGATTGAGTGCGTCTCCAATCTGGCACGCAGCGAGTTGGCGCAACGCATCAGCCATGCCGGCGTCGACTGCCAATCAGAAAGCCTTTCGCATCACACGCGGGACTATTGGCGTGTGACCACTGACGGATCCGTGGGCGCGAGCGGAATAGAGATCGTATCTCCGGTGCTGAACTGGACGCGCGGGCCCGAGGAGATCATGCGAGTGTGCGAGGTGCTCCGCGCCGCCGGATGCCGTGTCAATCCGCAGTGTGGACTGCATGTGCATGTCGGTGTTCGGCATCCGTCGACGTCGTGGTCCACTCCCATGGCAAAGCGGCTGCCGCTGGCATACGCGCGAGCAGAGCATGTGATCGACAAGTGGATGCCACCGTCTCGGCGCGGCGACAGCAACTACTACTGTCGCTCGCTGGCGCAGAGGCTGAAGCAGCATAGGGTCCTGGAGGCGAACAGCCCTCGCGATGTCATTGTGGCGGCACGTATGATACACGACTACGCCAACCGCGGTAACCGGTATGTCAAGCTCAATATGATACCGGTCTACGATTACGGCACTGTCGAGTTCCGGCAGCATAGCGGCACGCTCGACGACACGAAGGTGATCCAGTGGGCGAAGTTTTGCCTGCGCTTCGTGGACGCGGCGGCAAGCTACGTGCCGCCAGCGCAGACCGAGGCACCCGCGCCTGCAGCAGCTACTACGCAGACGCTGGCGGCTGGAACTACGCCGCGACGTCCACGTAGCGGCACCGCGCGTGCTGTCATATTCGACATGCTGACCCGTCCGGAGGGATGCACCACACGCGAGGTTCTCGACGCCACTGGGTGGCGACAGGTGTCGGTGCTTGGCACCGCTAACCAGATGGGCCTGACTGTCCGCACCGTGCGCGTGCGCGAGACTTACGGCGCGAGGACGCGCAGCGTTCTGCGGTTCTATGCCGACTTGCTTGCGCCTATGTTCCAGGCCGCAGTGCAATCTACCCTGGAAATGGCTGTCGCTCCTCCGCTGCTGCCCATGACGTTCACGCAAGACGAGCTGTTTGAATACCTCGGAATGCCGGACGACGAGCGACTCTACTGGACAACACGAGCGCGGCGCCTGGCTACGATCGAGCAGGGAGCGTCAAACCCCTCGGCGGTTGGAATGACTGACGACAGTTACAGAGCATACGCACAGGAGGCGATGTCATGAGCAAGGTGATCATCCGGCGCGGCGCCAAGACAACCAGCAAAACAAAGAAGCGTCCCACCACAGAGTTCAGGCGAACGTTGAACGCTCCTGCGGTGAAGCGGCCGAAGCCAACTATCCTGTATATGGCCTACGGATCCAACCTGCACATTCGCAGCATGATGCGGAGGTGCCCCGACGCCGAACCGATCGGGACACGCATGCTCAACAATGCGCGCCTGGTGTTCCGTGGCGTCGCGGATTTGGCATTCGAGCCTGACCACTTGGCGCCCGTGGCGCTGTGGAATATCTCGACACGCGATGAAGCATCGCTCGACGGATACGAGGGCGTGTCGGCTGGGATCTATGGGCGCTACTGGATCCCGCTTGGCGGCGGATACCGCGGCCGCAGGGCGCTGGTCTATCTGATGCACGACACCGGGATCTTCCCGCCGTCTGCACACTACGTGTCAACGATCCGCGATGGATACCGCAACTTCCGTCTGGATCAAAGCTTTCTGGACGAGGCGATCGCGCACAGCTATGACCAAAAGACCCCAACGACTCACACACGAGATCGACGCGGGCGGCAGCGCGCACTGCGCCAACCGCTGGTCGAGATGCCGGAGGAGGTCGCGCTGGCGCGGTTGGACAGTGTCCAGCTGTTCCAGCAGACGCAGAAGTTCCCGTTCCAACTGACGTATGATGCTGCAGTCGAGATCATAGAGGAGTGACGTCCATGTCCGATCGAACCAAAAGGATGACCGAGCCGCCCCCGTGCATGCTGCCTGACGGCACGCTGAACGTGGTGGATCCGCTCGACGTCGCAATACACATGTGCGAGAACTGGGAAAAGCAGCGCCGCACAACCAAGAAGGAGAAAGTCATGGATCCGAATGCATGCCTTCTGCAGCTGCTGCAGGCAATCGAGGCGCGTAGGTGGGGCGAGGCGCGTGAGTCTCTTTCCCACATGGAGCAGTGGATCCAGAACGGCGGGTTTCAGGGGGCTGGCATCGCTGCAGCATCAGCCGCAGTCTATAAAGTGATTTGGGATAAGAAAGGATGACTTATGTCGGAGGAACGACAGAAGGTGCTGAACCGGGCGCGGCGTGTGCTGGCGCTGATTGAAGCGAACGCAAAACAAGCCACGCCGGGCCCGTGGGATATCAGCCATGGGCACGTCTTCAAAGGCGAGGAAAAGAATGGAAAGTGGCATGCGTATGACATCGCGTGTCAGCCATGGGAGCGCAGCCAGTGCGTTTACGGCGTGAACCCGGACAACAAGCGCGACCGCAATGTGCGGCACATCGCGACCTGTCATCCCAAGGCCATGCAGCAGTTGGGTCGACGATCTGCGCGAGCTGCTGCCCCGAACTGAAACTGGAGGAAAAGAAGTCATGAGCCGATTGTTTGGATGGAGCCTGCCACCGGGGTGCTCGACGCTCCCCGGCGAGGAGGACGAGGGCCCCTGCGACGTCTGCAAGAAGGCTGTCGACGATTGCATCTGCGATGAGTGTCCGACGTGCGAGGCACAGGGCGATCCGAAGTGTTTTCGCGAGCATGGTCTGCGCCTGACGCGCGAGCAAGTGGTGTCCCGTCTTGAGGCCGAGGCGTACGAACTGCAGGAACGCCTTGACGGCGTTCGGGCGGAGGCAAGCCGTGTGCGTAATGGCGGAGAGTTCCTCGACTGGCTTCCGCGGTCGGGGTGAGTCATGCGGTTCGTGTGCAAGGGACTGCGTACGGTCCGAGCGGGACCGAGTGTCCGCAACGCAGATGACGCCGGCCGGGTGTTCGCTCACCGGCTGGCGTCCAAGATGTTCGGACGCCATGCGCGCTGCCTGTCGATTTCACGGGTGCGGGGAATGCGCCCCGCCACTTACATGGTGGAGATCGGAAACAGCCGAATGCGCGCGACCGAGATCATTCGCGTCGAGGTGCGATACGGGAGGGAAGAATGAAAGTCTATGAGATGATGAACCTGGACGGAGTGAACGCCTGCATGGTGGCTGCGAAAAATCTGAAAGAAGCGGCCGAGCTTATGGACATTACGCCGTATCAAATGCGCCGCATGGGCTGGAGGTACGCGTCAGACGCCACCACTGATCAGAGCACGCTTGACGCCGCGTCCACTGCTCTGGCCAAGCCAGGTGTGCGCTTGTATCGACCGGTCACGCCCCGCGCCGAACCGTGGCGCGAGGAGCGCTACTTGCGCGAGGAGCTGTATCGCCGTCCAAGATAGCGTGCATCTGCTCCTGGCCCTCGCGCACGAACTCCAGCACCTTCTCGTCATTGGTGTCCTCGGTGACCAAGTCGTACAAGAACACGTGCTCATGTGCGGAGCCCTGCCGCCGGATGCGGCCTTCGCACTGCGCACGGACCGTGCTCGACACCGGCGACTCATAGAAGAAACCGTACTTCGCAATCTGGATGTTCAGGCCGGCGCCGAACAAGTTCTGCAGCAGCATGACCCGGCGCCGATCGTCGTTGACAAAGGACAGCAGCTCCTGATCGCTGCGTTTCGCCCTTCCCGCCAGATGGCTATATCCGATCTTCAGTCGTTTGAGCTGCTCGGCGATCCGCGCCGCGGACCAGGTGAACTCGTAGAAGATTACACACTTGTGCTCGTCGACGACGCCCTCCACCAGCGACATCAGCATTTCAAGCTTCGGGTTCTCGTCGAAGGCAAACTGCGCTCGCGTCCCCGTATCGTCGTCGCTGTAGCCGACAAATCCGGACGAGATCTGCCGCAGGCGTAGGAACGCGTTCTTGCTCTCCTGAATACTGCCGCGCCCGTTCTTCCACAGCTCCCAGGCGCGTTTGTAATGCGTCTGCGCATCGGTCGGCAGCTGGATGTATTTCTTGATCATGCTGCATGCCGGAAGATCGGCTTCGTTGGCGCGGATGCGGATGGACCGGTGATTCAGGACCCGGCGCAGTTCCGGCATCATCTGCTTTCGGAAATTGTACTCGCGTCCGCCCCAATAGTTGTCCTTGGCTGAGAAGAACACGTCGCGGAAGAACCCGAGCGTCTTGCCCAAAGTCTCGCCGTTGTCGACCAGGAACATCTGCGACCACACCCGCTCGACGTTTCGACCGAACGGCGTTCCTGACAGAGCGAAGACCAATTGCGCGGTCTGGCCCAGCTTGCGGCTGATGCGGAAGGGAAGCGTCTTCTTGTTGGCGCAGTTCTGCGACTCGTCGATCACCAGCCCGGACGTCAGTCGAGAAAGCTTAGTGATCTTGCCGCGCTTCGGAACCACACGCAGCTTCTTGCTCTTGCTTTTGCCCTTTCGTCCGTCGCGGCCGAGGTCGCCCACCAGCCGCGCCATGCCGCCGTAAGTCTCAATCATCAGGAGCGCATCATCGCCGTGCTCCTCGATCTGTGCCCACTTGTCGCGAGACGAGCCGCGAAGCACCAGGTATGGCAGGTGAGGCATGTGCTTCTCGATCTCACGCTGCCACTCGGCCTTGTTTGGCTTGCGCGGGACGAGCACGATCACTGGGATGCGCAGATGGTTGACTAGCGCCAGCATGACGAAAGTTTTGCCCGTTCCCGTCGCCGCCCATAGGGCGAACCGGCGTGTGCGCAGGCAGATGAGGAACATGACCTTCTGGTGCCGGCGCATGCGGCGCCACACATCGGGGTCGACCTTATGCTTTCGCGCCAGCCGGTCGAGCTGGACGGCGCTGAGTCGCTGGTAGACTCGCCAGTCGTCGCGCTCCTTCTCCAGGAACGCGCGGATGATGCGCTCTGGTGTCATCAGTGATGCGTCGCCACGCTGGCGACGGGGCCTTCCAGCGCCTCGCATATGAGCACCAAGGGCCCGCCGCGGTGTGTCCGGATGGTGATCGGCCTTTTGGTCTCTGTGATCGCAACTCTGATCGGATTCCTCATTTCGCGCTCCACCAGGCATGCACCTGCTCGGTAATCAGGTGCCCGCGCAGACCAAGAGCATGCAGCTTGGCGCGGAAGACATGGAGCGAAATCTCCCGCGCGTTGAACTGCCGACCGGCTTCGGCAATCCGCGCCTCGATGATCTCCCGCCGCTCCGGATCATCGCGGTTCACTGACGTTTTCCTGACTTCTTTGCGCCTAAGCGTTCAAGCCACACACCGAACTGGAACCCACCCATCGCGGCCTGCAGCGCGATCATCCATGGCTCACTCAGCACAGTTGCAGCTAGGATTATCAGAGCTGTAGCAATGACTAGGCGGATGCGTTCATGGTTCATTGGCACTCACCGGGCAGCGACTTGCGAAATTGGCGCCAGCCGCGGAGGTTGCCGTGAAGGTGCGGGCACTCCCAGGCGGTTCTGGTGCAGGCCGCGTCGACCCACACCTGCGTGTCAGGCGTCGCCTGATGCTCGCACGGTGAGGCGTGGAGCGGGACGGAGGCCACCAGCCGGTCGTAGAGCGCGAGGTCCTGCTCGACCGTCGGCACCTTGCCGTCCTGGGTCAGGTATGAGACGCGAGCACAGCGCGCCACCGACACCTTGATGACCTGCTCCAGGTTCATGGGGACCTCGTCGGCACCGCTCTCGTGCTGGCGGGGTGTCACATAGGGCAGATGCCACTCGCCGGGCTGCAGCACCCGCGGGGTTGCGCCAGCGATCGCGTCCCGCACAGCCTCGGCGAGCGCACGCATCTCTGGCTGCGCGTCGGGATGGCAGCGCAGCGCGAAGAAGTTGGACCACTCGGTCGCGGTCACGACCACGTTGATGTGCAGCCACGGTTCCAGCAGGCGGTTGACGATCTGCTTGTGATATTTGGCCTTGGCGAAAGCCCCCGCCGCATCGACCATCTGATCTCGCGCACGCAGCCACGCGTGCAAACGATCGCAGACCATGTGAGTGCGGTCATCACGGTCGGACATCGGCATCAGCACCGGCTCGTCGCACTCCTCCCGCGCCTGCATGCCGGGCTGGTTCTTGCCCCAGTGCATTGGGATGACCGGGTCGTCCAGCACGTCCTGGATCATGCGTTCGACCGGGATCGCGCGGGACGACGAGGCGTTGCGCGAAAATACGCGGTGCGTCATCAGCTCGCCGTGGATGAGCTTGGGGTAGCGGAGCTGCAGAGTGTAGAGCGGCGGGCCGCCGTGCGGGTGGGCGGATGCCGCGATGATCTTTGCCGTGATGGTCATGTGTTCCGTCTCCTACTTATTACCAAACAAAGATGCTGAATGCCGATTAGAGTGAACCCCCAACGCGGCGCGAGCGATAGCATTAGCAAGAACAACAGCCATGCCGGCACCTGTACGATCTCCGTCCACATGTAAGTTTCCCCGAACAGCACAGCGAAGGCGCTGACTATAACTGCCCCCACGCACAAGGTAGCTAGCAGTTCTTTGTTATTGGCAGCCTCTATTAGTATCCCGCCGAGCCACCAAACAGGGAACGCGAGCAGGCCAAATTCGCTAGGGATCAGCCCGGCGAGGATTAGCGTGACCGCCAGGATCGGGAAACCGATCAGCCATCCGACGTACATGGGTTTACCCCTAGGTTTTGCCGACGTTCGTAGTCGGCGTAGTAGTTGAGATACCACTGCGCCTTGGCAATGTCCTCGCTCCCGCCCTTCTTCTTGGCGCGGGCAAGGTATTTGTGGATGTTGAACTTGAGCGCGCCGCGGAATTCTTCGGGCGTCAGCCATGCTTCCAATACCTTGATGACCTCGTACGGGTTGTCTGCACCGCCGTAGTGGTCAGGATGGTTCACAGCTTCCTCGGAAGTGCCGCCTTCGAGCAACTCGACGGTCAGGTCGATCTTTGACGGATCTGTGCAATCAAGCCCTTCCAGAATTATTTCGCGCATCTCATATGCCACGTTCTCGTCACCTACTTCGGTGAAGCAGAACTGCGGCAGTGTGACACGAAATGAATGGCTGGTCATGAAGTAGCATCCTTCTGTCGGCGACGGATCTCGCTCTCGGCTAGCCTAGACAGCTCGTGGGTCAATGTAGGCCCACCCGCTGCCACCAGCATGTCGCACGCGCGACATTCTTGCAAAGTCAGATTCGGTCGACGCGCACCAAAGTGTTTGAGGTAGTACGCGAACATGATCTGCGCGGCGGCATAGTCGACGCCATGATCGTGAACGAAGTGCATAACCGGGAAAGCTCCAGTGCGCTGCGCCACATCGGATTTGTGCAAGGCATTGTAGACAGCCTCGGCTTCGCTGCGGTGCTCGGGCGTATGCTTGGCAACGTCCGCCTCGAACCTTTCCACTGAATACCCGGGACGTCCGGGTTCTCCGATCTTGATGCCCAATCGATCGAGACTGGCGTGCATGGCGTGCCGCGACAACGCCTCGGCGATCAGAGCGATGGTCTCGTCCTTCGACATCGGATCAATCTCCCGGAACCCCGTTGTCCTCTTCATATGTCTCAGCTACGCCGTTCGTCGGCATCAGCGTGTCGAAATAGTCGTCAGGCAACACTACCGAGTCGGTGCAGAACTGCCCTCGGTCGAGGTGCTGGGTAATCAACAGACCGAACTTGTCCTTTTTCGATCGCGCGTGCTCGACATACACGCGCGCCAAGCCGAATTGCCTTTCCGGACGAGTCGCCGAGTAGGTCAGGACGATATCCGCCGTCTGGATCTGGCTGATGTCCTCGCCGATGTCGGTGGAGCGAGCCACCTCGTTTTCGTTACCTTTCCTGTTGAGCTGATCAACCACAACCAGTGCAAGATTGCGCTCGAACGCCAACGCGCGCAGCCGTTCCAGATTATGCCCAAGACTGATCCGGTAGTCGCTCGCCGACCGTGCGTTCTGTTTCATCAGCTTGGGATAGTCCAGGACCATCAGGTCGGGGATGAAGCCATCAACCATCTCAATGCTGTCGAGGTAAGCTGACAGCATCTCGACACTCAGCGCGCGGTTGGGGAACTGCTTGATGATCAGATTGGACTCCTTGCCGCGCAGCTGTTCCATTCGCGCCGCAAGTTCCTCGGCGAGCACCGGGCTGTTGAGGTCAAACTGAACCGGGACGTCCTCGTGCTCGATCGCGCGGATGTCGCCGTTGCCGTCGCGGAGGATGATTGGCGCGCGCGTCATCTCAGCTGATTGCTGCGGCACGCCGAACAGCGACTGGTAGTAGCGCATCCGCGTTTCGTTTTCCGAGTTCTCCAAGCTGATATGCAGGACGCGCAGTCGGCGCAGCAATGCGGCCTTGGCAACGCCGACCAGGAACCACGACTTGCCACCACCCTTAGGTCCGATCAGCAGGAAAATACGTTTCCGCGCCGGGACGATTCCGCGCCGGTCCAGGACCGCAATTCCTGTCGAGAACTCACGATTGTCATTGCGCAGCCATTCGATGAATTCCTCAAGTGGATCGTCTAGCTTGACGCCGCGCTCGAACATCTGGTTCCGCGCGCGCATGATGTCGGCAAGGATTTCCTCGACATCCTCGATCGAGCTGTCGCCCTGCCGCGTAATGATTTCAGCGGAGCGAAGGATTGCTTCCTTGAGCTGACCTTCACGGTTCTTCCGCTGCAGCGTGTCGACCACGTATTTGGCATTGATGCCCTCGGAGAGCATCGCCATCTGCATCAGGATGCGGCGGATCAGACTGGCGCGACGGTTCGTCGGATCCTCGAGGATATCCGCGAACAGATCAGCCGTGTGTGCCTTCGGCGCGTGCCCATACTGCCGCCAGTAAGTCACGCACCGCTCGGCGATCAGGCGGTACTCGCCGTCGAGCGCCTCGACGTCGAGCGCAGAGGCGACGATCCGACCGTTCTGGTCGTCGTGAGCTAGGATCGTGATAATATTCTCACATTGGGCGCCAGATGGTTTCTCAGTCATTTTTTGAGCCCCTTGTTCCAAGCAACTCTCCCCATTGTAGCGAATGATATTTTTCGGCGATGCTCCTCAGATTTAGGAATACCCTTAGTTTTCCCACGAAGACCCTTCGATATCTTTTTCTTGTGGGCGGATGTTAGCTTCCTTCCCCTCATTGCTATTGATTGCTTTTCCTTATGCTCCTGTGTTTTTGGAATACCTCGCATTCTGGGAGCTGCGTCGATATGATTTTGCTCGCATCTGGTTATGATTACATTTCCGACTTCGTATGAGCCGACGTCCCCTGGCCGCGCCATAACGAACTGACCAAGCATGCGTCCTCGATTTTTCAAATGCCCTGAATCCTGCCAAATACTAAGCCAATCCTCGAATGTCAGCGTGAATGCGATTCCACGCCTCTTAGCGGAGGAGCGTTGGGTGCACCAGGCTCTTCTCCACTTCCTTATTTGCGCGGCAGTCGGCATTGCTGAAGTCATGGTTGTTGTTAACTCTCCCTGATACGGACGATCCATTGCATCATGCCGCCGCGCGCGTATCCGGGGAATGCTCGATTGATCGCGGCCGGCAGGCGGTGGATGTGTCCCATCAGCGTCCGCGCGGTGACGGGATATCCCGCGTTGGTCATATCCTTGTAGAGAAGCTCAACCCCCATGCGCAGCACGACGATCTGTCCTTGTCGCTGCGGGTGAGCATTCCGCAGATAGGTTAGCAGTCCGGGCAGCTTCTGCCGAAACCTGGAATCGATCGCCCGCATCAGCACGCCGGCATGCGGACACTCGACGCCCATGCCGGTCAGCGTTCGCGCGATCGCGTCAACCACCATGACTTCGCCGGACTCCGCCTCCTCGGTGCCGTCTATGGAAAGCTGCAGCAGTGCGCGAGCGCGGGCGATCAATCGCGTCAGCTGCTCGTGCGTCAGCTGTGGCAGCAGTGCGTTGATCTGCTCAGCTGGCGTGGTCATGACTTCTTGCGCTCTTGTCGTTTCTTTGCCCGGCGCTGATGGCGATTGGTTGGATGCTCCCACGGGCGTTGCTTGTTCGGTTTATCTGATGGACCGCGACCGATTGGAGCGATGGTCGCTTTGGTGATTCCACGTCGAGCCTTCATACTCGTTTCCCCTCCAGGCATGCGGCGCAGATGTCCAGACCGCGCGTGTCGCGGCGGATCTCAGGATTGCTGAGTTGGGAGGCGACGAGCAGGCCGCACGCCGAGCCGCTGTCGGTCCACACATGCGCGAGCAGCGCGTACTGGTTCCGGATGATGTAGCGCGGGCCCAGTCGCTTGCGCGGTGGAGGATTGCAAGCAGGTCGTGCGGCTGTGCTTGCTTGCCGAGATGATTCGGCTGGCGGGAGTACCTTAAGCCTGTCGGCCGGGACGTTCAGCGTCATCAGCTCGCCGCAACGGATGCAACGAAACCGCGTGGTGGGTTTGACCCGCTCGCGATCGACGAGGCCTAGGCTGCCGCACTTGAGGCAGAGCACGGCCCGCTTGTTCGGCGGAACGAACACAGCCTTCGCTTTGCGTGGCACAGCGTTGTACGTATTCTTACTCATCCCCTGCCCATCTGTGGTGCCCACCGGTGCGCGCGAGCGCGCGGAGCATGGGTTCTACTGCCTCATATCGCCCGGCGCACCGGTGGCGACCGCACGAGCATGGCGGAGCATTCCAGGGATTGACAAGGGCGGGGATTATCGGGGACAAAAGAAATGCCCCGGCGATGCGTGTCACATCCCGGGGCGGAGATCCGTGTTTAGGGCTGGCAGGCCTCACGGAAACTGCGAAGACGGTACACGAAGTTGCCTCTCCGCGCAATCCCTCCCCCGCCAGAAAATCGGACACGACATGCCCATCCCGGGTGAACCCGGGGTCCACCAGCAGGAAGCTCGGGAGACGAGCGACCGGACGGGCCACCCAATCAGTCCGAGGTCGTGCGCCACTTCCGCGTGGGGGACCGAGAGACCCGCAGGTCATTGAACCTGACCGGGAGTGGGGAACAGCGCCGCGTGGATGCGCTGTCTCTCCTGCCGTCGAGAACTTAGCCATGGGGAGTCACGAGGCGCCACAGCTCGACCCGCCTCAAGATGACTGTCCTTCCTCTGGGAAGGTTTAGGGCTCCCACCCACGCTCAGCCAAAGTGACCAGGCTCCGCCAGTTGCAAAAGCTCATACCATGGTCCTTGCTAGGCCATGGTATGCCTGCTTCCCTCACCTGCCGTTGCAAACCAGTTCAGGTTTTCCTCATTGTCCTGGCCAGCCCTGGAAGGATTTTAAGCTAGCGGAGATATGACCAGCTGTGATGGAAAAATCCTGGCGGAGAACTCAGATGTCGAGGAAATGGGAATACTATACAGAGACTTTGACTGGTGGCCCTGACGGATGGGTCAAGGACCTGGACCAGCTAGGCCAGGAGGGGTGGGAGCTGGTCCAGGTGGACTTTACTTCATTTCCTCACGTAGCTGTGCTGAAGCGGCCAGCAGATGTGTCGGATGATCTTGGAATGGGGGATCTTGCAGACCGGGACTTGGACAAGGAGCGGCGATGAAGCGAGCGCGCAAGAAGCTGAATGTGTGGGGTGGGCTCGTCATGCTTCCCGAAGGCCAAACGCGCGTGCTGGTTGCGACCAAGACACAGGCCGAGGCCGCGCAACTGTTTGGCGAGTCCGTCTATCACTTTCGAGAACACATGACGCAGACGTTCAACAAGGACGAGATCGCGCTGGCGCTGGGATCTCACGGCGTCCGGCTTTATCCGAAAGGAAGGGGAAACCGATGATTTTTGAAGCCAAGGCTGAGCATGAAGTCGCTTACCAGGAACTCGCGGAGCTGATTCACCGACATGCCGACAGCATGACTGCACTGGAAGTGTTGGCGGTTGCTGCAAATATTGTTGGCAAGCTGGTGGCACTGCAGGACCAACGCACAATCACTGCTGAGCAGGCGCTGGAAGTCGTAGCGCGCAACATCGAACTCGGCAATCGCCAAGTGCTCGGCCATCAGCAGGAACTTGTGGGAGGCAAAGTAAATCGATGAGCAGCAGCGTTTCCGACAAGCTGAAGGCGCTCAAGTGCGCGCACAAAGCGCTTCGTGCGATGTCAATCATCTCTGGGAGCAGCTCCGCCGATCAGCATCTCACAGTACTTTCCGAGGTCGTCGATGAGTACGAGGAAAAAGCCGAGGCCGAGGAAGCAGCCAATCTGGCAGAATTGGAAAGAGTGACCGCGGATTTGAAACGGAGGAAAAACCAATGAGCAGAAAACCGAACGAGCAACTGGCCCGAACCATTCTTGACGGACCGCAGGGCCAGCTTATCCGCACGCTGGTGCTGCAGGAGCAGTCGCCGGTTTCGGATGCGGAGCTGGCAGAACTGATCAAGCAGCTGAAGGATTACGGCGACACTCTGCAGAAGATCGGCGAGCGCAATGTCTCAAGCCATTATCAAGACGTGGCAAGGGCCGGGCAGCAGAGACTGGACTGGGCGGCGATGGTCAAGAAGGCCGCCGACATCCTCGCCGCTCAGGACGCCACGATTTTGGGCGTGCGGGGGAGAGCAGCTGTACTTCAGGGGCAACTTGATGGCGCCAATGAAAAGATTGAGCAGATGAATGCCATCGACCGTGAGGCCGCCGAGCACGTCGAAAGCGTGATCTGCATGCGCAGCGCGCACTTCACCGGAGAGGATCCGTATGTGGGATGGAAGGGTCTAGGACTTGCTCTGACGCAGGACTACGATGACCTCGCGATCAAGGAAGCACAGCTTACCGCGGCTCGCGCCCTGCTCGACGATGTCTTGCGGAAGCATTCCGATGTCAATAAGCAGCTGGAGCATGTCCTGTCCGACTATGTGCATTGGTTGGACGCACGCATGCAGCGCGCCGGCCGGTCGAGTACAACGCCGGATCAACGTATTGAGGCGGCCAAGCGGAAAATCGTGGATACGTCACACCTTCCGGGCCACACGAACCTGGTGCATGTCGAACTGAAGAAGGTCGTTCCCACTTCAGACAAGGAAGCGTCGGCGCTGACGGACAGGGAGATTCAGATAGATTACACGCTTCACTGTCAGCTGTGGGACGCAAGAAGCGCGGACGACGACGGATACAGCGGATCCCCCGGCGAATGGATCGTCGAGCGCCTCGACGAGCTGAAGACCGCAGCCAAGGAACGCGGCATCACGCTGGTCGAACCGCCTCATGTCGTGTCGGCGCTGGACAAAAATGACGAGGTCGATTGACTTCGTCTGCGGTACGTGTTGTATCGTGTGTGGAACAACTGCTGACTCGCGGGCGGAACATGTCAGTGAAATCAGAGCCATCTGTCGCATGGGCACGACTCGCTCGCGAGTTGCGAGCGGATCGCGATGAAATGCAGCGTTCCTTCCGCGATACGGCACGTCTCGCCGGTGTGAGTCTGGCAGCGTATCAGCGTGCCGAGACTGGACGTCCCGTCGACAGCCGAAACTTCCTCCTGCTGTGCGATTGGATCGATGCCGATCCTCGCTCCTTCCTGGAAAAGACGTGACCCCTCCCTCCAATATGACCAATGCGTGTGGGAAAAGCAGGAGACGCGTCAGATGAGAACGTGGCTTCACGCCAAGACCGGGCGCCGGTACATCGAGATTGGACGAGGTCCGCTATCCGTATCGGCCGGGCCCGGACTGCAGGAGAATGATCGTGTCGTTGCCTACCGGCCCGAGGCCCCGGCCGGCGAGGACATCTACTTTCGAGGCGAGCGCGAGTTCGACGACGGCCGGTTCGTTTTGCTGGACAGTCGTCCCGATGACGATGGCATCGCAGTCAAGGTCGATGTGATCGCGGCAGCCGACGCTGGACACCGCCTCGACGAGGCGCGCGGCGAGTTCATCAAGTGGGTGCTGCACAGTGCATTCATCTCAGGTGTGGCGGGAAACGATATCGGGCAAAAGATTGTTCACAAGGCAATTGATCTTGGAGTGGCTCGCAAGGAGCACTACGATTCGGTGAATGATCATTCCGGACGACCGTTCACTGAACCGCATGGAACTCCATGGATTGTCGTGATGGTGACAGAATGACCAAGCAACGCATGTCGGGGAGCGAGGTGGATGCCGTGTCCCGCTGGGGACGTCGCTATCTGCGCTGGCGTGCCGGCCAGCGCGCGTGGTGGAAACGCAAACTGCGGCGCCGCATCCGGCGCGGAAGGATCGAGCAATGACGCAAGCAGTGAAACGCGATACCGGCCCGTGGACTTTTGAGCTGCAAGGAACCAGCGTGGTGATCATGTTCGATTGCGGCTCGGATCAAGGCGCTGCGGAGATGTATGAAGCGTTTTGTCAGGCAGCTGCGACAGGGTCCGTGGTCCATTTTGAGCTGAATGGTGCCGAGATCACGCCACCCGGGACGATTGTCCAATGACCGCGATCACCTGGTTTCGAGGCCGTTACGGCTTCCTGTCGAACTTCTTTCCAGCGAAGATCCGTTACGGGGAGCACGAATACCCGACCGTGGAGCACGCCTACCAGGCGATGAAGTCGCTTTCGCCTGTGGAGCGACACGCCATATGGATGGCGTTGACGCCGGGAAAGGCGAAGCGCCTCGGCCATCGGGTGCAATATCCGCGTCCGGACTGGCATGAATACAAGCTCCCCGCTGATGAATGAGCTTGTGCGGATCAAGTTCGAGGATCCTAAGCTTGCGGCGCTGCTCGTCGCAACATCGCCGCTCGACCTGATCGAAGGCAATGAGCATGGTGACGTGTTCTGGGGACAATGCCCGATCGGCGACGGCGAGAACCATCTTGGCCGCATTCTCATGCGCGTTCGCGCGTCGTTGGGGTGAGCATGATCATCATTCCGGAAATCGAGCGAGTCGTCTTGCTGGTCCCGCGCACCGGCTCGGGGTCGTTGCGTAGGGCGATCGCCGAGAAGTACCCGCGCTCGTTCATGCTCTACCGCCACATGGAAGCCGACGGCGTGCCGCAGGGATACGATCGTTGGCCCCGGCTGGGCGTGGTGCGCAATCCGGTCGCACGCCTGTGGTCGCTCTACAAATTCCTGCCGCATGTCCATCGCTACGGCGACGGGCCGATTGAGCGGGCGTGGGAAGCGGCGCAACACGCCAGCGTTCGTGGAAAGGCGTTTGAGGAATGGATGCTCACCAATGAGACGCCGTTTGTCGGCACCGGGATATTTGCGATCACTGACTGTCGGCACGCGATGCCCGAGAACCGCAAAAGCCAGTGGGTCTATCTGCGTCCGGATCTTGGAACGAAGATCATCAAGTATCCGGAGCTTGCTCGACAGATCAAGGTTCATCTGGATGTCGACTTGACGGATCGACGTGAGAATGCGAGCAGATGCGACGCGGAGATGCCTGAACTGTCGGCGGAGGGCTGGTTCCACGTCGCCCAGATGTTCAGATGGGATATGCGGATGTGCGATGATGAGCTGGGAGTGCGCGCATGACCGATGAGGAACCGCAGTGGATCTTGGCTCGTACCAAGGCGCGGCGCGAGCAGTACGCCGCCGAGAACATTCAGCGACAGGGCCTCCCTTTCTACTTGCCTTTCGCAGTAGATGCGCGGGACAAGATAGTCCCGATGTTCCCCAGCTACATTTTTGTTCGGATCACCGGCCGCTGGCGCTTTCTGGAGTCCACCTATGGCGTGGTCAGCGTGGTGAAACGTAGCGGGACTCCGGAAATCGTGCCTCTGCCGATCATTCTGGAGCTGCAGGCGCGAGCTAACAGGAAGGGGATGATTGAGCTTCCGGACCCGGAGTTCACGCTCGGTCAGACTCTACTCGTCCGAACAGGACTATTGCAAGGCGAGACTTGCTGGTATAAAGGCATGACAGGGACGAGTCGCGTGGCTGTGCTGATGGAGATCCTGGGAGCAACCAGGGCTGTGACACTGCCCCTCGACGCCGTCGAAGCTGCGCCCGCGCCACTCCGGGTGCGGTAGCTTTAGATGAGCACACCAGACCAAGAGATTCTTTCGCCGCGCGAGTCCGAGCCGCTCGTCCTTCCACACAAGGGGATGCAGCGCAGCGAGGTCGAAGGCTTCCTTTACGGTGTCGCCTGGATCCTGGCCGAGAACGGCGTGCCGCGCGAACGCATCAGCAAGATCATCCATGGACCAGCTGTTCAAAAAGCGAAGGAGCTTTGGCCTGACTTCGATATGACTACAGTGAGCAAACAAAAACGGGATGGTCCGTGAAATGTTGAAGCTGTATCCGCGCGAGAACGACGTGGCTCAGTTGCTGATGCGAGGCATGTCGTCGAAGCAGATCGCCAAGGAACTGAATATCTCGTACTACACTGCTCGCTCGTATCGAGAACGTCTCTACCGGAAGCTCGGCGTCAGAAAGATCACACAGTTGATCCGTATCCTGTTGCAGGAGCCGAAGATCCTGGTCGACCGCTACGGACGCTCCGACACCGGAGGAATCAATTTGCACTTCTCGACCGTCTCGCAGCTGAAGGGGTCCGGAGGCCCGCCGACGCATCCGATCCCGTGCGAGGGAACGCACCGCCGGGAGATCTACGACAAGCTGCAGCAGAATCGCGGATGCCCTGTTCAGTTCAGCGGACGCAGCCTGCATAGCGTCATGCGCTCGCTGCGTGACGAATATGGGCTGGACATTCGCTGCACCCGCAAGGGCAATCAGCACAATCAGCCATCGTACATCCTTGTTGGCGAATGGTTCGGCGAGCGATATGAGGACTATGTGGCGGCGCGGATGGACGCGCCGAATGCGCCGGTAGCCCAATTGGCAGAGGCGGCGGGCCCAAAATCCGTGCAATGAGCTACCGCGATCCGCTAGAAGCCAAAGCATATGCTAGAAGGCACTATCAAAAGCATAAAGCTTTGTATAAAGCGAGATCGAAAGAAAACAACAAGCGATCCAGGAAAATAGCTAGAGAGTTTATCAACATATACAAAGCTGGGCTGGGTTGTGCGTCGGTAGCCCAATTGGTAGAGGCACTGCCCTCAAAAAGCAGTAAGTGGGAGTTCGAGTCTCTCCCGGCGCACCAACTGATCGCGGCAGATGCCCTGGGCCGTTCCCGCTCGCGGTCGGTCTTGTCGACTAGGCATCTCGTTAAGCCCTCGGGAGGGGCCGCGACAAATGGAGTTCCAGCGGTGGCGAAAAGCCATGTGTGCGCCGCAAGACAGTCGGATGAGGCGTTGCGGTCCTGGTCGCCCTTCGGCCCGCTGGAATGGGGAATTCACTCGAAACCGGGAACTTGAGCTATGAAGCACCAGGACATCAAGCAGCTCGACGGCGTGATCGCAGGCATGCCCACCCGCAAGGAGAAGCTGGATAGGTGGGCGGGGCTGGTGAGTTTGTACGATGGAGACCTTACTCCGCTGCATGCGGTGGAGTATACCGCGGTGACCACCCTGCGTTACGAGGGAGTCCTTAGTCAATGGGCTGGAAGGGTCGCCTACGAGGACCCGCTGTTTCGTGTCATGGGGCTCAAGTCGGCATCCGCCTGGGACGTGGTCGAGTTCTTCGAGCTGACGCGCCATGAACTGCACGAGATCAGCTGCGATTGCCAGCAGAAAGCCACGGCGGAGCGGACGGTCAAGGCCATTCAGGAAGCGCAGAACGCCGGAAGGATCAGCCAGGTCCGTGGGCGGCTGTGGCGGTGGTGGAACAGATGAGCTGACTCGCTGGCTCGCGCGTGCCGGCAAATGGCCATGTCAGTCCTTGCGAAGAACGGAGGGCGGGTCGGCCAGGATCGTGGCCCCGTGATCAAGGACGAAACGGGGCGCCTAATTCCTCTAGAATAGTGAGCTGGGAGATGAGCAGATTTCAGTGGTTTGTGGCGGTGACGCTTGGCTTGGGGCTTGGTCTGGCCTGCATCGCGCTGGTGAATATCCTGGTTTCGGACGTTCCTGCAGGACGTCGGATTGCGCCCAAGACTTGGCCGACCCAGGCGCGGATGATGGTGGGTCTGAGATGAGCGTCGCACCCATCACCCAGCTGCTGATTCCCTGGGCCAGCATGGCGCCGCATGCGCGCTACTTCGTTGTCGCGTTGCACGATCGGATCACCTTCTGCGACTATAGTGTCGCGGAGCTTGTCGACGACAGGTGGCAGGTCACGCAGCATGGTCGGAGCGCCTTCGGAGAGGCACATCGCTTTGTCTCCATGACGATGGCAGCTAAGCTAAGCGAATAAGCTAACAGGTTTTTTCCAACTTAGATTAGTAACCGCAATGCAACGCAGAGCAATCCGACAGAGGCCTATCACCACTGAGCCAGAACCCGATGTCAGGGATGGCCGGAAGAATAACAAGGGCAATCCCAATTGGCATAAGGGCATGACTAAGCCGGAGGGATCCGGACGTAAGCCTGGCCAGGGGAATCGTGTGACCTCCAACCTGAAGACCGCGCTGATGATGGCAGCGGAACAGATTGGAGAGGATGGTGAGGGGCTGAACGGGCTGGTGGGGTTCCTCAAGCGATTGGAGATGCGGCACCCGCCGTCATTCGCCAGACTGCTTGCCATGCTCCTGCCGCTGCATATCCGTGGCGACTTCACGGAGCGGCCGGTGGAGGAGATCGACGAGAACACCAGTGTCCAGGACGCGCTGGAACGCTACCTGCAGACCTTGCGTGCCCCGCCGGGCCAGCTGCCGGCACCGCGCGTGATCGAGCACGAGCCCGTGGATATGGCCAATGTGCGCCCTGAGAGGGCGAACGGGAGGACGCACTGATGGCCACGGAACTGGAAACACTTCGCATACTCACTCTGCTGGACGCATTCCCTGACTCGCTCCCCGGAGGTCTTTCCGGCGCCCAGATCGGGAAGATACTCGACATGGGGCCCGGGACGCTCTACCCGGCATTGATGCGGCTGGAGATCGATAGAAAGGTCGTCAGCGAGTGGGCACAAGAGCCGTACCCACGACGGCGCCTCTATCGGATCTGCCGGGATGCCCAGAAAGCGGACAAGATCACACGGCTGCGTATCAGCATGGAGGGCGACCAGTTCATGGTCGACGATCCCAGCCTGACCGGCTCGCCGCCTGTCGGACGCGGCAAGACGATGATCGAGGCCATCGGCTCATTCGTTCACAATAACCAGGACCGTTTCGGCTTTGTTTTCGACGTCGATCCGTCAGCGGAGCACGCCGAGGAGGAACGCCGGGAAAGGGAGTTGGCGCGGCGATGAGGGCCACCGGAGCAATTCCCGCGATGGCGAGCAGCATGTCAGACCCCGAGGTGCTGGACGTTGTGGTGCGTGGCGGCGCCTGGCCGCAGCGCCGTACGTTCACGTTCGTCACTGAGCGGACGTATCAGGGCGAGTCAGTCAAGCTGCGCGGCATTGCGCTCGTGCTCGGCGAATACGACATGCCCGACCTGCTGATCCCGGACGGCGCGCGCGGCTTTGTGGACGGCGACAACGGCAGCCGCTACGTCTATGTCCGCTTCCCGGTCTACCGTGGTGTGCGGGCGTCGGTACTGCGATCGCGCCTGATCTACAGCTCAGATGTGCATTGATGCGAGTCCTCGATCATTCGTGGTTTGATGAAGGGAAATGGTACGATGAAGCACGCACGAGCTGATTACGATCCAATCCAGGATCCACGCGGACTGATCCCGGACGACGAGCCGGTGATGTTGTTCCGTGCCCAGGACGAGAACTTCGGGGACGTCTGTATGTTCTATGCGGCGCGTTTGGAGAGCAAGGGCGGGGATCCCGAGATGATCCGGCGAGTGCGTGCGCACGCCAAGCTTGGCGCAGCGTGGCCGAACAAGAAGAAGCCTGATCTTGCGTCGAATAGCTGAGAACGTGCCGTATATGATCGAGGTGTGAAGGCCTGCAAGTCCCCTGCCGATCTGCTGTGGGTTGGCATCGCTCAGTTGGTCGGCAGGGGTTTTCCCAAAGTTTCGTTGCGAGGCGTTTGTCGGCTGCCGTTAGCCCCCCGACACCCGAAGCCGGCAGGCGCCTCCAAAGGATCCGCCCGGGAGAGTCCGAACGTTCCGTGCCTACACCCCGGACGTTCTTGTGTGGGAAGCCAATGCCCCTTGCGCTTCCCCCGTCCCCCACTCCCGGGCGGATCCGTTCTTTTCGGATGGCAATGACTGCGGCACCCGTCCAGGTAATGCGTACCCGCCGCAAAGCTTTGTCTCCGAGGTGTGGTCGGAGGGTCAGAATCCTCCCGGAGGCCCTCCGACCCACTCCCCCTTCTCGCACCCGGAGCTTTTGGCAATGCCACTCGCCGATTCTCCGATCTTCTCCGACAAGAAGCCGCCGTCCGCGCCTGAGACAGGTCGGGAGCATGTGACATGAGCCAAGAGTTCGAGACTTGTGGCGGCTGTCCGACGCCCACGATCTGCTCGGCGTGGGGACGTCGCTCGTGCTCGGCAGCGCCAGTCGTCGACTTGGCCAAGTTCCGCGAGGCACGCAATGTGGTGATCGAGAAGTCGCGTGTGATGGGCGCGACCTGGGCGCGCAAGCAATCCCTCAAGGCGATCGCAGTCGGATCTATGACAAGCCAGCGCTCAAGTCGAGCACCAGCGTGTCGATGACCTATTTCGACGAGATCGAGTCCGAGGACGATTGAAGGCTCTGTGTGTCGAAGTGATCGGCGACATCTACGATGGAGCTGAGGTGGTGCTGACCGCGCCGATCCAGACCTTCTTTTCCGGACAGCCGAGAGAACTGCTCCCCGAGGGGACGCGCGGTGTCTTCGTTGCGCGCAATGACGTTGACATCCAGGAAGTGGCGCCGGTGCGGATTGGAACATCGATCATTCTGGTGCCGTGGGCTCAGCTGGAGTGGGTGCAGTGAGCATGCGCTTTAAGCTGGGAGACAAGGTGCGGCTGATCGATGGTGGGCCCGGAGGCGAAGGCCTGGGCCCGGTCATGGAAGTAATTGTCCTGCATGCCGACAGCTTATACACATGCATTTGGAATAGCCCTGAGGGTGGTATGTTCAAGTCCGTGTACCACCATGACAGACTGGTGAGCGGCCCATATCCCGCGCCAGCATGTATCGCGCCCATGCCCTGTCCGTCGACGCAGCACTTGGGTCCGTTCTCAGATGTTAGGCGAGCTAATGGAGAGCATGCGTTTCGCTGCGACTGTTGTCAGCAGACTGTCGGGCCGGAGTCTCCGACATTCGACGTGACGCGTCGGGCGATCATTCGTCTGTGCGCGCTCAAGCTGCACGCGAAAGCGTCGTAGATGACTCTGCCCGAATCCGTGCTTGTCGGCATACTGCTTGTGATCTTCCTGGTCGGATTGGGCCTGGTGCTTTCCGGACGTAGACGCTGATGTGGGACATGGCCATGGTGCTGGTTGTGCTTGTCGTGATCCTGTTCCTGTTGGGGCGTTGAAGCTTCCTATGCCCGCACAGAAACGTGAGTGGTACGACCTCAAGCGCGTTTCACAATCGCCACTCGGTCCAGGAATGTCATGGCTCACGACTGCGGCGGTTCGCAGCTGCAATCTGTGCGGTGAGGCAATCGACGGCATGGGCGGCCCTGGTCGTTCGATCTGCATCGCTTGTGGCGACGATTTGCTGGCTGGTCGCTTGCGTGGTCTGGTGAAGCGATGACCATTCGCCAGCGCATATCGCTCGACCCGCCGCGTACCGTGTGGGAGCGCGGCGACTGGCCGCCGGATTATGTCAAGGTGCTGGCATGGCGGCAGCAACAGCTTGTGCTGATCCGCGAGAACGAGGAACTGAAGGAAGGCGCCCTCGCCTATTACAGCGACGAGGACCACATCTGCGACTTCATCAACCATTGGGCCGTGACCTATGACCCGCGGTTGGCGATGGACTTGAACCGACTGACCACAATGCCGTTCATCCTGTTCGGGCGACAGGAGCAGCTGGTCCAGTTCCTGGTCGAATGCCTGATGCTCCAGGAATCGGGGCTGGTCGAGAAGTCGCGCGAGATGGGTGCGACTTGGGTGTGCATCTGGGTGACCATCTGGCTATGGCGCTTCCGTCCTGGGTCAGCGACCGGCTGGGGCTCACGTGATCAGGACACGGTCGACCACATCGGAGACCCTGACTCAATCTTCGAGAAGATCCGCCGTAGCCTCGGCTATCTGCCGACTGAGTTCCTGCCACGTGGGTTCAGCTTCCGCGACCACTGCTCGTTCATGCGGATCATCAATCCGGAGAACGAGGCGACCATCACCGGAGACTGCGGCGACAACATCGGCCGCGGCGGCCGCAAGCTCTGGTATCTGAAGGACGAGAGCAGCCATTACGTCCACCCCGAGAAGATCGAGTCGGCGCTGTCGGAGAACACGCGCTGTCAGATCGACATCTCGTCGGTGGGCCCGCTGGGCAACGTGTTCAACCGTCGCCGCGAAGCTGGGTCGGACTGGGCGCCTGGAGTGCAGATCGAACATGGCCGCACGCGTGTGTTCGTCATGGACTGGCGCGACCATCCCGAGAAGGATCAGGCGTGGTACGATACCAAGCGGCAGAAGGCGGAGGCCGAGGGCCTGCTGCACGTCTTCGCTCGCGAGATCGACCGTGACTACGCCGGCTCGGTCGAAAGCGTCATCATCCCGGCTGAGTGGGTCAGGGCCTGCGTCGATGCGCACCTCAAGCTTGGAATCGACGTCACAGGCGATCCGTGGCGCGCTGCACTCGATGTCGCTGACGGTGGCGGCGACACCAATGCGCTGAGCTTGGAGGAAGGCATCGTCCTGCGTCAGGTCAAGGAATGGGCTGCGCGCGATGTCGGCGTCACCACCCGCCATGTCGCCGAAGTGTGCGGTCCGTACGCGCCGATCGACGTGCAGTACGACTCGGTCAGCATCGGCGCAGCGGTCAAGGCAGAGATCAACCGGCTGATCGACGAGAACCAGCTGCCGAAGAACGTCCGCTTTGTGCCGTGGAACGGCGGACTCCCTCCAATCGATCCCGAGGGATATGTGATCCAGCTACCGAACGGGCAGCCCGACAAGAAATCGCCGAAGTGGAAAAGCTTCGCGCACAATCTCAAGGCTCAGGGTTGGTGGAAGATGCGGCGTCGCTGCCAGATCACTTTCCGCGCGGTGACCGAGCCTGGTTTCACCTGGGACCGCGAGGACCTGTTCTCGATTGACTCGCGCATTCCCCTGCTGCAGAAGATCATCAAAGAGCTGTCGCAACCCACGCATGGTCTGTCGGCGACCATGAAGATGATCGTGAACAAGCAGCCCGAAGGCACCAAGTCGCCCAACATCGGCGACTCGGTCATGATGTGCAATCACCCGATCACCTCGGCCGGCATCAGGCAGATCCCCGACGCTGCGTTGAAATGGGCTGCCATCGCCGGTGTAGCGCGCAGGGCAATCCGATGAGCGCTGAGGGGCGATACAAGAAGCTGTTGGAGGCATTTAGCGAACTGCAGGCCGCAGCTCAGAAGGTCGTGGACGAGACTGACCGAATCCATGACAGCAGCCCATTTCCCGCGAAGTACCGGGCCCCTTATGGGGCGATTGTCGAGTTGCGGAAGCTTTTAGCAAAGCAGTATGGCGCGAGATGAGCACTGAGCCAAAGATCAGCGTTCGTGTGTCCGATGGCATTCCATCAGGGATGGTCGTGCTGACGCACAAGACGTGCGTACTGGCGGTGTGGACCGTGACCCATCTACACGAGCGCGGCCTTCCGGAGCTGTGCGACACTATCCATTATTCGGGCGCTGACATCAGCCTGGCCGAGGTCCAGCGTGTCATCCTGGAGATCGCATGAGCGGGCAGTTCGACGCGAAAGGCTTTCAGGAGTTCAAGGCGTCGCTTGCCGACAACGTTACGATGGGCGAAGCATGCGCCCGCTGGTATCGAATGTCCTATGGCGGCCGGCTTGCCTGGGGCGCGCGTGCGATCGGCGCTGTGAATGCCCCAGAACCGGAGGACGTGGTCATGGATGACGAGAAGTGGACCCATGTGACGGTGCGTCTGCGTCCTGAGGAGCGCGCCTACCTTGAATCCGTGGCGGACCGGAACAGCATCAGCCTGTCGGCGCTCGGCCGCTCGATCATGGTGGACGCGATCGCCGAGGAGCGCGAGCGCGACAAGCGACTCGCTTCGCGAAAGTCGGCTGCCCCGGCGACCCCGGATGCACCCAAGGACGTCCCCTCCCCTGTCGGTTCTACCGCAGATTAGCATCGCCCGAGACGCCGCGCCCGTTGGCGCTGGCGGTCGCGCCTCACAATCCCCCATCCTCGACCCGAAAACGCACCAGCGGCGCCCGTAGCGCGCCCACGGGGCGGTTCGGTGGGAGTGCAAGATGCTCGATCTCACCAAGGCAGCGAAGCGGCGCATACGCAGGCGTGCAATGCCTGCGATCTCGCGCACGCTGGTTGCGAGGGTCGCACAGCGCCGGAACGACGAGGTCGCGAGTGCGCGAGAGGCTGCGTACAAGACGATCTTCGCGCCGGCAGTTCACCCGCCGGGGTCGACGCCTGACAAGACATTGGCGCAGGACGAAGCCATCGGCGAGTCGCTGGCGTGGTCGGCGGGCAATGCTGTAGCCGCAGCTGGTGCGATCGCAATGTCCTCGGCTTACGCCGAGGGGATGGCATTCCCCGGTTACGCCTACTTGTCGATGCTGGCGCAGCGGCCCGAATACCGCCGGATGTCGGAGATCCTGGCGCAGGAGATGACGCGTAAGTGGATCCGCCTGACCTCGTCCGCGTCGGACGACGACAAGCAGCGTGAGGTCAAGATCCGCCAGTTGGCTGACCTGATGGATCGAGTCAAGCTGCGCGATGCCTTCTGCACTGCTGCCGAGCATGACGGATACTTCGGACGAGGTCACCTGTTCATCGACACCGGCACCGAGGACGACAACGAGCTGAAGACGTCGATTGGTGATGGTCGCTCGGAGCAGTCCAAGACCAGGGTCGGAACCAAGAACCCGGTCCGCGCGATCCGTCCGGTCGAGCCGGTGTGGGCCTATCCGATCGATTACAACAGCAACAATCCACTCAGCGCCAACTGGTATACGCCGAGCCGTTGGTACGTCATGGGCACTGAGACGCACGCCACGCGTCTGCTGACCTTCGCGAGCAGGCCGGTCCCCGACATGCTCAAGCCCGCCTATTCGTTCGGCGGACTCAGCCTGTCGCAGATGGCCAAGCCGTACGTCGACAATTGGCTGCGCACGCGCCAGTCGGTGTCGGACCTTGTCCACTCGTTCTCGGTTCAGGGGGTGAAGACCAATCTGCAGGATCTGCTGATGGCCGATGGCGATCAGCTGATGCGGCGGATCGAGCTGTTCAACCTGTGCCGCGACAACCGCGGTGCCATGCTGCTCGACAAGGAGACCGAGGAGTTCTTCAATGTCGTGACCCCGCTGGGCACGCTCGACCACCTGCAGGCACAGGCGCAGGAGCAGATGTCGTCGGTGTCCGGCATTCCGGTGGTCAAGCTGTTCGGCATTACGCCGTCAGGCTTGAACGCTAGCTCAGACGGCGAAGTGCGCACGTTTTACGACACCATCCTAGCCAAGCAGGAGCGGGTGTTCAGCTCACACCTGCGCACGGTGCTGTATTTCCTGCAGCTGTCGCTGTGGGACGAGGTCGATCCGTCGATCACCTTCAGCTGGGTGCCGCTGTGGTCGCTCGACGCAGCCGGCGAGGCCGGCGTGCGTGAGACCGAGGCGCGTACCGACGCGACGCTGATCGATGCCGGTGTCATCCGTCCCGAGGAAAGCCGCAAGCGTGTGGCGTCCGATCCGTCCACGCCATACGCCTCGCTCGACGTCGACGACGTGCCGATCGACCCGGCCAATGTCCCCGACCTGGAGGAGATTCCGCCGGACCTCGACGCCGCGGCTGGCGGTGGTGGCGGCAAGTCTGCGCCGGGCGGGAAAGGCAAAGGCGCGGGCGGAAAGCCGGCAGGGTCGCCGCAGGGCCCAGTCGACCATGACGAGGCGGTGCCGGAGCTTGGGGACGACGACGAGGAAGAACTCGACGATCTGTCCGACATCATCCCCAAGACGCCGCGCGAGCTGCGCGAGCAGCGCCGGCCCATCCCGCCGGAGGACCGCACCGGTCTGCGCGCGACCCGCCCCCGCCCTCCCCGCGACGTGACCGCGCGCGATCTCCGCAATGACCGGCGTGCTGCCCGAGGCGCGAACCCGCGCGCTGCGATGGATGCCGAATTCAAGGAGTCGGACCACCCGCGGAAGGATGACGGTAAGTTTGGCTCTGGCAGCGGTGGAAGCGCCTCGGAACAAAAGAAGCACTACGTTCAGGACATCCCGACCACACGTGAGCTTGATGCCTACCAGAAAAGCGTCGATGCGCGGGTGGGAGAAATCGAGGCGGCTGGTGAGGATCACCCGGACAACAGGGAATACGCAGCGCTTGCGCACATGGCGACGGTGCTGGATGACTACAAAGCCACGCCATTGTCGCAGAAAGCCAACACGCGTGCTGCGTTCCTCGCGGGCAATGGCGGTGTCTTGGCCGCTGCCGGCATCATGCGCAATGTGAAGAAGGGCGGCACTGCGGAGATCACCAATGTCGGAAGCCTGGAGAAGGGTGGCGGCACTCTGGTCATGCAGAAGCTGGTGTCGGCAGCACGTGAGAAAGGTGTGCGCGCGATCGATCTGACATCGGAAGCGCGCGAGTTCTACACGAAGCTTGGCTTCAAGCCGGTGGGCGGTGAGGGCAGCAGCAAGATGCGCCTGGCCCTAGACGAATCCAAGTTCAACGAGATGGACCATCCGCGTGATGCAGACGGCAAGTTCACCTCGGGCGGCGGCGGTGGCAAATCCGGCGGAGCTGATCCCGACGAGGTCAGCGCAGTCTCCAAGCTGGGAAAGACTATCCTGAGCAAAGCCAAGTCAGCTAAGACGGGCAATGAATTCTGGGAATCGTTGACCCAGTCCGAGACAGACCATATTGCGGACCATCCGGTGCTTGGGCCGATGCCTGTCGATGCGATATTCAAGCATGCACAGAAGGTGGATGTTGCATCCGTCAGCCAGTCGATCATTGACAAGGCCAAATTGGCCAAGACGGGAACGGAGTTTGCACAACAGCTGACCAGTGCCGAGATCCAGGAGCTTGTAGAGGATCCTAAGTACGAAAAGATGGACTGGCATGACATCATGGCGGACCTTGGCGCGGGGTCCAAGCCGGCGGTCAGCCAGGGGATCATGGATAAGGTCGCGGCGGCGAGCAGCTGGAAGCAGTTTGCGAACTCGCTGAGCGACGAGCAGATGAACGAGATCGACGCAACGTTCGGCAAGGAGATGCCAACGAAGGAGATCTTCGCGAAGCTTGGAGGCTCGACCGAGGACAAGCTCTCTCTCAGCCAGTCCATCATCGACAAGGCTAATGAGGAGGATAATGTCACCGGCTTTTTGAATTCGCTGACTGGGGAAGAGTTGACTGAGCTGGAAAAGAAGATTCCCGACTATGACAACATAAGCGGCGGGGAGATCCTGGCCCACGCGAAAAACGCGATTGGCGAAGGCGCGAAGGAAGCTGCGGAGAGCATCAATCCGGACATCATGAACAGCACGCTCGGCTTCAAGAGTGTCAATGGGTGGACGTCGGCGCTGACCGATCAGGAGATCGATGAGCTGAAGAAGTTCTATCCGGACACGGCGACCGGCAGCCCCGAGTCAATCAAGGCTGTATTCGAGGACCTTAAGAAGAAGGCCGAGGCGGCGCAGGTGCCTCATACTGAGCAGGCAGGCGAGCAGCTTGTGGGTGGCAGCAAGGTGGCCGAGGAGGAGCCGGCCAAGAAGTACAGCTTCACATTCTCGTCTCCGGAGATGTATCAGCCGTCGTCCAACAAGCACGAGCACCTTGCCAAGTTCGAGAAGGTCATCAGTTCTGCAGCCAAGAACGATGGAAAGTACCGCGCTCTGCTCAAGAAGCTAATCGACGAGGCGCCGAAGTTTGGCAATGACGGACTGATCGATGGCCTCAAAGGCAAGATGATCGAGTCGTTCGAGAAGCTGAGTCAGTATTACAGCAACAAGGGCGACGCCGCGCAGGCGGACAAGATCAACGCCAAGGTCGCGCAGATGAAGGCTGCGCATACCAACGAGGCGGCGAAGTCTAAGCTGAACGCGGAAGTCGCCGCGATCCAGAATACGGAGAAAGCCGCGAAGCCTGCACCGGCCCCCGCGACGTTTGTTAAACCAAACTCGGCGGCGTTCAAGACCGATTTGGACACGATCGATGCCTCCGGCGGTAGCCACCATTACAAGGGCTTGGCGAAGGCGGTTGCCGGCGCGAGTCATGGCCTGAGCTTTGCGGACGTGCATGACTCGCTGACCAGCGAGGAGATCAAGGCGGTCAGTGAGAAGTTCGGTAGCGTGGAAACTGCATTTTACAGCGCGATCGACAATCCAATTTCCATGTCAAAGGCGGTGCAGGCGTATGCGCCGAAGGGCGAGAAACCTGCCGCTGCTGAGACGAATAAGGCGGCCGAGAGCAGCGCGCCGAAAGTTCCGGCACCCAAGCTTAGTCAGGGTATCGTCGACAAAGCTAAGGAGATTAGCAATCCGAACAATTGGTACGTGCTGCTGAATGCCGCGCAGAAAAATGAGGTGTGGGCGAAGTACACCGATGCAGACGGTGACATGACCCCGGCGATGAAGGTGCAGGCGCACGCGGATGCGGTTGCTGCATCGAAGGCGACATCGCAGCCTGAGGCGCCCGCGGAAGCTGCGAAGATTGAGGAGAAGAAGCCCGAACCCAAGAAGCCGTCCGGTATCGACCCTGAGCACATTCAGAGCAGCGTCGAATCCTGGAAAGCCAACGAACTCAAGGGCGGCAATTGGGAAAAGGAGCAGATGAACAACCTGCTCAAGCAGGTCAAGGATCCGGCCAATAAGGCTGCCCTCGAGCAGAAGCTCAAGGACTCGCACGAGCTGACCGAGAAGAAGAAGAAGGCGAAGGAAGCCGAGATCCAGGAAGCACAGAAGAAGTATGCGGAGGAGCAGAAAGCTTCCAATGAGAAGAAGAAGAAAGAAGCTGAGAAGGCTCTGGCCGCGTACAGCAGCGACCCGATCGTTCATCGCCAGCTGAAAGCGGTTGCTGCCATTGCCGGGCATGAGAATGTCGCGTCGATGATTGGATATGTGGAGCAGGCACACGCCAAAGCTAAGGGGGCCGGATACGAGGATATGAGCGGCCCCGAGGCAATGGCGGTTCAGCTGTACAGTGAGTCGCACTATGCATCGCTCAATGAACAGCTGCGCCAAGGCGCAATGAATGAGAAGAACTACGAATTCAAGCTTGCGCTGTCATCGGCATTGCAGAAAATGCCGATCCATGCCGGAACGGTCAAGCGTGGAGCTTCTTTGAGTGCACAAGCTTTTGGGCTTTACAAGCCGGGCATGATCATTGAAGAACGCGGATTCATGTCCACCTCGACTAACAAGCCGTTCAGTGGTAATTACCAATTCCATGTCGAGAGCAAGACCGGGCGGAATATCAAGAAGCTTTCTTCCCACTCTAGCGAGAACGAAGTCCTGTTCCCTGCTGGGACTCATTTCAAGGTGACCGAGATCGAAGGCACCACAATTCATATGGAGGAAATGACATGAGCAAACCCAGGGACGAGTTCGTTGATCGGACGGATGAGGCGCCACCTCCCGGCATGCTGCCCGACGGCACGCTGAACGTGGTGGAGGAAGGTCCTCCCTCGCAGGAGGAGGTTGATGCTGATGACCTCAACGAGTACGACGAGCTGTTCGGTATCGGCGCAGGAGCAGAGACTAAGAAGGAACAGAACGAGGTCGGCTACGTTGGTCCGGACGGCGACCGGCCGAATGGACAGCGTTGCGATAAGTGCACGATGTTCGTTCGTGCAGCTGAGGATGCCTCCGATGATCCCGGCACATGCACCGCAGTCAATGGTCCGATCGACCCGGCCGGGTGGTGTGAGCTATACAAAGCCGAAAGTGAGAATGTGGGCGGGCTCCAAGAGGAGTGACGTCAATGGCTGCTGCTTTCATGGACTTCCTTATCGTGGTCGTCGGCCTGGGTATCATCGTTGGGCTGATGTGGATCGCGCTCGATAAGATCGGAGGGTTCGATCCCTTCTTCGTGCAGATAGGCCGCTACGCTGTCGGCGGTGCAGCCGTCCCGCTGTTCCTGTACGCACTCAAGGGCGTGCTGTTCAGCGGCGGCCACGGCGTCACCGTCACCCCCGGTGGGGTGTTGGAGTTTGGCATCGGCCTGATTATCATCCTTCTCGTCGTCTACCTGCTGTTCCTGCTGATCGATGCCTTCGTTCCGGCACCGTTCCAGGGTCCGGTGCGCTATATCGCCGGTGCGCTGGCCCTGATCGCTCTGATGTACGTCGCTGAGCAGGTGCTGGTTGGCGGCGGTCTGGGTCTGGGCCTGCAGCCCTTTCGACTCAGCCGCTGACCCTGTTCCGTCAATCTGTCACGGATGCTAGAGAGGAGAACGAATATGGACTTGGACTCTGATCTGAAGAGGCTGAATAATCGCGTCGCCGCGTTGGAAGCTGCGGCCATCGCGCCGGCAGCCGAGCTTCCGATGGTTCCCAAAACAGGAGTGGCGGCAACTTCGCCATTCGACGATCGACTCGCGCAGCTAGAAGGTATGGTAGAGATGCTGGCCACGCATGTTCAGTCGCTGCAGGCTGAGCGGAGCGGGGTTGACGCGTTGGCCGATCGCGTCACGGCGTTGGAGGAAGCGCGGAACGCTGTGGCGGCCGATGACGATGACACTGGCGAGGATCCCCTTGGGCTCGAAGCCGGGCCCGAGGGCGAAGGCGAGCCGCATGAGCGCGAGCACCTCAAGAAATCGAAGACGAAGAAGCACGGGAAGTAATTCCCATGCTGTCCGACGCGGCGTCCGTCGCCCTGTTTGGGACCATCGCAGGATTGGCGACTACTGTGTCGCCAATCATCCTGGCTGTTCTCATGGGACGGCAGCGGCGTCGTGAAAAGGCGGATGACTACGCGCGACAGGACCAGGTCGCGGAGAAGGCGGCAGCTGCCAACTCGGCGGCTGCTGCGAAGGCCGCGGAAGTGGCTAGCTTGCTGCTGGCCGCAAATGAGCGGGTAGCGCGTCAGACGTCCGACTTGGCTGCAAAGACGAACTCCAAGATTGATCAGGTTCATGTATTGGTCAATTCCAACTACACACAGGAGATGGAAGCTCGGTTGGTTGCGCTTGATGCCCTGGTGGGGATGACCGAGGAGGTCGCACGTCTCAATCTGGCGGCAGGTGCGGAACCAACAGAAGCTTCTAAGATCGCATTGGAAAACCTGAAACGCACGGCTGAGGGGCTGAGGAAGTCTCTTGCTGAGCGATCGTTGGCCACTGTGGCGGCGCAATTGCAATGAAGAATCCCAAGACACTGCGACCAGTGCAGCCGTCGGCGGGGATCCGCATCGACTATCAGCGCCGGCTGAAGAAACTGATCGACAAGATGCACGAAAGTGTAATTTATTGGCTTAGAGCGGCATACCGCGCGGACACACCTCACCTCGCACGTGACGCCTCGCCGGCAACCGAGCTGCAGGCGGCAGTGAGACGTCTGGCCAGGCGGTGGATTAGGAACTGGAATGACGCCGCGCCGAAGCTCGCCAAATGGTTCCTGCTCAGTGTGCAGCAGCGGTCGGATAGCACGCTGCATCGTATCCTCAAGGACCACGGCTTCAGCGTTCAATTCAAGATGACGCCGGAAATGCAGGACGCGTCCACGGCCGTGGTCAAGGCTAACGTGGCTTTGATCAAGTCGATCCCGCAAAAGTACTTCGGACAAATCGAGCAGATCGTCATGCGGTCGGTGATGACCGGCCGCGACCTGCAGCAGGCGACGCGCGATTTGCAGCAGCAGTTTGGAGTAGCGCGTCGCCGCGCTGAGCTGATCGCTACTGACCAGAACAACAAGGCACACTCCGCACTCCAGCACATCAGGCAGCTACAACTGGGGATGACCGAGGGGATCTGGATCCATTCCGGCGGTGGACGTGAGCCACGGCCCGAACACGTTAAGATGGATGGCAAGCGTTACAAGCTTGCGGAAGGCATGTGGGATCCACATGAACGGAAGTACGTACAGCCAGGTGAGCTTATCCGGTGCAGATGCGTCCATAAAGCTGTGATCCCGGGGCTGTGAGCAATGCGATGCAGCTACTGTGGATCTAGGCGTCATTCTCTGGCGTTGTGTCCGAAGACTCATGAGGGCTCTGCTGCCCGCCTTCATCTTCGCTGCGATTATTGTGGTGCTCGCGACCACGATTGTGCAGCATGCCCGAAAACAGCGGGCGGTACGGATCGCCGTTCGGGGAAAGTAGACGATCACTTCGTTCTGGATAGAGGACGACGTTGATGGGACTCATGATTGAGGCTCCGGACCGTGGTCCAATTCCACGTCACTCCGTTCTCACACTGCGGTGCGACGTTCATCCAGGCGGCTTTTTCTCAGCACCGCGTGAGCAGACGTTCACGCGCGGCTGTTTCACGGATCAGTACAGCGATGCGATGCAGGCGGGGTGGAAGGAAGTCTTCAGAAGTGATCGATTGTTCCTCTGCCCTGAATGTAGCGGCAAGCCGGGAGATGGAGCTGTACGACAGTCTGCACCGACGCAGCAGGGAAGCTCTGGACAACATGCCCGTAGGCATCGCGTTGGGAAGCTTGCCAGCAACCGTCATGTTTTGGGGGCGGAAAGCGCCGACACGGTTCGTCGGATGGATCGAAAAGAAGCTACAAGATCGCGACGACGCTAGAACGCTGTACGGACGCGCAGGACTGGACCCACATCGTTGTGCAGGGCTGATGCGATCGCGCGTTGATTACGCGGCCATCGTGCCTCGTCGCCAAATCCCGATTTCCCTGAAGAAGGAGAGGCTGTCGTGACACCTCGGCTATTCCCTATCCTGTACCCCAGTCACGAGCTGAAGGACGACGTGTCGCGCTTGTGTCGAGCCGGTCACGCGTTTCTTCTGACCGGCTTTCCATGGGATCTGCTGGCCGCGCATGAGGAGCAGGCAATCAAGAATCACGGCCAATCGTTGGCACGCCTTGCTGAGCGCGGTGGACTTGATCCTGAGGAAATGCTGGCTGTGATGCAGGATCGTGGCGTGCGCTGGCACGGCCTATCAGTGGTCGAGGCGCAGACAGAGCTGTTGAAGATCCTGGTGCGTTCCGGCATGGTGCCGAGCATCTTCTCTCCTGCATAAATGAAACGGTGGAAAACGTGCATAGCTCTGCTATCGGAAGATTCATTATTGGTCTGTCCCCCATTTCGGGCAGTGAGGAGAAGTCCATGACTACGGTTTACACGGGCCAGACAGTAATGAGCATGGTCACCCTATCTGGTACTGCGGGAACCGCCCTGACGGCGCCGGGGACGCTTGCGGGCGATGCGGTGATGCAGGCTTTCGACCTGGTCTCGGGTGCGGATGTGCAGGCTGTGTTGGCGCCTCGCGTACCGGCAGATGGAAAGCTAATGCAGTTGACGGCGGACGAGTCTGGTCATTTGGCTCTGGTATTGCTTCGTCGCATGGTGCCGGTTGAGCAGGTGATTGAGCTGGTTCCGGCGATCTGATCCTTCGGGACTTCAATGAAGATCGATGATCTGTACAGGGTCCTCGCGCGGGACGCCGATCCTTTGATTGCGGCAGGGCTGGCGCTTGTCTCGCCGGCCGGCCGTGTGCTTTTTTTGAAGCGCAGTGGAGCCAAGAAGTTCAACGGCGGAATGTGGTGTCTTCCGGGCGGGAAGGCCGAACGCGGCGAGACACCGGTGCATGCCGCCCTGCGCGAGACCGAGGAAGAAACCGGGTGGACGGCCGGTCCGGATGATAAGCCGCAACGCGCGGGCGCTGTACAGTACTATGAAGTGACCTACATCGTGTTTCGGCTAAATGTCGCCGAGGAGTTCGTTGCAGATCTGTCGGACGGCGAGCACACCGAGTATGCGTGGGCATCCCCCGACGATCCGCCGCAGCCGCTGCATCCGGGATTGGGCGAGGTGCTCCCGCAGCTGGCGGCAGACGAGGACTTCCGCGCCAGTCGCGACAAGATGGCGAACGCGGCACGCGATCTGATTGAGCGCAAGGTTGCAGCTCAGGATGCGAAGGGCGAGTCCGAGCACCGTATCGTGATCGAGTTCAATGGCGACTTCGCCATGGGTGAATTCATTCGTACCCTGCAAGCTTTGGGATCATGGGGCGCATCGCGCAATGTCGATATTTCTGTGGAGGATGTTGGAACACGCCAAGAGCTGGAGGGTAAGGGATTCCGGACCAAGTTTGGCTGGGACGGCGATGGTGCGGACAAGATCGTCTCTGCTGAGCTGGATGGACAAGACCTCCTCGCGATGGATGCGGACTTCGACGAAAGCAAGCATCCACGCGACCACGGGAAGTTCTCGTCTACATCTGGTGGAAGCGGCGAGGAACCGACGCCGAAGGCCAAGAAGCAACAGGCAATCGATCCAGCCAAGATGAAGAAGGTCGGGTCGCAGATGGGCTCCAATCCCGGAGGAGTTTATGAGGATGCGGATGGGACCCGCTTCTACGTCAAGAAGGGCAAGTCTCCCGAGCATGTGAAGAACGAGCTTGCTGCGGCCGATCTCTACGCCCTCGCTGGATCCCCGACGCTGGAATACACGCCCACCACCAGCGGTGACTACATCGCGACCAAAATGTCGAAGCTCGACAAGCCGCGCGCCGATCAGTTCTCCCCGGATGAAAAGAAGAAAGCGCAGGAAGACTTCGCCACGCATGCTTGGCTGGCAAATTGGGATGCAGCGGGACTTGACTTTGACAATGTTGGCACGGTTAGCGGAAAGCCGACGGCCCTTGATCTTGGCGGCGCGATGCTCTACCGCGGAATGGGTGCCCCCAAGGGCGACAAGTTCTCGGCGCAAGCTGGCGAGTGGGACAGCATGCGCAATTCGCAGGTCAACCCGCAAAACGCGAAGCTGTTTGGAGGCATGTCTCCGGAAGCTTTGAAGAAGTCAGCCAGCAAGGTCGCCAAGATTCCCGATGACGCGATCCGTTCTGTGGTTCAGAAACGCGGTCTTCCCGCAGCGGTGGCTGACAAGTTGATCTCGCGCAAGAACGATATTGCAAAACGTGCCGGACTTGGGAGTGTGTGATGGCTACCTTGGCGATGGATGAGGGCATGGCTCGGATCTTCCGTCGACCGAATGACCAACTGGCATTTGATCGGAAGTCGGTTCGCACGATTGATGCTGATGGGCGCCTGCATGTCAGTGTAGCCAATATCAGCAAGGCTTGCGTCAACCCGTACATCGGACGTGAGATCCCCGGATGGAAGGAGCTTGGACTCGATTCGAGCAAGATCTATTACCTGCTGCGCGATCCCAAAGAGCTGGAAAAGGGCGCAGCCACATTCAACAATCTGCCGCTGCTCGACGAGCATAAGCCAGTCACCGCCGACGATCATGACAAGGAAAGGACTGTGGGGTCGACTGGCACTGATGCGGTCTTCAATTATCCGTATTTGCAGAACTCGTTGGTGGTGTGGACACGTGAGGCCATTCAGGGAGTCACGTCAAAGAAGCAGAGACAGCTATCGTCAGCATACCGCTACAAACCTGACATGACGCCGGGTGTGTGGGAGCCGACTGGTGAGCGTTACGACGGCGTCATGCGCGATATCATCGGAAATCACGTCTGCCTCGTGGAGGAAGGGCGTGCAGGAGCCGACGTTGTGGTCGGCGATAGTGCAGAGGAGCTAGCCAAGATGGCGAAGGCAAGCAAGAAGGCGACTGCGACGCGGCTGGGCCTCATGGCGTCGGCCACGATCGCGTACACGGCGCTGCCGTACACGCTCGCACAGGATGCGAAGCCGCTGACGGCCATGGATATCATGCCGTGCTTCAACGGCGTGACGGCGAAGAACTGGAAGGACAAGAAGCCCGAGGTGGCCAAGAAGCTGGCAGCGCTGCTCAAGCCGCGCTACAGCAATTACGCGCAGGACGAGGGCGCGACTCCGGACGACGTGACATTGAAGCTGCTCGACATGCTCGATGGCGGCCAGCCCGATGCGATGGGTGAGTCGATCGACGAGTCGGTCAGTGAGCCGCAACACAATGCTATGGAAGCGGCGGCGGAAGGTCACTCGAACCTCGGAATTCCGCAGGAGACCGGCAAGGAATTCGTCAAGAAGGACGCGGCCAAAGATGAAGGCGGTGTCGAAGCGGAAATCCTCAAGTTTCTGTCTGACAAGCTCACCCCCGAGGATTTGGAGCTGATCAAGGGGATGTTGGCGAAGGAGGACGAGGCCGAGGAAGCGGCCGGCGGTGAGGGTGAAGGTGACCCTGTCGTCAATGAAAACCCCGACGAGGAGAAGGCTCAGGACGAGCCGCCGCCGTTCAAGGGACGTCCCAATCCCGGCGGCGCGATGGACAATGAGGAGAAGGAGAAGGACATGGTCACGAAGACCGCGATGGATGCGGCTATCGAGGATGCGGTGAAGAAGGAGCGTGTTCGGCAGGGCAAGATCCGCGAGGCGTTCGATGCGGTCGCCCCGTATGTCGGCCGGCTGCAGATCGCGGCCGACTCCGCTGACGATGTGTACGGCGCTGCGCTCAAGAGCCTGGGCGAGGACATCAAGGACATCCCCCCGGCGGCGTTTCCGCATATTCTCAAGCATTACCCGCGTCTCGATGCCCGGCGCACCGGTACGCGTCAGATCGCGCAGGATAAGGCTGAGGGCGCGACCAAGTCTTACGGCGAGATGTTCCCGCAGGCGGGCCGCATCACGCGCGTGGGCTGATCCGAACCTATCCCGAAAAAGCCGTTCCATCGAAGAAAGGACCCAAACTCATGGAACTGATCCGAAAGGCGCTGCTCAGCAGCTCCGATCCTCGGGCGATGGCGTTGTACATGGCTGGCGGATTCCAGACCAGCGTGTCGACGCAGCCGGCCCCGGCTGTCGAAGGTGACTTCGCCTCGAACAACCCGTATTTCACTGTGGATGCGGGCCCGGGCGCGTTGGTTGCCGGCGCTTCTGGTGTCACCATCGGCCGGTTTGCCTGGATTGTGCCCCCGCACGACCCGGACGGGACCGCGTCGATTGTCAACAGCTTCGGCACCGGTCCGGTGGCGGGGTTCGTTCACCGCGAGCAGCAGGGCTTGATCACGGCATTCCTCGACAATGCCGAGATGACGATCCCGAAGGGCTTCCCCGTGACGCTTCACAACGGCGGCGACTTCTGGGTCAAGAACAACGGTACGACCCAGGCCCTCCCCGGCCAGAAGGCCTACGCGAACTACTCCAATGGAGCCGTTACCTTCGCCGCGACGGGGTCGCTCACCAACGCTACCGTTACCGGCTCGATCGGCCCGCAGTCTGCCACCATCACCGGCTCGATCTCGGGCGACGTTCTCACCGTCACCGCGGTGGTGGGCGCGACGCTCGTCCCGGGAGCCGTCCTGTCCGGCACCGGCGGTGGCGGTGTGGCGTCCGGAACCAAGATCACGTCGCAGATCTCGGGGACGGTTGGCGGTGTCGGCACCTACTACGTCGATCCCGGCAATCAGACGGTTACGTCGACCTCGATCACCGCTGCTTACGGACTGCTCACCATCGCCTCGGTGTCCTCGGGCACTTTGGGTGTCGGTGACGTCCTGTCTGGCACCGGCGGCGGCGGCGTGACTTCCGGCACGTTCATCTCGGGCCTCGGCACCGGCTCGGGCGGCACTGGCACATACTACGTGTCGCCGTCGCAGACTGTGGCTGTCGGCACTGTGATCACTGCCGGACTCAACGTCGAGACCAAGTGGATCGCGATGTCCGCCGGTCTTGCTGGCGAGCTGGTCAAGATCTCGGATCACGCTAACGGCTAAAAGCCGCTAGCTTTCTCTCCCTTCAATTTCTCCAACCTCCCGGCTGGGCCGGAACAAAGGAGCGATCCAAATGAACCTTCAGGAAGCCAGGGACCTGTGGGAGGCTCACCGGCCCCTTCACGAGAGCCGCGGTGCATACATGCGTGGCGTTCGGATGTATGTGCCCGACGAGTGGAAGCACAACTACGATCTCGCCTGTGACGCGATGCCTGAGTTGGCCATGGATGCGCAGGCGACGATGCAGACCGATGCGAACTCGGCTGTGCCGCTGATCCTCACCACCATGATCGACCCGTCGGTGTTCAAGGTGCTGTTCGCACCCAACAGGGCGGCCGAGATCTTCGGCGAGCAGCGCAAGGGGACATGGCTCGACGAGACCGCGATGTTCCCGCAGGTCGAGCACACCGGCGAGGTCTCCAGCTACGGAGACTTCAACAACAACGGCCGTGCTGGCGTCAACACCAACTGGCCCCAACGCCAGAGCTATCTGTTCCAGGTGATCAAGAAGTACGGCGAGCGTGAGCTTGAGCGCGCCGGACTCGCCCGCATCAACTGGGTCAGCGAGATCGACGAAGCTGCCGCGACCGTGATGAACAAGTTCAGCAACTACACCTATTTCTTCGGGGTGTTGGGGCTGCAGAATTACGGTCTGTTGAATGACCCTGGTCTGTCGGCGGCACTCACTCCGGCAACCAAGGCGGCCACCGGCACTGCATGGCTCAATGCTGCCGGAATTCCTGTCGCCACCGCGAATGAAATCTATGCCGACATCCAGGCCATGTTTTGGCAGATGCAGGTACAGACCGCGGGCCTGGTCACCGCCGAAGACAAGATCGTCCTGGCGATGGCTCCGACCACCAGCGTGGCGCTGAAGACCACCAACAGCTTCAACGTCAACGTCTACGACTTGCTGAAGAAAAACTTCCCCAATATCCGCTTTGAGACGGCGGTGCAGTACGGGGCGCAGACGGCCGGCAATCCGCAGGGAGTTGCGGCCGGCAACATGGTGCAGATGTTCGTGGAGTCCATCGAAGGACAGGACACGGGCTACTGCGCCTTCAACGAGAAGGCACGCTCGCACCCGATCATCCGGCAAGTTTCCTCCTTCGAGCAGAAGCAGACGGCCGGAACGTGGGGAGCGATCATCCGTATGCCGTTCGCCCTGGTCCAGATGATCGGCGTTTGATCATCTGGATTGACGCTCCCGCAGTGCGGGTAAGACCCGCCTGCGGGTGAAACCTTTTCTTTGGAGCAGTGACTACAATGACTGAGCGAGTTCGTACCCGACTCAACGCGCCGTCCGGCACCGTGACCGTGGCCTGCAAGCTTCCGCACGGCTTTGTGCTCAAGGTTTATGACATGGTCGAGACCAATGAGGTCGCGCCGCAGGGCTACAAAACTGTCAAGGTGGCGCAACAGCGTGGCGAGCCTATCACCATCAATGGATGGTGGTCGGATCACCAGAAGCAGCAGGCGCGGCGCCGCACCAAGACGCCGCCGATCGCGATGGAGGGTGGATACGCCCTTACGCACAATGTTCCCGAGGACGTCTGGAACAAGTGGCTGGAGGACAATAAGAGCAGCGACCTGGTCAAGAAGCGCCTTGTGTTCGCGGCGACCACGGCCGACCGTGTGGATGGTATGATCGACGACAATGCACAGACCATGAGCGGACTGGAGCCGATCGACCCCGACAAGCCGCCGACTGACGTCCGCCGTGTCCAGCCCGCGAGCGAGGACGCTCGTCCGTAAAAGGAAAGGGATGGTCCGATGGCTGGCCCCGTCACATTCGACTTCACCGCGTGGACAACGCTCTATCCGGAGTTCGCGTCGGTGAGTCCTGTGCTCGCGCAAAGCTACTTCAACCGGGCGACGCTGTACTGCCGGAATGACGGCCGGCACCCAGCGTCGACCGACGCCATCCTGAGCGAGCTGCTCTACATGCTGACTTCGCACATCGCCAAGATGAGCGCGCCGGCTGGAGGGCAGGCGCCCACGCTGACTGGACGTGTGTCCTCGGTCAGCGAGGGTTCGGTGTCGATCTCGACTGAGCTGCCGATGCAAGCAAATGCCGCGTGGTTCCAGCAGACGACATATGGCTTCAACTACTGGACTGCGACGGCGCAGTACCGCACCATGCACTATGTGCCGGGGATCCGCCGCGTATTCTTCCCTGGCTGATATATGATCCTGACGTGAGAAGCAGGATTAACAAAGGAGCGTTTTGATGTGGGGACCCGACGATATCCCTCCGCAGCGCCCCGAACACGAGGGAATGCCGGTGACGTATAAAGCGGATGGAAACGGATTGGTGCATGAGGTTCCGGCTGCGAGGACTGCGGCGCATGGGCCGGGGGCCGCTACGTATAATAATCTCTACATCGGCGAGAAGGAATCCGACCGACTGGTGCCTCGCGACGCGCCGCCCGTGCGGAATGTCGACGGTGTCTCGGTGGAGTTGCGCGGAACCGTGTTCGTTCCGGATCATAGGTCAGCTTCTGGAATGCGTCTGCGCGAAATGAGCACGCCGGTTACAGCGGAGGAGCTGGCTGACATTGTGGCGCATGACACGCTGAGCGGCGGCGAGCTGACCGAGGACGATCTGCTTCGGGGACTGGAGGATCTGTATCCACGTGTCGACGACCCGCTTCTGGAGGGGGCTATCGAGGCGCTGCGACAGGGCCCCATCCATATCGAGATGAAGCATGATGAGCGCCAGTGGCAGTGGCTGCCGACTTTGGCGGAGCTGGTCGACTGCATGGTGATCTGCCGACTGAAGGCGGTTTTCGTCGAGGGCAGCAAAGATGCCTATGAGCGCGAGATCGCCGACATCCGCCATGACATCGATCTGATCCTCGACCAGAAGTCCGGCAATGGCTTTGTGTTTGGCGCCGAGGCGATTCATGCGGCGGTGGTCATCACGTTGGCCAACCGCTACATCTGGGAGAATGAGGCGAAGGCGCGGGCCGGCGGCTCCGAGCAGGACCACCTGCTCAAGCTGACACACAGCATCAATGGCGTGCGCAATACCGCCAAGAATGTGCTGTCGAAGCTTGCTGGCGACCGTATCGACCTCAAGATCGACTGTTTCGCCGCCGACCTTGCGGCTGAGTTCGGCAACTGGAATATTTTTGGATCGACAGGGGCGGCCTGATTCTCCTTGGGCGGTTGAACGTTGGTGCGCCGCCTACGTTTCGGAAAAGCACCAACTTTTATTCGGAGCTAGAACCCGGATGAGTGACCTGAACGATAAAGTCAATAAGCTGATCGACAAAGCGGTCTCCGCCTCCAAGTCGGAGGACGCTTTGCGGTTTTCTCAAGCGGCATTGAATGCGGCGCACACCAAGCACGCGCTTGACACGCTATATCCGCCGAAGCAAAGCTGAAACAAAAGGAGTTGTTGGGATGCCTGCAGCACAAGCCCTCGCCAATCGCGTTCAGAAGACGCTCGCTGTCGTCGCCGCCACGAGCGGCGCTCCCGTGGTCGCAACCCTGGACGCGATGGCCGTGAACGACCTCGTTCGCTTTGGCTATGCGACCCGCGTGTGGGATGGACGGCAGTACGTCGTCTATCCGACGGCTGCGGGGAATGCCGCGGCTGGTTTTGCAGGCATCCCACGCCCCGGGCGGTGAGTAGCTCACGCCATGCCGTCTATATGATGTAGATTGACGGCGGCAGGCGCCGCTACCATAGCGAAAGGGTAGGAAGATGACGAAGAAGCGTTCCGGAGATCCGGTTGACGTCTACGTGGGCAAGCAGATCAGCATCGCCCGCAAGATGTCCGGCCTGTCCCAGACGGACCTGGGCGCCGCGCTGAGCGTCACGTTCCAGCAGATCCAGAAGTACGAGAAGGGATCGAACCGATGCGCACCGGGCCGCCTGGTCGTCGTGGCGCATAAGCTGGGTCAGCCGGTCACATTCTTCCTGCCCGAGGATATTCGGCAGATCGTGGCACAGCCCAATCTGCTGACCGACATGATGACGACGCATCATGGTTTCAACATCGCGCGCGACTTTGCGCGAGTGCCGGAGGCCAAGCGTGAGCCGTTGGCGCGGGCGTTCTCGACGATCGTCGACGCCATGTTGAGCGTGGCCTGATCTTCGGGACGAAGCTACCAAAAACCAGCAGCGGAGGTTGTCCAGATGAGTATGGCCTAATCCACATGCGATAAAAATGGTTGATGAGCTATAAAAAGTTGAGAACTTGTGAACGAAACTGGGGCTTATGCGTCACCTGCGTGTCGATCTTCAAAAACGCTAGCTTCCGGTCCGAATCCTGCGGCGTGACCGCGGGACGGATTGAAGATAGGTCTGGGTTTTTGCTGATGAGTGGTGAGCGAGGCTGGGCGGCTACCCAGCCATAAAATTCAGGAACTTGATCAATGAGCCATGCGGCGACCTCGATCCTCTCTCTGCCTGTGCATATGAGCGCGCATCTGATCCACAATGAGCACAAGATGAGCTACGGAACAGTAGCGGATTCGGTAGCGATGCAGGAGCATGGTTACGCAGACGACGCGTGGGTCAGTCCGGAGCAGCGCCAAAAGGCGATCGATAGCAACGAGTGCTGGTCGCTTCAGTGGTATCCCAAAAACCCGGACGGGTTTCACATCCGATCGGCGGCCGATCTGGATGTGCTGCTGTCGGATGCGCTTATGTTGGAAATGCAGCAGAACACATGAGCCACGTGATCCCAATACTCGAGCATGTGAAGCTCCATCTTGGGATGCCATGGTCAATGCTGCCAACAGCAGCGCAGAAACATTTCAAAGATCTGTGCACCGAGATTCATTTTTACGATGGGGGTCGCGTTGTGAAGAATCACGGTGAGTGGGGCCCTTGTGATCAGGGCCGATCCGATGAGGCCGTGGGGTTCCTGGGGAGATGATCACCAATCACACACCTGGGTCACTGAAGGCATTCGAGCAGCGGGTTGCCGAGGCGTTCAACGCCGGCAAGATCCGAGCGCCGGTGCATCTGTCCGGCGGCAATGAGCATGAGCTGATCGAGATTTTCAGACAGGTGCGGTCCGATGACTGGGTGTGCGGCGCGTGGCGCATGCATTATCAGTGCCTGCTCAAGGGCGTGCCCGAGGACAAGCTGTTCGATGACATCGTCGCCGGCAAGTCGATCGCGCTGTGCTATCCCGAGTATCGCGTGATCTCGTCGGCGATTGTCGGCGGCATTCTGCCGATCGCTGTTGGCCTTGCTATGGCGATCGTTCGCAAGGCGCGCGAGGCGCCATTGCGTCAGGCGACCCCGTCGGTTTCACCCGAACCGCGCGAGCCTGTTGTGTGGGCCTTCTGCGGTGACATGACTGCTCGCACCGGGATCTACCATGAGTGCTTGCAGTATGCCGTCGGCCATTCGCTGCCGATCCGCTTCGTGACCGAGGACAATCGCAAATCGGTCTGTACCCCAACTGCGGATGTGTGGGGACATGGACACGCTTTCCCGCTGGAGTCCCGCTACCGCTATGAGCTTCCGTGGCCTCATGCAGGAGCGGGAAAGCGTGTCCAGTTCTGACATCCATCCTCTGCTGCGTTCTCGGAAGTTTCATCCGCTACGCCTGATCTTGGTTGCCATGTGCTTGGCTTCTGGGGCGCTCGACGTGCTTTACCCACATCCAAGTATTGGTTTGCGAGACTCGCGTTCTCAGCTCTGGTATGTAGTTGACAGGACCCACAAGGGCCGACCAATTGGACGTGAGGCGATGATGTCAACTGTTCATGTACTTCCATCCGCTGCAATGGAGCTGTTGCGCGCTCTGTTCTTTCATGGCCCGACGGCTGATGGTGATCTCGTTTCCAAGCCCGCGCGCACCAGGATGGTCGAGATGGGCTATGTCGTGCGCGACAACGGATGGAACACGTTGACGCAAAGCGGGCTGGCGCTTTCTCTCAGCTTTGGCTACGACCGCGAAAAGGAGAAGTGGGACCGTGCTCGACGGGAACTTTCATACCGGCAGCACCGCGCATATTCCGCATTGGGCACTGCGCTCTGCATGCTCCTGACGGACGGCGAGGCATCGGACTCGGTGCGTGCCATGGGCACCGAAACACTGGATAAGATCTTTCGGCATGAGAAGGCGTCCGGAGCATGAGCGGCTATCTCTCCGAGCTGAAGCGCGCGATGCATGCGTGCGCGTGCTATCCTCGCTCTGTATTTATGGGGCAGGCGGTCGCATTCCCCGGCACCGCGATGTCGCAGACTTTTGAGGGCGTCGATTCCTCCCAGCTCATCGAGATGCCGGTGGCCGAGGACATGCAAATGGGCATGGCGATCGGCATGTCGCTTGCCGGCTACCTTCCGATCTGTGTCTACCCACGCTGGAACTTCCTTCTGCTCGCGACGAACCAGCTCGTCCTGCATCTGGACAAGCTGCCGGTGTATTCGGACTACTGCCCGAAGGTGATCATTCGGGTCGCGACCGCAACTCACGAGCCGATGGACCCAGGTCCGCAACATCTCGGTGATTACCACGGACAGTTCAATAGGATGCTCAGGACTGTTGACGTTGTGCCGCTTCGCCACACCGATATGATCGAGCCGGCGTATGAGGCTGCGCTCGCCAGCCCGCGCTCGACAATCCTTGCTGAGTATGCGGAGCTTTACGCCTGATGGTTGCGATCGTTGACGATATCAAGGACATCAAGCGCCGGCTTCGCGGTGACGACTGGTGGACCGCTCGGAAGGATCAGGCGCTGCTGCAGCCGTCGAAGACGTATGCGCCGACAATCAAGCGGGACTACACGCCCTCGCCATATGACCTTGTTGATGGCGGCGCTGATTGAAGGAGGCGTGTGTGAACTTTTATTATCCGACAGCTTTTCGGCGTTGGAATGACGACGAACTCTACGCGATTGAGCGCGTGCTCGTGTCCGGCAATCTCACCATGGGTCAGGAGGTCAAAGCGTTTGAGGTTGAGTTCGCCGCGTATCACGGCCGGCGTCACGGCATCATGGTCAATTCCGGATCGTCAGCCAATCTGATCGCTGTTGCCGCGGCTTGTGCGGGTGGGTTCATGCATCGGGGAGATAGGATCGCGGTCCCTGCTGTGGCATGGTCTACGACGTATGCGCCACTGGTTCAGCATGGGCTGGAGCTGGATGTCGTCGATATCGACAGCTCGTGGAATATGGATCCGTCCTTGCTTCGCATGGTGCGTGATCGTACCGGTGCCCGGCATGTGCTGATCTGTCCTGTGCTTGGCAATCCGATGAACATGGAGGAATATCCGCAAGCGATCATCGAGGACTGCTGTGAGTCGCTCGGGGCGGTGACGGCATCGGGACGCAAGTGTGGAACGTTTGGCTTGATGTCGACATTCTCGTTCTTCCACTCGCACCAGATCAGCGCCGTTGAGGGCGGCATGATCCTGACTGACAGTGACGATCTGGCCAACCTGTGCCGCATGCTGCGCGCGCATGGGTGGACGCGAGATACGGGTCGCCGTGAGGGGTTCGATTTCGAGTATGACTTCCGCGTCATGGGATACAACGTGCGCCCGACAGAGATCTATGCGGCGGTGGCGCGTGAGCAGCTGAAGAAGCTTCCGGAGTTTGTCGATATGCGTCGCCGCAATCTCGAATGCTTCTGGGAGCTTGTGGCGCAGAAGAACGTGGCGGTTTTCGGGCCGGTTCATCCAGCCGGCAGTGTGCCGTCCCCCTTCGGCATCGCGTTTGACTTCGACTTCAGAGTCGATACCGATCGCGCCCGCGTTGTGGATGCCCTGCGTCAGCATGGGATTGATGCGCGTCCCCCGACAGGCGGATCGTTCCTGAAGCACTGTTATGGAGAGCCGTATCGCGAGCGTTGTGCCACACCACAAGCGGATTGGCTGCACGATCACGCGTTGTTCATCGGCAATGCGCCATATGTCATTTCCGACAAGATCGCGGTAGCGGTCGAGACTCTGGCGGAGGCTCTCAGCTGATGAAAATTTTGGTCACGGGCGGCGCCGGATATATCGGCAGTGTGCTGACCCCTTATCTGCTGGCGCGCGGCTGGTCGGTGACGGTGCTTGAAAACTTCGTACATGGAGTGCCGTCTCTGGCTCATATCGCGCATGACAGGAGACTGCGGATCGTGCGTGGCGATGCCCGATCCAGGGACTTGATGCGATCGTTGTTGCCGCAACATGACGTCCTGATCCCGCTGGCTGCGGTGGTGGGCGCGCCTGCTTGTGATGCCGATCCGATCGGCGCCACTTCCACAAATTACGAAGCCATCGATATGGCTTTGTCGCTGATGTCTCCGGAGCAGTGGGTTGTGTATCCGAACACGAACAGCGGCTATGGGACCACGGCCCCCGGCACGATGTGCGACGAGACGACGCCGCTCGCGCCTATCAGCCTGTACGGCAAGCTGAAGTGTCTGGCCGAGTCACTGGTGATGGCGCGCGACAACTCTATAACGCTGCGGCTGGCGACCGTCTTCGGTTGGTCGCCGCGCATGCGGTTGGACCTGATGGTCAACGACTTTACCTACCGGGCCGTCACTGACAGGACGCTTGTTCTGTTCGAGGGCGGTTTTCGGCGCAACTTCATCCACGTGCGCGACGTCGTGCGGGCATTCGTCTGGGCGCTGTCGAAGCGGCCCTACCCTGCCGGTTTGGTGTTTAACGTCGGCGACGACGCGGCCAACATGACGAAGGCCGAGCTGTGCAAACGTATCGCATGCCACACCAAGTTCAACTGGATCGAGCACCCGTCCGCCACTGACCCCGACAGGCGCGACTACGTGGTGTCGACCGCCAGGATCAGGGCCCTGGGCTGGCGGACCACCCGCGACTTCGACGAGGGGATCGGCGAGCTTGTGCAAGGCTATGCCATGCTTGGCGGGTCGGGCGGACTCCGCAATGCCTGACCAGCTCCAGATGGTGGTGCTGGATGGACCTCGTGTTGGTGCTATGATCCGTGTGGGTTGGATGTGGCCATGTGTTGATTCCTCGCTTGTCGGAGTGTGGGCTCGTTTATGACAGGTACGTGGTGCATATGGGACACTATCTGATCAAGGAAGACTTTCCTCGTGTCTGACACCAAATCGAACGTCGTCAGGTTTAAGCGGAAGCCGCGCCCGCTCCGCAAGCGTTATGATCCGGCGATGCCGTTTTCGGTCGAGCGGGAAGATTTGGACGACGGGTCGATCACATACAGCGTGGTGGATCTGCGTCCCGACAGCTGTCGCACCTTGTGCGAGATGAACGATCAATGTCACGACCAATGTCGTGACGAAGACATGCCAGACGATATTTCGACAACAGCGAAGTCGGATGCCGAGATGATCGTCCGCGCGCTCAACCTGCTACATAGCTACAAGGGCACGAAGTCGTGACTAACGTTGTTCTGATCAATCCACCGTCGCGCTCTGGGTATGGCGATCTTGCTGACGATCTGTCGGCGATCGAACCACCCGCATGGAGTCGGATGATTGCCGGATATCTTCGCGATCGTGGCTTCCGCGTATTCATTATTGATGCGGATGGTGAACGCCTGTCGGCGGATGATATTGGCAATGCCATCGCGCGGATGGCGAGCCCTCCTCGGATTGCTTGTGTCGTAGTGCACGGACATCAGCCGTCTGCTTCTACCCAGCTGATGGGCGCGGCTGAGGAAGTGTGCCGCGCGATCAAAATTCGCATGGCGGATGTATCGACCATGGTGGTTGGCGGACACCCATCGGCACTGCCCGTGCGGACGTTGCTGGAATGCTCGGATTTTGACTATGCTTGTGTGGGTGAAGGCCCGATCACGATCGAGCGGTTGCTGCAAGGTGATAAGCTCGCGTTTGTTCCTGGGCTTGTGTGGCGGAACTATGCGTCCGGGGAGGTTGTGGTCAACTCACGCGCGCCACTGCTTCCGATCGACGATCTGCGTGGGAATGCATGGTACATGCTCCCGCCGCTCAGCCAGTACCGTGCGCACAACTGGCAATGTCTGGACGGATGGCCTCGTTCTCCATACGCCTCGATCTACACCACACTTGGATGCCCTTACAGCTGCCTTACGGGAGATACTGTCGTCAACACGATTTACGGTGATATCCCAATCAAGGAGCTTTCCGAGAAATATGGCGACCAGGGGGTTCCGGTCTATACGTATGATCCGAAGACCGGAAAAGCTTTTGTGGCGGACAGCGTTTATATCCGCATGTACGGGCGGAATAAGCGTGTGGTGCGTGTATCGTTTGATGATGGTTCGCACATCGACTGCACTCCGGATCATATGTTCCTTCAGTTCAAGTGGGGAAACGGACGGTCGCCAAGAAAGCAGTGGCAATGTGAGGCGCAAGATCTGGTCGCTGGTGCGCATGTGCGCGCAGTGCGCTTTGAACAGCATCCGCTTGGACGGGTCTACGTGTCATGGGGGAGGAAGAGTCGTCAACTGCGTTCGCGAATGGTCATGGAATATATTCTTGGACGCAAGCTTCGGCGCGTAGAACATGTTCACCATGTTGACCGCAACAAGTCCAATGATCTCCCCGGCAATTTGAAGCATTTTGCTTCGGCGAAGGAGCATTTTGTCGAACACCCTGAGATCGCTCAGCGGATGCGCGTGCAAAATCCTGCGCGTCACATGACGCCTGTGTGGCGGGGAAAACTGGCGGCGGCGAACCGTGGTTTGAGGCGGTCTCCGGAAGCGATTGATAATTACCGGACGGCAGCACGCCGAAGGTCCACAGATCCAGCATACCGCGAGAAACTTCGACAAGCAGCTTTGAGCAGAGGTCCGCGCGGGAGCTGGTGGACTGCGGCTGACGGAACGCATTATGTGGCTACTGTCGCCCGCGCACGTGGTGATCGAAGGGGGCGGATCGGATTCAACCCACATCGCATGGTCAACCATTGCGTCGTATCTGTGACAGAGCTGGATCAGCGACAGGACGTCTATTGTCTGACGGTTCCCGCAACCGGGTGGTTCTTCGCGAACAACGTGCTGGTGAAGAACTGCCACTTCTGCATGATCAATGCGCCGTTTGATAGCCACGCATACCGCATGCGTCAGCCACAGCATGTTGCGGCTGAGATCGTGCGTCTGTATCGTCAGTTCGGCGTGCGCACATTCAAGATCGTGGATGAGATGTTCATTCTCAACCCGCGACACTACGGCGAGATCTGCAATGGCATTATCGAAGCAGGGATCGGCGATGATATCAACATCTGGGCTTATGCGCGGGTTGACACCGTGCGGTCCGACAGGTTGGCGCAGCTGAGGAATGCCGGCTTCCGTTGGTTGGCGCTTGGAATCGAGTCCGCGTCAGCATATGTGCGTGACGGTGCGCGCAAGCGGCTCAAGAACGACGACATCATCGGAGTTGTTCGCGCGATCCAGGCGGCCGGTATCAACGTGATCGGCAACTTCATCTTCGGCTTGCCTGATGACGATTTTTCTTCGATGCGCGCCACGCTCGCTCTGGCGCAGGAGTTGAATTGCGAGTTCGCCAACTTCTACTCGGCGATGGCCTATCCTGGCTCGCCGCTGTATGCCGAGGCTGCGCGTGAAGGCTGGGATCTGCCGTCGACATGGGATGGGTATTCGCAGCACGGGTACGAAACCCGTCCGCTTGCGACGCGCGCCCTGGCGGCAAGGGACGCGCTCGCTTTCCGCGACCAGGCTTTCGACGCCTATTTCGGTTCGGCGCGCTACACCGACATGATCGGGCGGAAGTTCGGGGATACTGCCTTGATGCAACTCAAGAAGATGCGGGAGCACGCGATCCCTCGCGGGTTGTTCGGAGGATGCACGGCGAGGGATCTTCCGGATTTGACCACCAGCGCGCCGGACGTGCTGGGCGGCACCGATCATCAGGCGACCCAGGAAAACGCACCGGTGGGTGCTTTCCCGGCGACCACGGGACACTGAGCATGGATGACCTCGACCGCATTGTGAACGATCCGCGCCTACTCCCATACTGGTGGTAACAGAAGCATGTTCGGACCGACGCAGAATGACTGCCCCAATCCACTGGCAGGAGCTGCCTACCAGATCGTGTATGAGAAGCTAAATCCGGCATCGGTGACGCCGACAAAGCTTCAGGATCTGCGCGTACGTGTGCTCGCACTCGCCACATGGGCCGCCGGGCAGCCACCTGAGGTGGCGAATGCATATGGTTGGGCGTTGACGCGTATCATGGCTGACATCGATCAGCGCGTCATGCTCGCGGGCCGCGCTGCGGCGATCCGGGACGCTCTGGAAAAGTTGCCGCGCCCACCTGAGCCCGACACACTGGCAGACTGGCCGACCCGTCGCCTGCAGAACCCGCTGGAACCGAGTTGAAAAATGACTTCGCCGCTCCATGCGCTTCTTATCGCGGCCTCGCTGGTCATGCCGGTGACGGACGTCGCTCCGTCTACCCATGCGGTCCGCGCGGAATTCTACATGAAGAAGCGCGCCAACTTTCTGGAGCTTGTGCGCGAGCTGTACAACGCGCTTGCCTGCGGCGTGTTCAAGTCGGAGGTCGAATTCATCGGTCTATACCGGGCAGCGGTTGGAGAGCTTGCTGCGATCGACAGGCCGGGTACCGCGTGGCCGCCAAGTGATATCCGTCTCGGCACGGATGTGCGTGCAGCAGCGGCTCGTGGTGGATCCGAGTCGTGCGATCTCTGGGCCGATCCGCGTCGTGCACTCGCTTTGCAGCTGGCGGCGGAGGCTCTGCGATGAATTGGCTATTCAACATGCTCAATCATAACCCGAAGGGACAGCGCTCCTTGGAGGACGTGATCGGCATCATCGGTCACCAGCTACGCGAGCTGGGACATACCGCTGTATGGGACAAGAAGAACGACCAATTTCTGACGGGCGAAGCCGGGATCAATGTGATCGTGGAGGGCTTCACCCCGCCGGTGATTGAGATCATGGCGGGGGCACGTGCGCGTGGGTGTCGGTTTGTCATCCTCGCGACCGAGGAGCCGACCGAGAAAGGGTTCAATCACGGCGTCGACCCCGAGATGGTCATGCGTCAGCGGATGTTTCCCGAGGCGGCGCGCTACTGTGAGGGGATCATCCATCTTGTCCCTGGGAAGCGTGTGACTGACTGGTATGGACAGTTCGCGCCAGCAGCCTATACCGAGCTGGGGTTCGCGCGCACATTGGTGCGGCTATCTCCGCAGGAACCGGTTTACGACTTTGGGTTTTTTGGGTCGGTGAGCCGCCGCCGCATGGGCATCCTAAACAAGCTGGCGAAGCGATCCGGACGGAAGGACGCTGTCCGCTATATTGGAGACTTCCCCGATCAGGAGACGCGCGACAGACAGATCAGGGAAGCGCGGGTCGTGGTGCAGCTGCGCAAGGTCGACGCCATGGGTCTTGTCTCATCGTCACGCTGCAACACAGCTTTGTGCGTCGGTCGCCCGGTGATTGCCGAGCCTCACGAGCTGTCGGCGCCTTGGGATCAGATCGTGTCGTTCGCCTCGTCGACTGATCATTTCTACAACTTGGCTGTCATGGCTAGGATGAACTGGCAGTCGCTGTGGTATGATCAGTTCAAGCGCTTCCGCGAAATGCTTCCGGCAGACGCCTGCATTGGCAAGGCTCTGCGCGATATCGGTGTGATGCGATGATGACCACCTTTGACCACATCGTCCATGACCCCCGTTTCATGCCGTATTGGGGGTGGCACGATGACCAGCGCGACGGCGACGGAACTCCCGACTACAGGCCTGCCGCGCAGCAGGTCCGGCAGGAGTTCCTGGACTTTGCTGAGGCGCTGCGCGATCTCGTGCTTGTCAGGCACCCGCTGAAGGTTGGCAGGTCATGTTTGCAGCTTGGGCTTGGTGTCCCCGGCGCGACACACATGCTGTTCTCGGCGATCTTCGATGAGGTTCGCTCTGTCGAGCGCGACCGCGGCACGGTCGATCAGTTCCTACACCGGTTTCCTGATGTCCGTGGTGGGATTATTCACGGCGACACCAACAGCGCGGCCACGTATCAGCTGTGTGCGAGCTTCCCGCCATGGGATATGCTTTTCATCGACGCCGGTCACAGGTACGAGGAGGTCCTTCTCGACCATACCATGTACTCGTCGCTGGTCAGGCCTGGAGGGATCGTCGCATTTCACGACGCCGTCCACAGGCCGCAGTTCGGCGACGGCATCGGCGTGTGGCGCCTGCTCGCCGAGCTGCGCGGGGATGGCTTCGATGTCCAGACGATCGGCGATGAAGTCGGCATCGCATATTACGTGGTGCCGTGATGGCTTGGTTCAATTTCAACACGTTCAATCACTGCCGGCAGGGCCGGATTATCGTCGAGGACATCACCCGCACGATGGGTCTGCAGATGCGGGCGCTCGGCCACCAAGTAATGTGGTCTGATGACCTATTGCCCGTAGTTTCCGGTCCAATTTACAATGTGTTGCTTGAGTCGTTCGCCGACGACCCACAGACCCTGCAGACAATTGCCAAGGCACACGGATACGGCTGCAAGTTCATCTACGTGGCGACCGAGGAACCCAGCGACGCCGGCTTCAACCACGGCCTCGACCCGGCGATGATCGACAGGCAGAACGCCTACGCCGAAGCCATGAAGTACGCTGTCGGAACGCTGCACCTGATCCCCGGCCAGCACGTCACCGACTGGTACGCGCAGTTTGGCCCTGCTGCTTACGCGGAACTCGGATGGGCACCATACCTTGATGCGGATCGGCCGCTGGTCATGCCGAAGTGGGAGCAGCAGCCCGATCACGACGTCGGCTTCTTCGGCAAGATGACGTGGCGTCGTGGCCAGATCCTCGACACCATGGAGGCGATGGGCCTCAAGGTGCTGCGGCTGACCGGACTCGACACACCGCGCGCAGAGCGCGACGCCATCATGCGGCGGGCGAAGGTGATCGTGCAGATCAGGGGCAACGACGAGTGGACGACCGTGTCCTCGACCCGCTGCGTCGCCGCGCTCGCCATGGGCCGCCCGGTGATCGCCGAGTCGCATCCGGCACCCGCGCCGTGGGATCAGTGTGTCTCGTTCTCCAAGTCCATGGACGAGTTTTACGCGGATGTGCGCTTGGTGGCGCAGTACTCACCCGCGCTGCTCGCCCATTACCATCAGATGCAGTACAACGCATTCAGCAAGTGGCTGACACCGGAGCACTGCATCGGCGGCGCGCTGCGTACGCTGGGGGTCGCCTGAACATGCTGACAGCGGCGCACCTGGGCATCGCACCCCACGAGTTCGCGATTGCGTCCCTGCACGGGATTGGGGACACATGTCTGGTCGCCGGCCATATGAAGACGTTCGCCAACACCCACCAGCATCCTGTTGTGATGGCCGTGCGTCAGGGACATCAGGAAGTCGCCTCGATGTTCCCGGGGGTATCGCGCACCGTCATCGTGCCGGAGTACGAGATCGCGCCACTGACCAACACCATCACGGTCGGCGTGCCGCAGCCAGGTAATTTGTTTGTCGCGCACCCGTCCACCGTCCCCGCGCGACTTGATCACTGCGTCGCGCACGGCCGCATGTCGGACGCGGCGATGTACGCACTGATCCTGGGACTCCCGCCGCAGAGCCGCCTCGCGCTGCCCAGCATTCCGTCCGACAAGCGTGAGTTCGCACATGCGCTTGCTTCTGCACTTGGCATATCTCCGGGTCGGACGGCAGTTCTTGTGCCGCATGCGAACTCATGGCCGCCGATCGATAATATCTTCTGGGAGCAATTGCGCGCAAAGCTTCACAGTGTTGGATGGTGGGTGTGGGTGAATGACCCAGGCACGTTGCCGCTGCCTTGTGCGCTGCCGTTTCTTGAGGTTGCCGGATGGGTGATCGGCGCTAACTGCGGCTTCATGCAGATGGCTGTGCAGTCCGGCATTCAATGCCGCAAGACGATTCTATCGCGCGCGATGTATCCGGACGAGCCGCATGGAGAGCGTCATCCGCTGCCGATCACGCGTATATGGCCAGACTACAGCATGTTTCGGAAGGTCGATGGCTACCAGTATGACATAGAGGAGTTCCGCGTGGACGGTCCCACCTCATGGCCAGGAGCGATTGCCGCTGTCACGCAGGGACGCAACGCACATGGCCCAGTGCCTGATCCAGGTCCGCTGTTGTTCATGGATGTGCAGATGTCACCAGGCGAGCTGCTGGACCGTCTGTCCATCATGGAGATCAAGCAGGCGCGGCTGCCATCCAAGGCGCAGCATCTGGCGACCGAGGTCACCAGGCTGGCGCCATTGCGTGAGCACCTTCTGCGCGCTCACCCCGAGATCGTCACGCTCGCGCAGGAACTGCGCAATCTCAACGATCAGGCGTGGACTCTAAACGAGGTGTTGATCACAGACTACCAACACAACGTCGGCGGCCCCGGCTGGCATGTCGTCCAGGACAGCATAGTCGACGGACTGACGCACGTCGAACGGCACGTGAGGACAGCGTACGAGGCTCATCACTGCAACAGGCGGAGGGTCGAGGTCCGCAATGATATTGACGCCCACTGCAGGGCGGGTCATGTGGAGGTGAAGTCTTACAGATGACCAACAACAATGCAGGGCGCATCGCACTTGCACTCCTGTCGATCCCGGCGGTCGGATGCCTCGCTGTCTATCTGACGATCTCTCAGAAGCAGCGGACAGCGCAGGTCCGTCCGGGAGTCGACTACTGCAAGAACGTGGTGGTCGTGCCTAACCCGGAGGTTCCTGGTGCGTGGCGGCCGGTCGTGTTCTCCTCGTGCCCAGGGTCACAACCGTCAGGGAGCGCTGCGCCGTGAGCCCGGTCGCAAGGCTGTTGTTGTCACTCGCCGCTGCAGGCTTCTTTTACACGGCTTTCATGGCTAGCACGCACCACCGCATCGAGCCACCGGGAGATCTGTGCACCGTCAACGGCGTGACATGTCCTTCTCGAAGTGGGAGCGCTGCGCCGTGAGCCGCAACAAGAACCGCCTGACAAACGCGCAGCGGGAAGCGCTGGCGCACGCTGAGATGGTGGAGGCGCAGGCTACCCACCTCGCGACCCCTGTCACCCGCGAGGAGCTGATCAAGCTGCTGCGCGAGATCGCGCACGAGTACGACATGACACGCAGGACACCGCCGCACCCGCCGCAGCAGCTGCTCCGTGACCTGGCCGAAAGGTTGTGCTTCAAATGACCGATGTAGTCGAGCAACTCCGCCGAGACGGGATTGTGGTACTGCCGCGCAGGTTCGAGAACGTCGCAGGCATGGTACGGCATCTCGACACCAAGCCTGTCTACGAGAACCACGTCAGGCAGCGCAAGCCGCCGGTACAGGGTGGACTTGGCAGTCACCCATGGATGTGCCGCGACATGCATGACGTGCTGCGCGCGCCGGGATGGCTGGAAACAGCATTGTCGACCTACGATATCGTCAAGGAGTATCTGGGACGTCCGCCGCTCCTTTACAGCGTCAACGTGTTCTACACAGAGCCGTCACCTCCGCAGCCCAAGGCCGATATTCAGGGGTGGCACAGGGACACCGACGACAGCGCATTCCTCGCGCTGTTCGCCTACCTGACGGACGTCCACCAACCCGAGGATGGCGCGCATGAGTACGTGCTGGGATCACAGGGGGACGCGATCAAGAAAGACAGAGACCATCCTACGGAATCCTCGCGTATCGGCCGGGTCCTTGGTGATGCCGGCAGAATGTTCCTCAGCGATCCGCGCGGGCTGCACAGGGGCCTTGTTCCGGAGCACAGGCGAAGGGCGATAGCGTGGGCGCGATGGGGTGTCAGTGATCCGCCGCCGTCATACGTGTGGGACATGCTAGAGCCCATGCCTGCGGAGTCGCTGGGCTACGGCAGGTATCCGAATGATCAGGAGCTGCGCGACGCGATAAGATTGGTGGTGCGTGCATGACCGATCTGAAAGCTGACATCGAGCAGCGTATGCTGAAGATCCTGGGTGAGGAGATCAGGCTGGTCGCTAGACAGGAATACAACTGCGAGACCTGCGGCGAACCCACCGTGTGGATGGTCAAGCCGGGAACCTTGGAGCGCGCTGTGTCGTGCATCGTTGTCAGCATCGAGGCCGGTGCCGAGCTTGCAGCGAAGAAGGTCGCGCTAGAGATCCTTGCAGAGAAGGATGCCGAGATCGCGCGCCTGAGATCCCGACTGGCGGGCCTGGAGGAATATTCCGACACCTACGGTCCGGGGGTGGAGGTAGTGCCATGATTGTGGAATGCACCGCTGTGTGGCTCACGCTGCAGCTCGCCGCGATCGACGCCGGTGTGAAGCACTACGACCCGGCCGTCTACGGCTACATGTCGGTTGTACTCAACAGGAACGAGCGCACCCGCGCGGAGTACGATCGAGATCATCTGATAGAGCAGTACAAGAAGACCTGCGGAACGCGGTGAGCCAGGAGGCTTGAGCTATGGCGGGACTCAACCTGCATCAGCTTGCTCGCGGCTACATCAACGTAGTCAATCCGGACATTCCCGCCATCCTGCGCAAGAGCGCGGGATACACGATTGATGATGATGGAACGCAGATCCCGGCATACGAAGCGCCGGTCACGGTATCCGCGCAGGTCCAGTCGCTGACCACGCGCGACTTGCGGCAGCTGGAAGCGCTGAATATCCAGAACGCGGGGATTGCCGTCTACTTCAACGGCGTCATTGACGGCGTCCTCCGCGTCAGTCAGAAGGGCGGCGATCTTGTCGAGTTTCCTGCGGTGCTTCCGGACAATCCGGAGCTTGCGGGAACTGTCTGGCTGACTACGAATGTGCTGGAGCAATGGCCGACAGGATGGTGCAAGGTCTCGCTGACCTTGCAGAATGGAAGCTGACATGTCTGTCGAAGGCGGGGATCGGCTCAAGCGTGCTCTGGACCAGATCGCGCAGAAACTGGGATCGGCCAAGAGCGTCAAGGTTGGTTTCCTGGACAAGTCCACCTATCCGGACGGAACGCCGGTCCCGATGGTGGCCGCCATCCAGGAGTTTGGCGCACCGCGCGCTGGAATTCCGCCACGCCCATTCATGCGTCCGACCGCACATCAGAACCGCGATGAATGGGCGCGGGCGCTGCAAGCAGCGCTCGTAGCTAGCGAATGGGACACAAGCAAGGCGCTTGCCATGCTGGGTGAGCATGTGGCTGGCGATATTCGGATGGCGATCTCCAAGCTAGCGTCGCCTCCGCTTTCGCTCGTCACGCTGATGCTGCGCAAGATGAAGGCGGAAACGCCTGGCTTGAAGGTGACGCGCAAGACGGTTGAGATCGCGCGTCAGCGTGTGGCGGCCGGCGAGTCAGTAGCTGGAGCTTCGACCAAGCCCTTGGTCGAAACCGGAAATCTGCTCAGCTCGGTTGAGTACGAAGTCGAGTAAAAAGCTAATTCACATCTCATGACCATTACCGTCGCCCCGACTCAGCGGGACGCGCTCACGGCGCTGCGTGCGCTCGTGCTCAGCGTGATCCCGGGTATTGAATGCATCCGTGGACAGGTCAACCGCGTCCCCGAGCCGCGTTCTCCCGACTTCATCGTGATGTGGCCGATCATGCGCGCCCGCGCGGCGACCAACGTGGTCAGCTACGCGGATTGCCGCTTCACAGCATCGATTGCCGGAACGGTGATGGACGTCACCAATGTCAGTTTCGGGACGATCGAGGCCGGCGCTAAGCTTCTAGGCTCAGGCCTGTCAGGAACGGCAGTGGTTACAGGAACGCTTTCGGGCACAGGAGGCGTGGGCACATACAGTGTGTCTCCCACGCAAACATTGTCTTCGCAAGTGCTCGCTACCGGAGTCATGAATATTGGACAGTCGACCGAGTTGACGGTGCAGCTTGATGTGCATGGTCCTGCATCAGCTGAGAACGCGCAGATCCTGACGACACTCCTGCGCGACGATTATGCAAATCTATTGTTCGCCCGCACGGGATTTCCGGACGTAACCGCGCTGTACACGGACGATCCGCGCCAAGTTCCATTTATCAATGCCGAGTCCCAGTACGAGGACCGCTGGGTTGTTGATTCGCACCTGCACCTCGATGCCGTTGTGCAGGACATCCCGCAAGAGTTCATGGACGAGATCATTGTCACGACTGTTGAGGTCGATGACTCGGACGTGTAGAGACAGCGTGAGGAAAAGGAGTCCAATTCTATGAGCACGATTCCGGCAAGTGAAATCGTCCAGGTAAATCCGGCCGTACTTCCCGCGGGCGGCAGGGCGCTTGATATCAACGGGGTGATCCTCACCCACTCCACCCGTGTTCCGGTCGGAGCTGTTCAGCCATTTGCGACAGCGGATGATGTCTCCGACTACTTCGGAGGTTCCTCGCAGGAGGCGGACCTCGCCGACAACTATTTCAATGGCTTCGAGAACAGCTCGATCAAGCCGGCGCAGGTGTTTTACACACAGTTCAATCCGACCGCTGTCCCCGCCTACCTGCGTGGCGGCACGATCTCGGGCATCACTTTGCAGCAGCTGCAGCTTCTGTCGGGCACTTTGATCCTGACGGTCGACGGCTATTTGCGGACGTCCGCGTCAATCAGCCTTGCTGCCGCGACGTCGTTCTCGTCGGCCGCTGCCCTGATCCAGGCGGGCTTTGTCGGAACCGAGCCGACTGCGGCAACCGTCACCGGATCCATCGGCCCGGGCACCGCATCCCTCAATGGCTATATTGACGGAAACATTTTGACGGCAACGACCGTCACCGGTACCCTGCGTGTCGGCGGATCGGTCGGCGGCTCAGGCGTTGCTGTCGGCACTCGCATCACCGGACAGCTGTCAGGTGTTGATGGTGCTGCTGGCACTTACGCTGTGTCGATCTCGCAGACCGTTCCCGCGACAGCAATGACCCTGACCTTCGGCATCCTGACGGTCGCGTCTGTCGCCTCGGGCTTCGTCGACACTGGGCAGACCGTAACCGGAACCGGCGGAGGTGGTGTGACGGCCGGCACCATAATCACAGCCGGCCTGTCAGGGACGGGCGGAACCGGCACCTATATCGTCGCGCCTTCGGGTACGGTGTCGAGCACGACCCTTGTCCTCAAGGCGACCCCGCTGACCGTGACCTACGACAGCACCAGCAACTCCTTCCTGCTGACCTCGGGTGTCGCGGGCGCCGCCTCGACCGTGACCTTCGCGACAGGGACGCTCGCCGCGTCGATCAACTTCACCCAGGCGGAGGCTGCCGTCCTGTCCCAGGGCGCCAACCCGGCGACCCCCGGCACGTTTATGGACTCGATCACTGACGTCACCCAGAACTGGGCGACCTTCATGACGGCATTCGATCCCGACTCGGGTTCCGGCTTCAACACCCAGAAGCTGCTGTTCGCGCAGTGGACGGCCGAGTCCAACAATCGCTACGCCTATGTGTGCTGGGATCCGGACGAGGGTCCGGCAGCGACCAATCCCGACGTCGCTTCCCTTGGATGGCTGCTCAATCAGTCGAACTCGTCGGGCACCTTCCTGTTCGGGCAGGGGGTTGGGGCCAGCAATGGTGCGGGTGACGCCGTCCCTGTCACCGCGAACTACGCGGCCTTCATCTGCGGGGCGGCTGCCTCCATCAACTTCGAGCAGTTCAACGGCCGCACGACCTTCGCCTTCCGCATTCAGTCCGGCCTGTTCCCGACGGTCACCGACGCGACCAGCGCGAACAACCTGCTGCAGAACGGGTACAACTACTACGGCGCCTACGCTACCGCGAACGACGACTTCATCTGGGTGTACAACGGGCAGATCTCGGGCGAGTTCCTGTGGATGGACTCGTACATCAACCAGATCTGGATGAACAACGCCTTCCAGCTGGCGCTGATGGTTCTGCTCAAGTCGGCGAAGTCGATCCCGTACAACACGGCCGGCTACTCGCTGATCTCGGCTGCGCTTCTCGACCCGATCCTCGCCGCTGTCAACTTCGGCGCGATCAGGCCGGGCATCACCCTGTCCGAGTCGCAGGCGGCGCAGGTCAACAGTCAGGCGGGTGTCAAGATCGACGATATCCTGAACCGGCAGGGCTGGTACCTGCAGGTCCGCGACGCCAGCCCACAGGTCCGGCAGGCCCGCGGCACCCCGCCCTGCACCTTCTGGTATATGGACGGGCAAAGTGTTCAGAGGATAGTCTTGGCGTCCATTGAATTGACTTAAGTGGACTGACAGCGCAGGCTCCTGCTAACCTAAACATTTAGCAGGAGCCTGAGTAATGCCTCGGGAATGGAATAGAATCAGGAATTCGTTGGAGCATGTTTACCGGCAGCAGAAGCGAAATGCGGTCCGCCGCGGGATCGTGTTTCTGCTGTCGTTCGATGAGTGGCTAGAAATTTGGGAAGCTTCCGGTTTCCTGGATATGCGCGGCCGTCGATCGAACGAGTATTGCATGTCCAGGATCGGTGACTGTGGTGCGTATGCAATCGGGAATGTCGTGATCAAAACGAATGGCGACAACCATCGGGAGCGCGCACCAGCGCAGCACACGGAAGCTTTCAAACGCAAAATGAGTCGGCGACTTCGTGGAAATAAGTACGGCAAAGGACAAAAGCTTGGGTTCAGGCACACAGAAGAAAGTCGATTGTGTATTGGTGAGGCGAGTAAGGCTGCTTGGAAAGACCCAGCATATCGGAAAAAGATGCGCAAGCGTGATAGATTGAATTCAAAACGGCTTCAGGGGCATGAAGTCACCCCTGAGACTCGCGAGAAAATTGGAGCGGCGCATATCGGTCGGGAACACTCTGTATCTACTCGCACGAAGATGAGCGCAACGCACAGAAAGCGGCAGTGCATGATCAGGGCCGCGTTGTCCAAGATGCAAGAGGAGTAAGCAATGGCTGGTAGTATCACGTCTGTCAACTCGGTGATCTCTATGTCGGTCACCAACCTGTTCGCGGCGCCGCAGGTTCTGCAGGGCTACTCCGCGGACGACATCTTCACTAACGAGGCGATCGACGCGGCCGAGACGATGATGGGCCTCGACAGCAAGCTGGCAGCGGGATTCGTTCCGTCGGCCGTTACCCAGAACTACGTTCTGATGGCGAACAGCCCGTCCCTTCCCTTCTTCGACGAGTGGTACCGCGCAATGAAGGAGACGAAAGATGTGTTCTTCGCGCAGGCCGTTATCGTGCTGCCCTCGGTGTTCATGAAGTACACGATGATCAACGGTGTGCTGCGCAACTACCCTCCACTGCCTAACGCCTCGCGCACCCTGCGCCCGCGCACCTTCACCATTGTCTGGGAATCCGCCGATCCGCAGGTGATCGCGGCAGGGGCTGCGTGATCTCATGCGCAAGGCCGAGATCGTACAGATCGACGAGGGGTCGCGGGAGACGAACCGCGACTTCGGAAAGAAGTTCCTCCTCACCGA